AAACATCCAGGACATGCTGGCCGCTACCATACGTTGTCGAGCTCTGTCCGAGCGCGATCCAAGTTGGGACCGACAGAAGGTGGGGTAATACCGTGGACAGTGGTATCCAGTTCCGCAAGCCGCTCCCGTTCTCCCTTCAACAAGTCCGGAGCTACTTTCTTAGCGGAGACCTCCTCAAGAGAACCACTGTCATTCTTACCCTACTGGAAGTGGGGTACGCCCCGAGCCAAGCTTTACGCCTCCTGCAGGCCTTCGACGAGAGCCTGACCCAAGAGGAGTGGGATGATATGGTCTGTGACGCATTCTACTTGGACAACCTCTCCCCGCGCCCGCGCCTCGGGGTAAGTCAAGAACCGGCTCGTAAATCTGGTTGAGAAATTGCTGGGATTCGGGTACGAAGTCCCATGGTAGTATCGGCCGTAGTCACCTGGTGGCAAATAGAAGAGGGATTCCTACCCACCTTTGGGAAACCGGACAGATCTCCGGTCATCCTGTTAGGTGAGAATGGGGATGCCATCATCGAGGTTGTCAGCCGAACTATGGTGATACTCCCACTATCTGCTACGAATCGAGCATCCTTTACACCCGCCAGGGTCAACTACCAACTCACGGAGATGCTGGGATGCGCGATGCGCCAAGTCTAAGAGCATGGTACCTGGTGTATTCAACTGCGTCATCCGGTACTCTAAGGAAGACGTTCTCCTAGGGGTTGCGTACTCCCAGGTCTTCATCGCTGCTGACTTCCAACCGGATATAAGCCACACCGGGCAACCCAAGTACTATGTTCTAGATCACTGGGAATGTGTTGAAAAGGGTCTCCCAAGAGAGATTAGGCTTGGCCCATTGTCACGCTACGAACGCCCTTGGGTGATCTGATGAAATGCCCCGAACATCCCGAACACGAGTGTCGCGACGAGTACTACACGGTCTTCTGCTTGCTCTGTCTCAAGCACTACCCCAAGTGCTTGGCCACCTACTATATGGATCCTTGTGATCTACCAAAAGATCACAAGGATCCACATCAGTCTCGGAGGGGTCAGAGGTGGACCGTCAACGATGACGGCTCCTACAACCGGCTAGGGCCGCCCTAGGTGGGGTTGCTGTCCAGGTACTCCAACCAGTGCTTGATCCCGCACTTGAGGTACCTTTCCAGGGCATGAAGCCCCTCTTCAGCAGCATGAGTGTCCCAGAGTAGACTGGACCCTACCCGAGCGATGTCAGCGGCATTGTCGACTTCGGCATGCCATCGTTCCGGTGTCCACTCGATAGCACTGGACACCACGCTAGGTACTCCCTCTGCAACAGCATCAGCGGTCACGATATTGAAGGTCTCCGTGAAGGAAACCTGCATACAGAGATCCATGTGCGCTACGGTTGCTCTGAACTGGCTCCACTCCGCCCACGGACTCTCGATGAGCTTGGCCCACGACAACCGGTCGAACATTGCCTTCAACGACGAGATCACTGACGACTTCTTCGGAAGGTTCTCCTCACGTCCGGCGTTCACATAGAACTCCAAGTCGGACCCGCGCCGCTCGGCCATCATCAGGGCAGCAGCCGCGGCCGTCGTGTGATTCTTGAGTAGTCGATGGGCCCCGAAGCTAGAGACTCTCAGGACTCGATGGTCATGGCTCTCGTCCCGCTTCCGGCGAACACGCTCAACATCATAGAGGTTCGGCAAGTAGACCACCCGGCTCTTGTAGGTCTGCTCAAGGAACTCCCTCAATCGATGGGTATTGGCCGAGACCGAAAGATTGAGCTGCAACTCCTGCATGAATAGAAGGTCGCGCAGGATTTTGATGGCATTCGGCTCGACCTGCAGGAACCCAATCTGGCTGTGACACCGGACGATGAAGTGGGTATTAGGGAATGCTTGGCAAAGCTCTGCTTGGTCTTCCGCTGAGATCCATAATGCTTGAATCACAGCATGGGTGGGGTTGTGCTTGGTAAGCTCCTTCTTGACATCTTCTAGGTGCATGACTGCACTCAGGTCAGCGCATATGCCGGCTTTACGCAGACACTTGACGGTCATGAGGGCATTGATACCCAAACCCCGGTGACAACGGCCGTAACCTTCGTACCCGTAGTCCCCATAGTCGTCGTAGTCCTTGAAGTCTCGGTAGAAGACTATTACATGCGCGCGTTTCTTGTCTGGATCATGGTAGTGCATTTGGGGTCCTCGGTTCAACCCAAGTACACCGAATGCACTAGGATACTTAGGTTTATGACACTGTTGTCATAAACCTATCTTCAGATGACCTACTTCCTGTCGTAACGGCTCACGCGCGGGGTTGGTTCAGTAGTTGGCAGCTCTGCCATGGCTTCCACTAAGAAGCGCGGCAGCTTCAGGTAGTCCACCCTACTGTGGTCTAGAACAACCAGGCCCGGATGGTTCATCAGCGGTATGTTTGCGCAGACCAAGCCCATCTCGACAGAGTCAACCAATGGGGTCCCGCCAGCTCCGCTACTCACTCCCCCCTTGGGTCCCCTTCGACTTCAAGGTCCCGTAGATGTTGAGGCTGGACCACCTAGCCTTCAACGCCCGAGCCCACTTGACCGTCATCTGGACATGGTCGGCGATCCTCGATTCAAGCGAGGGGCTCGAACCAGTGCGGACACTCAACTTGAAGAGGGGTACCTTCAGAAGTCCCTCCCCAACCACTTTGAAGTCCTTCTCGAAGTCCCCGATCATCACCAAAGCACTTCCGCCAGAGCCCACATTGATAGTAGGCTCCGTTCCGCGCGCCAACCATAGCCAGTGAATAGGGGTCTCAACCTGATGCATCCCTCATGCTCCAACAACGATGTAGTACCCCGGAGCCGTCACGCGGTACTTGTTACCCTCACGTACGATGACAGCAGGCGCACCCGTGAAGAACTCAACTGCGTCCGACAAGTCCTGCTTGGTGATCCCAAGCTCGACCAGATCCATCGGGTCAACCAGCGCGTTGATGGGTTTCTTCCAGTTGTCCTTCGGAGAAACCAGGTTGAACATCGGCATGTACTTGATGTTCTCGGGCGTCCTGTTCTCGGTCTCGGGGGTGGTCGGAGTGGTCATACTAGGTATTACGCGCCAGCCTCCCAGGAACTCAACAAGGAATCACCAGACCGCTTCGCTTTCGATCAGGACGTACGGGGTACCCTCTGAAAGACCAATCTTCTCCTCGATAGCCTCATCGGCCTGAACAATCTTGACGTCGTCCGCCGGGTACTGCTCTGAGTCTGAGTGGACCAAGTAGAACACGTCCAGGTTACCACCCGTGGCTCGCAAGTCCTGAAGCTTCTTGATGAATGTGTCTAGATCCATGGATCACTTGGCCTTCTTTTTGGTCGGTTTAACCTCAACCGGCTTCTTGGGTTTCCGCTCTCGACGCTCGAACTTATTTCGCTTGGGCTTGAACCTGACCCCATAGAGGTTGGCCGGTTCCTGATCCATCTTCATGATAATTTTGCGCAACCGTAGATGAGCCTCTCGAAGGGTCAGAGCCATAACGAACAGCTTGGGATGTCCCCACCGGCCAACACCGAGGCTCCAAGCGAGAACGCTTTCCTGGTTCGGATCAGTCAGCTTGGGATTGAGCCGGTGGTTCTTCCACTGGCCCCTATGGATCAGCACTCGAACAACACTGTGCTCAATGAGCACCCCAGGTTGACCGTACGACTCCAACGCCTTGTCGATGTCCCATTTCATGATTACCTAGGTCTCCTACAACGGGTCTTTGCCCACGAGCCCATCCAGCCACCCTCACTCTTGAACGGCCTGAATCGTCTCTCAAGTCGGGTCATTTCCTTGAGGTTGGAAGCACAAATACAGGGCCAAATGTCGAAGTAGATGACATCGTAGGTGGACCCTTTAATGGGCTTCCACTTGAAGATATCGCCTTGGGTTACAGTTAGGCGTGGGTCTCTGAAATGAGGACCCACCAAGTCAATCACCTCTTGATGTTTCTCAATGACCGTGATGCTCTTCACACCCTCCTTGGCAAGCAGGGGGACCAAGATGAAGCCGATGCCAAGCCCGGCGATGAGGACGTCACCACGAGCCTGGTAGACCACCTCGCGGTTGGTCGAGTACTCCAAGTAGGTGTCGCTCATGACGGTCTGCCCATTGATGATCAGCCGGCAGTAGTCTCCCGTGGGCGTAGCCTGCTCACGACCCCTAGTAGCCGCCTCTCTGAGTAGCATGGAGTGGAACTCAGACTCCCCAATGTGAAAGTGACTAACCTCAACCCTGCCACGTTGACCGGGAGGGATGTATTTAACCATGGGTTCGAAGGTCATGATCAGTACTACGCGCGAGAGGGTGTAGATCTCAACCGGAAGTTTCACTAGATGGCGGCGGACGCTTACATATACAAGCACACTCTTCTTCGTGCTCGTTTGGGTCTGGATGCTCTTGCCTAAACTCGAATGGACACGTGCAGTAGCTGCTGTGCTCTTCATAGCCTTTACTGTACTTGGGTGGTTCCATAGGCTCTAGTCTTTTTCAGCAGGTATAGAAATCAGTCGATAAGCCTCGACGCAAGCCGGGCAGGAATGTCCTAGGTGGCGCTCAGTGATCTTGACGTTGACGTCCCAACCACCAATGGCGCCCCGCTCATGTCCAAAGGGCTTCACCCGGCCGCATAGGCTAGGGGTGTCGATGCCACCACTGAGGTAGAGCGTGTTGTTGACCTTCCGGATATACCAGCGGGCATTGACACCTGCGACAACTGGCTCACAGAAGGCATACTCAGGGACCTCACCTGGGGCATAGGTCCCGGGTTGGACATGGGCAGGACTCTGTTGAGGCCTGCGAAGACAACCGAACCTCCACATTACTTACTCACCGTAATGACGCAGACTTTGGTCAGATTGTTGTAGCGGATGTTGTGAGTACCCGTGGGAGCATCTTGCTTGTTGATCTGGCGACCAGCTTGGCCACCGAAGACATCAGCAATCGTGAAGTCCTTGTTGGCATCCCAGTCAGCCTTCACTTCTTTGGCTGACTTGTAGTCGCGTCCGTAGGAGGGGGTCAGGGTCATTGGATCATTGTCCTTTCACAGAATATTACGCGGGAGGGGGTCTAGATCTCAACCAAAAGCTATGATTACGCAACTTTTTTCATGAGTTCCAGTACATCACGTGCTTCCCCGACAACCCAGCGTACCCCGGTATCCGTAGTACTCTTGGAATACTGCTCCAGGGTGAGGACACACTCGCGCGCCTCGCTCTGGTAACGTTGCTTGGATGCCTCAGTAACAGCTAACCTGTTCAGCTTGTACAGCATGACCAGCCGGGTCATAACCTCAAGAGCTCTTTTCAGAGCAATACTCTCAAGGGTTGGAGACATGACTGGATTTATTGAGTCCACCATACTCATTATTACGCGCTAGGTTTCAAATTCTCAACCAGAATTTGTATTTCCAAGTTGTCCTTGGGTACCCCGTAGTAGCTCTTGTCTCGCCGAAGAGCGGATTCTAGGCGCTCGGCCCGCCATACAACGTACTTATTGACCAGCTTTTCCCACTGCCTAGGAGAGAACGGGGTCGGGTAGCGCTCCTCGTTCATCCATTTCACGAGCTGGGCGCAGAGGTCGCTGCGGAACTTGCTCCTGAACTTCTTGGTCTTGAGTAGCTGGATGCACGCGAGTCTATCCGCCGGAGAACCACCCCGAGACAAGAGTCGTTGCCATTTTTCAGGCCACTCTGGGTTACCCCCGAGGCCCCAGAAGTGCTTCCACTTGATAAAGCTCCTGCAGTACTCCTTGGTCGAGAGCCACTCTGGGAGCTCAATCTCGTGGAGCTCCCACCAAGTTGTACTCAGATCAACTGGACCCACAGAAGGGTCGAAAGGCGTACCATCCTTGAGGTACAACACTGATCGGGTAACAAGGGGCATGAGAAGTTAGGCGAGCGGCCCGCCAGCTTAGAAAAATGGAGGTTAAACTAAGCCAGACGGGCCGCTCTTTACCATCGGCAACACAATCTCGTAGCTAGTCAAATTATTGCTGCGAGATTCGAGGGGCTGGATTCTGCCTCCTTATCGCCTACCTGACGGGCGATTATGCCAGAGTTCAAAGGTGCTTGGTGGTCAGTACCGACGTCACCGGGGCGAACCCCTCGGTCATACCATCCTACGCAGCCAAGCCTACGAGACCTCCGGTCACAGGTGTTTTTTCCGGGTGGCCTGCCCGGTTCCGTTCGTCAGGGACAACCTGACTAGCTCGCGGCCAACCGAGCTGGGGTGCATTAGGTTTGATAGTTAATCTCACGGAATGCCTACATATCGAGAGGCTCCAATGAAGCAAGCCTTGCACATTACACCGGCATCATACCCAAAAGCTTCAGTATGCCCGTGTTTAGCACAATCGGTCATGAGAGGCTTTGGAAATCTCTCCTCGAAGTCATGTCGTAGCTGGCTGAACCGGCCACCTACGACCAGGGCTTGTCGCTCGCTCGCACACTCGGAAGCGAACTTGTCCGCTGCCTCCTTGGTGGGGAAAATGGTACGGGTCACCAGGGTGTACTCACCGGGAGTACCGTCCTCTTTCCGGTCTTCTCTGCAGACCACGATGTACTCAATGCCTGGAATGTCCATGTTACTCCTCGTTCTCTGGGTCATCTTCTCCGAATCCCCGGTCACCCTTGATACCGGCAGCCCGAAGCGCAAGGAGTATCCTTCGCGCCTTGCTCTCATCCAACCAATGAAAGTTCAGGTTGATCTGAGAACTGTGATTCACGATGTTACCCTTGAAGTCAGGGAAATCAAGGCTCAAACTCTTGAGGACTTTTTGGTGAGCGCTCCGCGCCTTACCCATTTCCCGTTCACGCTTAGCTTGGGCGACGATAGCCTCCCGACGCTCCTTGACGCTGGAGACCACTTTCTGGACCAGATCCTTGGTATCAGCCTTGAACCGCTTGGCATGGCAAAGGCAACCTCGACCCATGTGGACTGATCGGAAGTCCACTTCAAGCTTACCTGTAGGTTGACGACTGAAACCAGATTCCCCATTTGGCTCACGCACGCTAGCAATGTCGTAAGTATACTCAGGAATCTTGATCCCATCGGTACAATCATTCAGCTCAGCCTTGATCCCAATCGCGGCCAGCCCAACTAAAATCTGATTGTTGAGCTCGTTAGCCTGTTGTTCGAGTTCGGGTTTGCTGTACTTGGACATGATACTCTGTATTACGCGCGAGAGACAACTTTCTCAACAAGAAAAATGTTAGGTTAGATGGTGGTCCGAGCTACAACGTACTTGTAAATGTCAGCTCCGCAGCAACCTGAGTACTTGGTCAAGTACTCTTGGGCCTCTTCCAGACTGATGGGGTGCTCCGCCAACCGTTCCTCATAGAGGCTCGCGAGTACTTCTTGGGTGGCCCAGATGTAGTCTCGGCTGTCATCGTACATGTACACGCCTTCGTGGTAGACCACTCGTCCGTCTTCCAACTCAATCTTGGTGACAGACACGTTCTGGCTGTAATCGTTCTTGAAGTTACCCACTGAGGTTCGTGTACCCTTGGGGGTAGCAAGAGAGTCACTTCTGATCAGACCTTCGAGTGGTGCTCGCGCAGCCTTCTCGGCAGCCTCTAGAGCTTCCTTGGCAGCTCGCGCAGCGGTTTCCTTGGCCGAGATCTTGGCAGCCTCTCTACTAGCTAGGTCCGTGGCTTCTTCTTCGGTTGCATCACGGTACCACGAAGTAGTGTAGTAACCCTCATCCATGGGTAGTCCAAATGACAATCCGTCTTCGTTACAGTAGCCGGTTTCGTACCCTACAACCACAACGGGGATACGGACACCTTGGCTTTTGAGGTAGCGAACTCGACCTACCTCATCACCCTCATCACCCTCGCGCGAAGAACTGTACTTGCCCTCTTGGACGCCCTCTTTCTTGCCGCTTCTACGACTGCGACGAGTCGAGGTACCTCGGGTTGAAGTACGAGCCCTAGGGGCCGCTTTGGGTGCTGGACTCTGAGCTTGGCTCGATGTAGCGATCTTGGCAAAACAGAAACCATCGGCCTTGTTCTTCCAAACGATGGCCCCTACGACCTCTTGTTTGGTTTCTCCTGACTTCTTGGTCACTGTAACCGTAGTACCAGGAACTAGATTGACTCCAGAGAGACCCCAGGTTTCGTCCTTCAGTTTCTTGTAACCGATTTCGTTTGCCATATCACGTATTACGCGCGAGGTGCTCAGATCTCAACCTTAAATCAGACTTCTGGTGTACTTTGAGTATGCCAAGCCCTCGGCCAATCACCTGGTGGCAGCTGCAAGACCAAGAACTCCCAATGTTCTCCAAATTGGTAGGTGAGCCAGTCTGGATCATTGGCGAAGATGGCGAGAGCATCCTGGAAGTTATGCGCGCGTCCCACGTCATCACTCCACTTTTCTCGGTTCAAGAAGAGGTAGGAGAGGACTACCCAAACATCCTCGAACAGATCCAATCTCGTCTTGAGGCCCTCGTCTTGTGTGGGTCTCAGGAGGGTCTCGAAAGCCACCTTTACGGGGTAATCAGGACACACGCAATTCGAGATACTTTGACCTTGGTTACTGTGGGTCTAGCCTTCTCAAACCATTTACTTGAACCATATTTCAGAGAACGTTTCGACCAGGGATATCGTCGGTTGCGAGCCGTAGACTGCAGATTGTGGAGCTTACCCATCTATGAAGGCCCACCTCCGCCCCCGGAACCGCCCATCAAGCGGATCTCGCGCTACGAGCGCAAACCCGTGATCTAGTCAGTCGGGTGGGAGTCGATTAGTACAAGTTTCGGTGTATCCGTCGAGATGCCCGACGAAGACCTTGAATCTATGCGCGAGCGCAGCGGGGAAATACAATACAACAGCCGGTTGGTAGGATTCCTCTACGACCTCATGAGGGATTACCTACCGCCGGGAGTAGTGGAGAAAATGTTGGACCACCAGGCCAACCCTGACATCATCTACACGAATGGCTGGCTCGCGCAGTATGCCAACGATGTTGCCCAAAGGCTGGTGAAGCCATGACCATCGAAGACAATGCCCGAACCCCTCACGAAGACAAGCGATCTGGAATCTCCCTGACCGAGGAGGAACTCCAGAAGCGTATCGACCAGCGCCACCTCAAGATCTTCGAGCTGGCCAGTACAATCCAGAAGGAACTCGACAACTTACAGGATGATTGGGGTGCTCGAATCTTCCATGCTCTGAACTTCGAGGAGGGGACAGAACCGACCCCCGAAGCTCTCAAAGCCCTTTGGAACGTGGTCATCCAGTGGCGCGACAAGTACAAGGTCAACGACCCAGATGACCTTGTCGTGGTTGAGCCAACCAATGAGAGTCTCCCAAAGCTCGCGTACGCACTCCTCAATATCACCGGCTGCTGGGAGCCACCCGAGGAACCTGCCGCGTGACCGTTAGGATCATGCCAGTCATCTACGTCCTTTTCGACGTGTTCGGTAACTTCCTGCGCGCGAGGGCTCAACCACCCCTAAAACGCTATACCAATCAAGTAGTTAGGCTGTATGTCCCACCACCGGAGACCTGCCTGACATGCGCTAACCGAGGGAATGTCTGTGAGGTACCTTATTGCAAATACTGGGGAAAGACGATAACGGGCTACGACGGAACCCAGTTTTGCTCGTATCACTTGGAGAATGACCCAATTGGAAACACCGACGGAAAACCTGAAGAGCCTCGAAGCCCGAATCAAAGCCATCCTTGAAACCTTCAGCAAGGTCCTAGTGTCCCCCGAGGACCTAAGCTACGACCATCCATTCTTCTGGTATGAGGCTCCTTACGATCTGGGGGAGGTCATGGGGGAACTGGACTCAGCCGTCCAGAACCTGGAAAACAGCCTACAGATGATCGCCGAGCGCGAGCATGAGACCCCTGGGTTGTAGCATCAGGTCAGGTAGTGTAGTACTTGGACTCGATGCCAGCCAAGTACTCAGTCTTCTCGATCCGGCATAAGGACGTCGCTGAATGGTACCCCATCGGAATATCCATGTGGTGTCCAGAGTTAGCCTGGGTTCAAGTACGCATCGTCAGCGAAGCCGAGCTCCCCAGTGGACTACCCAAGGATGACTACCCACTTATCGAAGCCCTGAAGGATGACCTGTACCAGTACCAGTCAGCCGGGTACCTGGCGAAACTGAACCTGAGGAACTCGATGGATGAGTTCTGGGCGCTCATGCGGAACTCGATGGCCTCTCGATTTCGCTTATCCCAAGAATTTATGGTATTGAGGATCCCCTTGGAAGATGAGATGCTCGACTTGTACCACAAGATTGTGGCCCCTATCATTGACCCATCCGATTGGGTTCCGGACTCCATGGTAACCAAGTGACAGTTTGCAACAGCTGCAAGTACCACCCTTGGGGCTCACCTGAGGCCATTAGCCCTAAGTGGGTTGGAACTTGCGGTAAGGGAATCAAGGTAAGCTGCCACACCCACGTGATGTTCGATGCTTACTTGATTCTCACCCCAGATGGTACAATCGAGGACTGTCCAATGTACGAAGAGATAGTCGACCCTCCACCTCCCGTAGTGAATCGGTACACGAAGATCATGGGGCGGGGTATCATCTGAAGTGTCCCGTCGAGTCCACAACTGCAACCTGTGCACTCACTGTCCAAAAACGGACTCGCGCGGTACGGACTATGAGCGATGGTTGGGGGATTGTTCCCAAGGGATGTCTGTCGGGGGTCAGTACAATGGGGCCAAGCTGATCTTGTACCCGCTAGGGGGGGCCGCCTTGCCCCAAGTTCAAGCACGTGACTCGCTACGACAAGGTGCTCGCGCGAGACATCATCTGATCTCCACACTCTCCTGACGAGTTGGTCTTGATTCCATCAAGAACAGCGTGCGAGCATCGGCGGCCGAGATCCATCGACCACGATTATCCCACATCAGTTTGAAGATCCCGGCCTTGACCTCATCTTCTCGTCGGACCGACACCTTCAGCCCCAAACCCCGGAGCCCCTCGAACCTTCTGACAAGCTCGTGGGTCGCCCCCTCCTGATTCAACTCACCCTCCAAAAGGATAAGCCCGAGCCACTGGCTACCACGAGAGAATGAGCAATATGTAAGTACCTTTGGACTCTCCATTGCCAATCCAGATTACCCTGGATTGACTCCGGTGTAAATGCCTGAATTATCGCCACATCGTGTGCTTGGCTGACACCACGTTAAAGTAGTGACCACAAATCTGCAGCCCAATGGCCAAGCTCAAGCACACGAGACAAGCGCTACCCTCGGTCACAATGACTGGTCAGACGGGTAGATCTCGAACTTTACTGTGAAGAGGGGTCGCTCAGTTCCTGGCCAGCAGAAGTCGAGCTTACCACGGAGCCGTCGAGCAGACTGGCTCTGCCCGTTGGTACCCTCAATTCTAATCGCGGGCGGTGACCGATGCTTCTTCACCGCTCGTACTGCTGGGCCCTTGGTGACGACAATGGCGTTCTCCGTATTCAGGTTGTGATGGTTCTTCGTGAACCAGTGCACGGGCTTCGTGTCTCCTGGCCTGAGCTGATAGAAACCAACCTTCTCGCGCCGGATGAACCCCTTCTTGGCGCTGGTGCTCAGGATGTTGCAAACGTAGTGGAGAGGATCTCGGATAGATCCTGGTATGCAACCCATCCCCTGCAACCCTGTAGCAATGTCCTTGGCCTTCGTGGTCCCACCAGAGAGGATGATTCGGATGGCGTCTAGTACGCAAGGATGTCCGTTGTACATCCTCGGGAACCCCTTTCCCCGCCCGTATACTCTATGTCTGGTGTTAGTCTCGGTGATCTCTTTACTTTGCATGTACTTTCCTCGTCTTTCAGTGACGTCCTCACCGAAAGTATGAGAGGTACAAGTAGTTGTCAACTCCTATTATCCAAAAGCCTCTGGATACTCGCGACAGTCTGAATCATCCTCGCCCGCGCCACGGTGTTGGCCGAGTGGACGATCATCTCCTCCGGCGGACGGTACTCGGAATTCCTGGCCACTTCCGCCTCGATGTATTGGAGGACCTCGTATCCGGTCCCGGCATCCTCTCCCAGGTCATGGTCAAGAGAGATGACCTCGAAGTGATCCGCGCGGAGCGCCTTGATGGCATCCAGGGATGTCTTCACCCAGACCCAATCGGGTCCCGGAGGGTTTCGTACGTCGTCGAGCCAAAGATATCTCATGGTGTCCAGCAGAGTATCCCCTGATATTCTGCAAGAGTACTACCACGAATACGTTACTCGTGCATCCCCAGGACGAGTTCGAGGCTTATCTTCCCAAAGGTGGGTCCAGACCAATTAAGCCTATTGAGAGCTATCCGGGCTGCTCGGTCAGGTCGAACCCGACCGTCAACGAAGACTGCTTGAATAAGAGCGCCGTTGATCACTGCCATTTGTACGGTAATCCGGAGAGAGTCGATACCGATCTCCTTTGCGATACTCTCAATTAGCTCGGGGTTCTCTTGCACCGTGATGACCACATCCCCTTGTGCCCGTGCTTTCTCAGCTCGAACCAACAAGGAATCTTTGGCTCGCTGAAGTTCAAGCTCGGCCTGAGCTAACAAGTAGCCTTCAGGTGGGGGTGGTACCGTAGGTGTTGACGATACCATAACCTCAGCAAGGCGTACGGATGAGTGTTCGTTCTGTTCATTTATATTCTGGGTTTGACTGTCCATGCCCATTATTACGCGCCACCGGTACCCGATCTCAACATCTTTTTTCTTGACAAATCGATTTGTGTCACACCTTAATCCCAGGTATTACCCTGTAAAGTATGCTTCAGTGTCTGGGAATCCATACTAGGGGAGACGATTATGGTTGAAGAAAGTAGGTCTTGAGCGACAAATCAGCGCTATGCCAACCATCGGGTCGGAGGGTTTCATGCGTGCAGAGCATGAAGTGGTGATCCTTCACCTCGGAGTGATGCAGGTACGGCCAGCAGCAATTACCGTTGTAACACGAGAACTTACCGGATGAGACAACCGGTGACCTGTTCTGGAACGTCACATGTGGCGTGCAAGACACCAGGAGGAGGGCCAGGAGGTACTGTTTCACCGCCGGCTACTAGTACCGTAAAGTTCCAGACAGTGCACGAACTTTCCGGTAAGATCTTGATACTTGCAAATTCATTGGGTATTGAGCTAAGGTGTGGGGTAATGATCAGTGATTGCTGCGCCAATGTCCCTCTCCGTCACTGTGACTGTGACGTTGACAGTGTTGTAACCAGAATACCCAAGCCCATGCCTGAACAAGAAGTCGAAGAGCTACTGACCAACCTAGCCAACCTTGCCCGCAAGGGGTGTCAGCGACTCCTAGGACGCGACTTCACCGATGATGAGAAGGTTAACCTGTCGCGCGGGTACGAAGCTTTGGAGGGGGCGATCCGAGACATCCTCCTTGGGAAGCCGGTCGCTCTCACTGCCACTGAGACGGACTCCCCCAAGGACCAAGCTTGACGGTGGACCCCCAATCTAGCACCCAGCTGTATCCAGGATTGCGAGTAGGCTCCGTTGAACTCGTCACCGAGGTGGAACCTCGTGACTCTATCGAGGGCTCTCAGCACTATCGACAATGGGAAGTCCTCTGCGACTGTGGAGGCCGCGCCTACCGCACAGTGGCTAATCTGGTCCGTGCAATCAAGCTCGACCAAGATACTTGCTGTGAGAGATGTCTGCAGGAACTACGTCGAGGGCTCTATGCCCAACACGTCGAGAGTAGCATCCAAGCTGGGCGGTCCCGTACCTCGCTACTCGCTAAGTGGTTCAAAAAGACCGGAAGTCTCTACCCAGGTCACTACTACGAGAGGATCAACTATGAGTCTACCCTCGACCTCGATACCTTTCAGGTTGATTCGTTCTCACTGCCCTGTTGCACCTATGAAACGGAACCAGGTAGCGTCAACCCAGATTACCCACAGCAAGATCAGTGGCTTGTCCAGCTAAAGGGCGTTGCCGGATGGATCTGTTACCACTGTGAGACCCCATTCACGAAGGGCTGTGGTTGCGTCCGCTGCCTTACCCGCATCTGCGAATCCTGCAAGAACACCGGAGCCCATTGCTGCCCTACCAATTGGATGGGTACCTGGAAGAATGAAACCAAAGACCCAGGACTCCTCGACCGTAGAATCAAACTGCTGAAGCTGAAGTCCCTCAAACTCACCACCAAGAAGGATATTGAGGAGGCCAAGAAAGCCTACCGAGATAGCTACCTCCAATGGAAGTGGGAACAACAGCAAGAGGTGATCCGAGAACTCAAAGCCCACGCAGAACAACAGAAGAGGGCCGCGCTGGAGAGGCGAAGAGCTGAGTTACTGGCAAAAGCCAAGAGGAGGGCCGAAAAGGAAGAGGCCGGGATAGCTCGTAGGCTTGCTAGGGCTAAAGAAAAAGAGATCAGCAAAGAAGAAAAACGTAGACTTGACCGAGAAAAAGTGCGTAAGGGGATGCACGTGAAGTCGCTTCCCACTCGTCGCCGGCTACTCGCACCAGAATTCTGGGGTGACCCATGACCACCCCCCTACGATACTCGGACAATAGTCGAGATGCTTGCAGCCCTGGTGTTTGGGAATGGACCCGAACCGTGATCAAGAACCGGAAAGTCTAAGTCACAACCATAGCCTTCACGTTCCTCCAGCCTAACTCAAAGTCCTCCCACCTCTTCCCAGCGAGTACCCTGATAGCCTCTAAGAAAACTTGATACTTTTCGTCTACCCCTATAAGTAGCCCCGCATGTATCTCTCCATGACAATTATGGCAGCAAATAACACACTTCTGAATCTCAGGGAGCAACTCCTCAAGCCTCTTTTGGAAATGCTTGATAGCTAACGAAGAGGACTTGCTGGAAGCATCGATGTGATGAAACACTAAGTTGTTCGAGCACCGGTTATACCCACAGAACAAGCACCTACTCCCAACCAACGAAACAACAAATGCTTTTCGATACCCGCGTATGATATCTAACGGGTTCTTACCAAAGCGTCTCGTCTCCCGATCGTACCATCTTTCTTTCATGCCGGATGGGTGCTATTACACCTAACTCAGGGCAGAAATCCGGAACTCCTCGGCTTGATGTAACACAATAAAGTAGCCACAGCATAATATGGAACCGCATCAAGTAGGAACTCCTCTGAAATCAGTCAGCCTCACGGGTACCGTCTTCCCATGGGACGGTTCCCAACCCCACTACCTGAGAATGCCTGAGTCCAACTACTTGTACCTGCCTTGCTTCACCGACGTCGACAAGCTCAGGGACATGATGGATCGGCTGCATATCCAGAGATACGTAATCAAGCAGGTTGACGATGGCCCGGAGTTCTTGACCAGCTTCGACGTCCCAAAGGCAGAGCATATTAGGGTGATCCTCGACCCCCACTTCATTGGGGAAGGCAAGATACGCTTCACCCAGGTCATTCCTAACGCCTCATGAGGTTTTACCCTGTGGAAAAGGAAAAGGCCAGTCCCCGGCTTTTACCGGACTTCTGGCCTTATATCCCCACCGAACACGGAAGCTTGACACCTCACCAGGGTGAAGGTTCGAACAACAACCCCTGGACTATCGACCGCTAAGCCGTCGGCTAATGACTCCCTACACCAGAAAAGGAATGAAGTTCAAGATTTAGATCAGACATTATCATCAGTCCGAATTAGACTACTGATAATCATGTCCTAATTATAGGAATTCATTCGAAAATCTTTGGTAGAGACCCTGGACACCCGCCAAAAACCGGCCCAAGATGTACTTCAAGGAGGCTCCCCATGCAAAGGAAGCTAAAAAAGATAGAAGTACCCATGACTTATGTGAACACTAGGGTTACACGTGACATCAACATGATGGCCAAGACCCTAGCCAACTCCAGTCAGCAGACCTTGTCCGAATTCCTGGCCACTGTCCTGACTAGCGAGATTGATCGACTCTGGCGCAACCAACCACCCCCAGAGGACAACGGTACTCTACGGACCATTGTACGGGAAGAGATCGCCCGTACCTTTGGTTAAGCCCCACAAACCTCGGGCGATATCGCCCGAGGTTAGGCCCATGGGGTGGAAATCCAACGTGGGCTTGCTTACCGAGTAGGTCAGTCTGTCTTTCCTGTACCACTGCAACTTGGACAAGCCCCACCAATAGTCGTGCAGGATCTCTCGCCTCCAACTCTACCTGTACCCCCGCAAGTAGTGCAGGTGTTATCCGGAGGTGCTGGCTCTCTCACCGGCTCCGGATCTGGCTCAGGATCTGGGTACCTCGTATGACGAGCTTCAAGCGTCTGGTCACTGTCACGACACAACGGGGTCCCAGAGGATATATCGTTCAACAACGATCCTAGTCTTCCAAACAAATCTCTACCTCCTGCCGGAGTATGCCCCCAATTGAAACGCCCATCCAGATTAATACTTGTCAATATCACTTTGTGCGCTCGTTAGATCCCCGAGAAGCGGGTCCCCGCCAAGTATAAAGTGACCCAGACAGTCCAAGCAACCTATCTGCCCATCCGGACTCTCGATACGGTTGATCGTCATCCTACCACACTTGCCACAAGGAGCCGGCTCGACTTGAACGCCTTCCCGGATACCCGTTATCATCGTGAACCCAGGTATCGGTGGACCCCCACTCCCGACCTCGTAGAGCGTCCGCACCATCCCAATCTCGACTTGGGGCCCATTACCACAAGTGACGCAAACCGTCTCGCCCTCGGGAATCGCACAGACATCGCACTTGGCCGTCATGCGTTAGGTATACCCCAAATCCCCCTATCTAGGTATCCTTACTGGCTCGAACTTCCTCCACCAGCTCTTGAATGTAGTTGCTATCGATGAGGTAATTCACGAAACCATAGAGAGCGTATACACCCGAGAACTTGTCTGTGAACCACTCACTGAGATTAGACCCATTTTTCTCTATCTTTTTGCCAACCCCAGACTCGGGACCAATATACCCCTCCAACACCCAATCAATGTGTCCGTCCTCGTCTTCCTTGGTGAAACGATCCTGAATTTTACGAGCTTCATCGGCTATCTTGAGGATGGATTCAATACCTGGTAATCCATAAACGTCCTTGATCCCACCCCGTTGAGTCTCCTTCTCCGCAAGATCCTCGATAAGCTGGTCGAATTCTCTCTGAGTCTTCTTGAGCAGCTTTTCCCCCGATTGAACTAGCACCATGAGCTGGTCTAACTCCTGGACTCGTTTCTCTATTCGATCTGCGTAGACAGAGATCTGAGGAGCTTCGAGTGGTTCGGCCAGTTTTCTGAAGATCTGAGCCAGGTACACGCACTTAGCCTTGTACCCGCGAGCTAGCTTTACATCTTCTCTGACGTACCCCTCTGCATCTTCAATGGGTAACTGATCAGTGGTTGCAGTGAGCCAGCTCTCGGCAGCCTTCTTGTACCGAAGCGCTACCGCTTCAACAATGGGATCAGACATACTTGTCCTACCCCATCAATAGAAAACAAGTGATCTTTTCGATCCTCGGTGGTAGTCTCCCGTCCGTGGCTGACGACGACTATGAACGCTACTGGAAGACGGTCCGCCCATACCGGAGGGAGAGCCCACCTGCGCCACCAAATCCCGCGCCACCGGAAAAACTAGTACCTCAATGGGTATCAGACCACGAGGCCATCATCCGCGACCAAGCGCTAACCCGAATCAACAGCTCTTTGATAGGTGGCTTCGACCACAATGCTGCCATTCGAAATCTCGAACTCCCAAGAAGGGATGCTGACTTGTTCATCCCTGACCGTACTGAGCCAGAGGGGTGTGGGTTTGAACGACAGGCCATTCTACGGAGTCAGGTTTGGTTAGGGGAAGTGAGGGAACACCTTCCAAGAACAACCACAGCTGCTGCTCTGTGGACCCGTGCTGGCGATGTCATCACCTCCCGGGTTACTGAGTACTCCCACACCCAAGGCGCCACCATAGAGGGTGTCGAGAACATCCTCCGACAAGAGATTGGACCTCTTCTATCCCTCGTCAGAAGAGATGAGAGTGGGTCTCTACCTGGACTCTTGAACCACTTGGTTAACCCAAGCCTCGTCGCCCAATCAATTCGACGTAACCTTGGACTAGGGCTCACCACTGAAGAACTCCTCACTCGGGTCATGAATGAGGTCAACCCCGGCGAAAGTTCCGTCGCCCAAGCTATTCAACAAGAGAATAGAATCCAAGAACTTCTGAACAGAGTTGAACCAGAAAACCACACAAGGGGCAATCCCCGCGACAAGAACACGGAGTCACCTTGACGATACCATCCGTATTCGTAGTCTCTGTTACCAACTCAGAACCACAGTTTGAACACTGAAGCGTTACATTCAAGATCAACATCTCAAGTCACCAGCCCCTTGATCCGAATCCGGTGTTTCAAAAGAGTAGTCACCTCACCCAACGTTAGATCATCAAGCACCAAACGAAGTCCTCCAGACCCAACCGTTATCCCCTCAGCATAATCAGAAAACACCTTCCGTAAATGCTCCGCTTGCTCCTGGTAACTAGGATTCATACTCATCAAGTAAGTGGATAGGTGATCACACCTCCCCTTGACCAACAGAGCCAACCGATCAACTAACCGTCTCTCAGCTTCAGAAGAAGCCACTAGTGCACTCTCCGGTACCTCCACAGTGTCACTACTCAGTACCGTAACGCCGTTAATGCAACGCCCTTTGAACTTGGCATTGAGCAAGCTAGGGTAGGTTCTACCATAAGCCCCCACCTCGATGACACGCAATACATAATTCGGGAACCCCTTGACCGACAAATGATGGTCATCCCAAGATGTATCTTCAACCTCAACACCTAGTTGTACTAGTCGTGAGCGTACCTTGTTGACCAAGTTCTTGGCCTTTTCCTCTAATCCAGGAGTCCTAAAGTTGCTCATATCACCGGCGGCCTCTCATATCGCGATAGCCTTCGAGGCTTTAGAACTTCTGGTTCTGGGTCACCAATGATCCGCTCACCCGCCGCTCGACGTAGTGAAACTGGAGTTTTCGTCTTCAACTTCACTGAAGCTGCCTTCGCCGGTATCACCATCATTTTACCAGTCGCCGGGTTCCGAGCCCTACGTTCTGGCCGCCAAGGCTGGGGGGTGGAAAAAATCGTCACTACCCCAGGTACCGTTATCACTCGACCCACCTTCGGCCCAGTGCTCAACGCCCTTTGAACCACCCTCTCCTGAGCTTTCAGAACTTCCTCTATCAACGCCCGAGGGACCCCGGTCATCAGCTCCTGAATCGCCGCTACGTACTGCTTCTTCGTCCTCATGGGCCCTGGACCGTACTACGAATCACTCGCTTTTCCAATCAAATTGGGGTACTTTGCTCGGATGCCAACCGAACAAGAGACCAAGGATGAACTGAAAATCGTCAAGGGCAAGCTCCTGTATTATGACCGCCTTGAAGCCAAGATACTCATCCTCCTGTCCAAAGGTCCACAACGTCATGAGAGCTTGATGCAACTCTTCAGAGATCCCACCTTTGGAGCCCCAGAACGCCCGGTGCTTCTAGCACTAGGCTCTCTAGTCGAAAAAAAGCTCATCGAACCCCACAGCAAAGAGGTCGGGGTAGTAGATCTCGTGAGAGAACTCCGTGATCCAGTAGGGCCATGAAAGCAACTGACGTTTACGCATACAATCGGGCAAAAATAGGTGACAAGTTTCTGAGCTTTCTGGTTCGAGAGATCAGAGAACACGTCGTCATAGAGGTTACAGCCGCTACGGTCCGCCTTGAGAACGGTGTGACCTTGTCCCGCACTACGGGCAAGATCGCCGGCTACAGCAAGGGAGCTCTTCGCTTCATGCCCAGCTACTTCCCAGCCACCAAACCCAACCTAGAACGAGCTGAGCGCATGCGCCAAGGCAAGACCAGGTAGACATGCCCCGAGGAAAAGAGTACAAGAACCGACCCAAGGAGGAATGGCTTTCCACTCACGTCAGCGTTGGCCTGAACCTTCGAGATACCAACCTACTCCGAGAAGCCTGCATCAGCACCGGGACCAATGGGGTCGAGGTCCTCCGAATGGCCCTCCGCTACTTCGTCGCCAATGGATGCCCAACCCCGCCCGATAAACCCGCGGTGTAATCAAACCGTGGCTGCCAAATACGATAAATCCTACATGTATCTCATCAACGCGATCCGAAGTGTACTCGGCCTCGGACCCATCCCAGGTACCGTGGAAGACACCTCCGACCTCAGCTGGGATGCCTGGCCATCGGATGAGTGATTCTACTATTCCTTGGCCACGTCAATGAGCACGCGCGCTTCATTCGTCATCGGAAGTCGATACCCAATGGCCCCAGCACCACCCGTCTCGACATTGTTGTGGGACCAATCGTCACCGTCAGCCCCGTTGTTCTTGACATACCAGAAGTAGTTCTCCCCTGGCTCGATGACTACCCAAGTCCCACCACCATACCCAAGAGCAGTCTTGTCAATCCAGATCTGCTCACCTGGTGGTCGATGCCCTGTACCTTGCATATAGTACTCTGATTTTGCACATAGCTTGTACAGGTTGCTCTGAGCTTCACGCTTTGTCCTGGCCTCTTCGTGACGTATTCTAGCCCTCTCCTTGACCTCAGCGCATATACTAGGATCAGAATGAACCACCTTGTAGACTAGCTCATCCTCATCATTGTCCCAATGGTCTACAAGATAACCCTCACCAGCCCCTACCCATGCTCCGCAGGTTAAGCAATTATCCCCTCTACGATTAGGCCTCTTCGCCTTCTGTGTCGGTGTCCGCTCTACCTTTTCAGCCTTCCACTTCTCAGCTCGCGCCCGCTCTTCACCCTCAAGGTACTCAATCAACTTCTTGACTTGAGCCTCCTTGACCTGGTGGACCGGAGCCCACCAGAAACTCCCTTGGCCATTGAAGGTCACCGGTACTAGCTTCTTGATCTCATCCTTGAAGTCGTAGGTCTTTCCAGCTACTACGAATAGGTAGCTCCCGTTGTTGGTCCCCACGTTAATCTGCAAGTTTGGGAAGTTGCGCGGAATGATGCTGGACAGGTCAGCAAGGGATTTGGCCACAAGCCTACCCTGATCTTCAACCGCGTCCAGGAGCTTCTCGAACTCTACTGGCTTGATTTTCTGTGAGAAGAACTTCGAGAACTCTGGGCCATAGTCTCCCCCAGACATGTTGATCAGCACTCTCAAATCAGTGAGCGCCCCAGTCAACTGAGCCCCATCGCCCGCGATATTGATGAAGGTAAGTCCAGGAACCCTCATGTGGATCGCCTTGCTGAGTAGCTTCTTGGCCTCCTCAATGCGAGTTGCCTTAGCATCCGCTGGCTCTTCTACCTTCACTGGGTCTGGTCCAAATTTCCCATTAACCTCATCAACCCTCTTCTGAAGATTCTTGATCTTCATTGGGGTCATCTTCGCCTTCGGAACCCACCAAGTACGATCTTGGCCTCGATACTCCAACTTTCCACGTAGATATGGAATCAGGTCCTTCATCTTGTCGTAAGGCCCAGAGACTTCAATTCTCCCGTCAACCTCCTTCACGACGATAGGCGCGGAAGCTTCGATGAATCTTGACGCTACTCTCTGGATCAGATCAGCAGACATACTTGATACTTGATACTAATAGATCAAAAGAGATACCATTTTCAACCACCCGGTGTTAAGTTCATAGCATGGAAACCGAACAGATAGCCAAAAGTAACCCAGAAACCAGACCTGCCCCCGAGGGCCTCTACGGAGTCTTCTGCGAGCCCAAGGGTCACATGCATGATCCCAGGTGGACCAGCTCAGAACCCAAACCCTACGAGGCCGCCATAGCCGAGGCTGACCTCATGAACCGGTCCAACCACGCGTGGCATTACTACGCGAAACCTATCCGGTAAACTATGAAAATAAGAACTTCGAAATCTTGTTTGGTCAAAACCTAACTGTCACCATGACAGAGCCGACAGCGGTTTAGATACCGGTGACACAGCACTGCACAGGAGAGCACAATCGAGCACAGAAGGGTTGAGCGACTTAGTTTTTGCACCTAACCTCCAAAGTCACCATGACCATACTTTGGAAGTTGTCCGGTCGTATGGTTTATAGCACAGACAAGTTGAGAAGAGTTGAGAACGGATAAACCAGGTGTCAACTAACTATCCGTTTAGGTGTATAGGGGTGCTATGCCGAAGGTAATCAGGGTGATCGGTTGCATACCGGTTGGGGAGACCGAACCAAAGACCATGTACTTGAGCCTGACGGACTTTGGGAAAGAAGTGAGTAACCGGGTTGCTATCGAAGTCGTAGTTGGGAAACCCTCGTTGATCAGAATTGGGTTTGCGGATGAGCTTTTCTTCAACGGAGTGGCATTCTATCAAGGTTACCGGCGCAAGGAGCCCTTCCGGACTAACGAGCTGAGGCCCATCCGGGCAAACAAGGACATGATCCTAGAATTATCCTACACACTTGCCGAGTTTGAGTCTCTGGACAAACTCGACTTCCAAACGAATCCCGATGATGAGCCCAATAGGCGTAGTCGGTATGGGCGGGACCCAGTGATCTAGAACCGATGCTCGGCATAGAAAAAGCCTTCATTCAAGCCAACCTCGAAACAGGCTTGCCCCTCGACTCTAATACTATCGAGGACCTGATCCGCCTGAACACCTTCGAAGACGATACCCAGATCTGGGAATCCCAAGTCGTCAACTTCGTCTCCGAATACCGCGTCCTCGTCCATCAGGGGTTAGTCTTCGCCTGCCGTCACTACAAGGGCGACTGCTCCGTCTTCCCCAACATGGATGTGGCCACCCAAGCCACCCAGCGCTTCACCCAAGCCCCCGTCGGGTACTCACTCGACCTTGGGGTCACCGACGATGGTCAGACCCCCTCGTCGAAGTCAATGACGCCTGGGCGCTAGGAGCCTACGGAACCCCAAGCATCCCTTTCACAGAGATGATCGTGAACCGGTGGAAAGAGATGGTCGGGATCTAAGTTCTACCAGATCGGGAATACCAACATATTCCATGGGTTGGAGAACAACCCACTTACGATGGGGGAGCCAGCAGTCCAAAGCCCTGTCATTCGTGAATAGGTGAGCGGGATCACTGTATTTGCATAGAAGTCTGCCGCTAATGCAGTATCTCCAATCCCATCATTGGCTACCGTAACCGATACAATAGTGTTGAAACCTGTTAGCGTTTGACCCAAAGTGAAAGCCTTAGTAATTGGATCAAAGTTGACTGTGCAAATGACTCCAGCTTCGTTCTCACCACCCCCACCGATTGCAGACAGCCCATCTGGACGCCAACAAGCACTCCTCAGAACGACTGGAATTGTAACATGATCCCAGGTAGTTCCGTTCCAAGTAAGCGCTGTTGATTCCAATGGGTTGTAACAGCTACCCACGATTGCTGCATCACCAGAAGGGGATATACCACTACAAAAGAACTTCTCAGTGGACCCAGTAAGACCAATACCACTTCCTACAGTCCAATCCCCTGTACCCGGATCCCTGGCTAGTGGAAAAACAAAGGGGTCCCACTTAGGGACAGTGATCGCTCTAGACCCATCCCGAGTCATGCTCACTGAATTGAAGTGTGCTGATGGGATACTAACTACAGAACTTGCTTCCCAAAGACCAGTCCCCGTATTGAAGTTATAGGGAGTAACGCCCGAGGAGTAGTCTCCCCCTGATAGTGCATGGAGCCCGTCATCAGACATCGCTACAGCTGCGCAATTTCCCCCTCCCTGTGGGACGAGTGTTCCCGGTACCCAAGTAGACCCATTATAGTCTAGTGGAACAACCCCACCACCACTGTAGTTGGCGTACAGTACCCGAGACCCCTGAAGGTTGGAAGCGAGAGCAGATAGGTTGTTGGACGATGGGCCAGCTGTGATGTTCCCAACAACGGTCCAATCAAAACCACTCGAAGACATCAAGTGGGTTACTTGATTCGAAGAGTAATTCTCAACCAGCGCATGGAGTGTGTACAAGAACTTACGGGGCATACCAGAGTCCCTACACCCTGGTACGCCTCTATAAGTCAATTACCCTAACCCACTACAACCCTCAATCGCTTGGCCCCAACAACCCCTCAACTTCTCTTTCAACAGCTATCGAGTTCTCTGTCCTCGGCATCATGATGAGCATCCGATGCTCTGAAAATGCATAGACCGTGTGATGCTCTAAAGTTGTATCAGCCGCTACTATGTCAGCTTGCGGATAGAGATTCTCATAGTGATGCGCATTGATGATCTGAGTAATCGCATCGTTGAGGTCTTTCACGCTCGCAAACTGAGTGATTGCGCCCTCAAAGTGACACCCCTCAAACAGACCAACCCCAGATATGCGGTAGCACCCAAAGAGCTCAGGATTGGTAGTGTGAAACTTCCATTGAGACCCATGCCTCACCACCTCGAAGGCCCACGGAGTCCCCTCTTGACAATCCTTCACAATCCCCTTTCTCTGCAGCTGACTGCAAATGCTTTTGGGTGGGGCCGGAAGCGATGCAGCTTCCACGCTAAACACAACGTCGAGCACTAGGAGTGCTACTATTACCGGCAAGAGGACCCTGATCATGTCCTGTATTACGCGCCAGCTCGACGGAACTCAACTAAAACTTAGGTCAGCCCGTACTTTTCTCTGAAGCCAGGTTACACGTGGCCTACAACTGTATCTGCTTCAATTCCTTCTTGGTCAGAATGACATAGGGAAGCGCAGTCTTGCCCGTCACCTTGGCCTTGGCCAACCGATGCCACCCATCAATAGGAAGCGCACTGTCCCGCCAGGGAACCAAAATACAAGGTATCTCAAGATCTACCGCGTCCGACTGAGCCTTGTTCCAGTCGATAGTGACAACACGAAGATGCATAGGACCACCCTCAACGGGAGGACTCCCAATGATACCCACCAGCCCCGAGATGTTCATCACACCCACCTTGCGCGGCTTCTGACGAATCAATTCCTTGGCCTTCGTCACATCAAACGCATGGTTTACGTACTCGAATACCTCGTACCGACTATCCCACTCGAACTCGTCTGACTTGCGTGTTTTGGTTGTCATGTCTTCTATTACGCGCGAGAAGGACTGAACTCAACTAGATCGTGAGAGAAATCAAGGCCCGTGACCTACCTGACACTTGGTAAGATCTGTGCAATGAACCACTTCGCAGTAAAGCTCGAACCCGCATCGATGCTCCTTGCGAGGAAGTAAGAACGACCGGTAGTACATGAAGTCCGGGTTCAACTCAATCCCCACATCAAACCCAGTTTCGTCAGCCAGCGCTTGAGCCGCTTTCTTCACTTCCAGGTAGTTGGATTCCTTGGTCATGCTTTCTCCACCATCTCGTAACCAACATGTCGGTTCGAATATTCATTAAACAGGCTGGGCAGATCTACCAAGAGGGTATTCCCGTCCCGACACGAGGGGCAAACACAGGGAAGTACAGTGAAAACACCGTATTCCTTCCGGAGATCCTTGTCCCGATAGACCACACCGTCCCCAACACCTATCTTGCCCATGTCAACCAGCGGCCGCAGCTCGCCCCTCCGCCGTAGGCTCTAGGGTCATACGGTACTCGCTAGCTAAATCGCCAACCCTCTTCACATACCCGAGCGCAAGAAGCGCCATCGCCGGCTTGTAGTTAGTCACACAAGACCACTTTCGAAAACCAGCATCAGTCAACTTGATGATGTTTTGAAGGGTCCGTGCTTGAGCCGTTGTCAACTTCTTAGTAATCATACTAGTATTACGCGCCAGCTCGACGGATCTCAACTGATTTTACTGGACGCCGATACTCAAACCCTGGATAGGGGTGCAAACCCACCGTATGAAGTGACCCCGTCGCCGCACCATGAACCTCTATCCAGACACCTACCCGAGTCCGGTACTCATCACCCCACCGTAGAATGTCCCTCGCAGATAGCTTACGGTACTTCTTCATTCGACAAGGTCCTCTTCATACCCCTTACCATCAGAGGTGATCCGCGTGATGCGCTTCCCATGGTTGTCCGTCAGGTAGAGGATGGCCCCTCGCTCTAAAGCCTCAGTAGCCGCCTCACAACGCTTGGCAAAGTCCGATCCGTCTAGGACGATGCACTTGCAATCCTTGTCCCTCTCCAACAAGATGCCCTGGGACCACTTGATGAACAAGCGCCGATTGAGCTCGTGAACTTCAGGTTTTTTACTTGGTCGAGCCATATCAATCACCAGGTCTTCGCCCGTACTACCCAACTCTTTGAGTCGAGCCACGCCCGAAGCGTACCCCAAGAACAACTACCCGCTTCCGCATGCTCCCTGAAGTAGAGAGCATACACATCATCAAGGGTCAAATCCCGACCCCGTACCTTGAGCGGAGGCTGCGGGTCCGATAAATCTAGGATCCCTCCCTCAGTCCGCTTCTCCAAAATGACCCTCTGGTCCCCCGTAAACGGTTGCCCATGATCTGTTGTTGGATTCAAGCTCATTGTGGTTCCTCTTCGTAAACCTCTATAGAGGCATTGTCTTTTCCATCAGTCGAGTTGCAACCCACCAGGAACAATACCGGTGGCGTTAGCCCTAGATAAGGACCCCACACCCGCGTCACCGTGTCCCCATTCTCCCAAGCTACACTCCTGGCTGCATCCTCAGGGGTCGGTGCTTCAACTACCTGATCCACCTGCTTGTGCTTCGAACCCTCCCTATGCCAACGTCGTACCTTGTAGTTCACTTGGTATTCTCCCCGCAGTTTACCGCCTCCCAACCATGCTCCATGGGTTCATGGAGCATGGTTGGGAAACACCCTGAAATACTAGTTACAGATAGCCTGGAACGTGTTTGAGTAGGCCGGACATAGCCCAGGCTGCCCATTGATCAACAACCCAGACGTCAGATCTTGCACGGTCAACGTAATAGTGAAAACCCCGTGAGTGTAGCAATACATCACCTGAGCTGCCCCACCAGTGATAGAGGTAGCCGGATCCGTTGCTGGATTCCCAGTCAGCGTAAAGACGTTGGCATACGTGGTCCCTTGGTACCAGTAAGCCGCACCATCATTGCTAGTCCACGTGACCGTCTGAGGTGAAGTCGGTACCGTGACGGCCATGTTCAGATTGAAGGCATTGCCTACATACTGGACAGGGGACATGTACTCATCACTTTGATACCACGCAATTCCACTGCACTGATAAGGAGCCCCCTGCAGAACAGTGATGTCAGCCGTAACATTGCCCGAGTTGGGTCCCGCTACGCTGTTGTCCGTACACACCAGATTCATCTGAATCGCAGTACCATCCACCGGCAAACCATCAGCTTCGCCCCTGCAATTCTGGATGTTGCCATGAGCTAGACCCCAGGAATCTTGCGCCGAAAGTACGAGGGTGCACGTATCACCCAGATCAATCCCACCAATGGACCCGTCTACCTTCGGTACCCCATTGACATCCGTAAGTACCTGCCAAGTCCCCGTAGCAATTGGACTCGGTACCGGCGTAGGTGTGCAAGATATCGTGTAGGAAACCTGGGTAATGCTTACGCCCGGCGCCAATTGTATGTTCGCCTTGACCTTGCCCACACTCCCCTCCGACGATGAACCATCACTCCCGGGTACGGATGAACATGAAAATATGAATAATACGAAAAACATCACGAACTTAGATAGCATCTGTTTCATTCCCTGTTGTTTGAGGTGTTTAATCTAAGAAATACTAAGGTGTCTGGCCGGGTTACCCCTGAAGTTTCGCGTACTTCTTGAGGTGCTTGTGCGAGTAGAAGGTCTCGTGGTTGTGAGAGAGACGGCTCGGGTCGTCATACTCTAACCGGCATCGCTTCTCATCAGGCTTAGACCCTGGACCAATGATAACGAACGTGAAGTTCGGACGACCCGTGGTCGAATTGTCACAATACCAGCGCCGCCCAACCGAGAAAGGAGTTATCCTTGCCATGCCTAAAACCCCTCCCTTACATCAGATATATCGTAGTTTACCAAGCAGCCGGCGAATAACCCAGTCTCGGCCTTCACAACAGCTAACCCATCAACGATCCCCTCAAGAGTATAACCACCACTCCAGCACTTCGTTGGCTCCAAACCAGGCCCATTCGACCAGATTATCTTGTTGATCTGGACACGTTGACCCAACTTGATACTCTTGCTTGCCATGCCTACTATTACGCGCCAGCCTATCAGAAACTCAACCAATTAAGTTGAGATCTGATCCCCCTCAGGCGTAATACCAAGTATGGCAAAGAAACTCACAAGAGAAGAGGTCATCAAGAATGCTAGAACCCTGGCAACCCAGCTGACGGCCGCCGCTAATGCATTGGAATCAGAGGGGAATCCTGATGAGCTCCTCAACCACATGGACTTCGTTCACGACCAAGGCCGTATCGAAGCCCTCCGGAAAACCATCCAGGAACGAGCCATCATACTCTTCAAAGCCCTAGGTCGCATCTAAAAGGAACCCCATCATGCCAACTATGGACGAAATCCGAGAGCAAGAGAAACAAGCCATGCTGGACGTCAAGCCGGGTGACAAGTGGTTCCGCATGGACCGCTACAACAAGGCCAGAGAAGTCGAAGTCACCAAGGTCACCAAAACCCAAATCACCTTCTCCGATAACGAGAGAATGAGCCGGGTTACCAATAAGATGCTCGGCCACGGAGACTTCTACTCCGCCTGGTACCTTCCCGCGACCGATGCCCTTCGAGCTGAAGTAGAACAAACGGCCAAAATCAAGAGAGCCAACTCCGACCTCCAAGAAGCCATCGCCCGCGCCATGGCCACCTCAGGTACCCTCCCCTTGGACAAGAAGGTCGAACTCACCAACCTCCTAACAGGATTCTTCAACGCCCTGTAGGTGGAACCCCAATGAACTCCCAAGCAAGCGTCACCGACCAGTTGTTGGATCTAGTCAAACTGGCCAACAAGAACGGACTCTATGATGCCGCTGATTGGCTTAGTCAAAAATTACCCACCCCAGAGATGGACCCAATACCCCAGACTGCTTCCGAGCACTTCGCTCACAACCTACTCCGCATGGCAAGATCCTTGGTTTCAACCTGGGAGAATTCCAAGCCCTCGGTTCGAGTCTGTGAGTTGAAGTCGATATCGGCTACGGCTTTGGGGATTGCCAACCACGAAGCCCTTAACGACAAGCAGTAGAATATGCCAAACTCACCAGCCAAAGTTCTCCTAGACCAACTCCTTGAGCTGGCCATCAAGAAGGGACTAGACACTAAGGTCGTCGACTGGCTTCAACGAAAGATGGACGAGCAGACTGTCTTCCAACCCCGTCAAGTCACCCTAGAAGCCATCGACAGGCTCATCCAAATGGCCTCAGATGAGATTGGCTACCATGGTGGAACCCACGCCGAGGAAATCTGCGAATTGATCTTCGGCTCAGATGGCAGCTCAGGCATGCTCCTCGACATCCTCACCCTAGCCCGGGTCGCCCTAGTCCACCTCCGTGGCGCTAGCTTCCTCGTACATGAAGAATCTACCCCTTCGATTGAGTGCTCTTCAACTTGCGCTGGGCCTTCTTCTCCCAACCCTTCATCTTGATTGCGAATAGATTGAAGAACTTGTCTATCATCTTGGGGGTCAAAACTTCGATGGCCACTTCGCGCATAGCACCTACCCACATCGTGAATACCTTTTGAACACCCTCGCTGTAAAGATCGATTGAGCCACCCACCACCTTCAACACATATCCGGCCTCACCAGAGTCTAGCTTGCATGGAATCAACACCATTTGAACACCATCAGCTGAGAGATTCTCAAGAAACTTCTTGGGGATCTCAAGGGTTATGCCTGTGTTCAGCTTCTTCGATGTGTGTATTGTAACCATAACTAGCTTCTACACCGAATGTACGCCCTCTCATACACGAAGACCGTGTCCAATCGTCCCTTGGGATGATGAGCCCGAGTCGCATCGTTCCCCAGAGTAATCACCTTCCCCCGCTTTGCCCCCACATACTTCGATGAGGCCGTAACTTCAACCTTCAACTTCGACGGGACTACGCCGGCAGGCTTGGAGGCATCTTTCTTCTCCGGTACCACTTCCACCACTACCCCTATCCCCAAATACCCAGCAAACGATGTCACCGAGTACGCTACCTTGTCCCCCACTCGAATCGTCTGCCCCATCAAGTCCTTCATCGCCTGTAGGGTTACACCAAGAGTATTCCTCCTCTCGTAGAGCCACTAGTAGACAACCCGTGGCCAACTACGCCAAACCCTCACGCCTCAAAGAAGCCGCCCGCCTCCGATCCCAAGGCTTCAGCCTACGCCAGATCTCCAAACTCACCGGCCTCCACCGAGACACCATCCTCTCCCATACAGGCCCAGGAGTGCTGTCCCGCTCCGAAGCCATGCGCCTATCCCACGCCCGCCGTAAAGGCCGACCCATCACCGCCGGTCCCTTCCCCATCCGACCCATCACCACCCCACCCCACCCCACCTAGCTTCATCCCCTCTACCCCCCAAACCAAAATCCAAGAACTCTTCCGAGATAACTTCCCACTCGTCACCTCCGAAGCCTCCAAAACCTTCAAAAAAGTCCACCACGTCTACGACCTCAAAACACTCATCCACTTCGGATCTATCGGCCTGTGGGACGCCTGTAGGCGCTTCACCGGCGATGAACCCTCCTTCCAATTCTATGCCCGTGTCCGTATCCGTGGCCAAATCTGGGACGAGATCCGTGTAGAATCACCTATCCCCCGCCGAATGGTCAGCTCCACAAAAAAAACCAACCTTCAACGACGTTGACTCCGTCACCCTCGAATCCCCCAACCCTACCCCAGAACACCTCCTCCACCTCAAAAACATCCTCCTGCAGGTCGACTCTATCCCCTTCACCGACCGAGAACGCCAAGTCATCGAAGCCCTCGCCTCCGGTCAATCCCTCGGCGACCTCGCCCTCGCTTGGGGCGTCTCCCAACCCTTCGTCAGCCAAATCAAATCCAAAGCCCTCCTCAAAATTGCCGCCCTAGCCCACAAGGCTAACCTCGGATGAACTGTCACCGGTGGAGCTTCAACATTCGGTCAAGCCCCATCAGCCCCGGTGGTCGCAAGACTGACTTGCCGTGAAGAAACTCCGACCAACCCCGCCACTCGTTCGGATACGTTCGAGGAAGATTCCAAGTCGCTCCGTGGGGTAATTCCCCGGCCCGATGTAAGATTATCCAATGGTCCGCCGTAGTCACCCCAAGCCGCTGAGCTACCTCTCGACACTCCTCGTACGTGAGCTTTGGTTTTCTCCATCTTGGCCAGACATTCATTGCCCCTTTCTTGCGGATCGGAACTGTTGGGTTGTTCTGGCTCATCTCGTGAATGCAAGTCATCAGGTCAAGGTCGACGCGGAACCACTCCTGATGAATCCTCAGGTGGGCAAACCTCTGGTGCAGCTCTTGCTCAAGCTCCCTACCCCCTCCGACTGCCAATAACACCTCCAGTGGCTCTGGACACCCAAGCTGAAGATGGACTACCCTCCGACACATCTCCTGAGCATACCCAATCTTGATTGGTCTACCAGCCAACCCTGCTTGAACGAAGTACACAACACACATGATGGGATCCCACTTGCACGTCCGATGTACCTCCGCCCTCTCCTGTAACACCCTATGGTTCAAGGCTAGGACCTGTGGGTCATCATTGGCCGAGCAAAGAGCGTAGACCTCCTCCAAGTGTGATGGGTGACTCTGCTTGAAGTGTCGAATCAGGTTCTGAACACGATAACTACACCTAGGGCATTCCACGTCAGGGTACCGTGCTCGCATCCCTTCAAGTCGGAGCTGTCTTGTCGATGTACCATCAGGGATTGTTACCATTTGTTAGGGGTAGCATAGTAAGTCCCTGGTAATTACCTCATTTCAGGAAAATTTAGCCGCCATAGCCAAATTTTGACCTGACACCCGCCCTCGATGGGTCCCCTTTCATAGGGGTGGGGGTCTGATCGTTATGTTTCCATGTCTTTCACCGCGCCGGAGGCGCCCTGAGTTGACCCTGGAATACCGTACCACGGTGAAACTTCCGCGCGTTACCTGAATACGCCACTTTACCCCTTCCGGCTAGCCGGAAAAAGATAATCGAGCGAATATGAACAACCCTTCACACATACTCACAACACACATATAACACCCGCTCCGCGTACGTTGACTGTGTGTTATCCCACAATATACTCAATATCGCATATTCACTACACACATTGCCCGTGTATTACACAGTAATCGTGTAGTACTACACACAATGGGCGTTAGGTGTGGGTTGAACATGAGCTCATGTCAATAAGTATGCCAAAGCCAGAGGGCGACAGGGCTTTCTACAGCCGTGTCGCCCTCTGGCTTACATGGTAATCGAACAGTCTTAGAGGGGCGTCTGGACCTTGGCGTCCGCCTCACGTCTCACGACAGAGCGACGTGAGGTAGCGGGCCCGTTGAAGAGGGTTCGAAGCATGAGCCGGAGTTGGCTGAGCCAGTGTTTGAGCATGGGCGTTCCTATGTGGGTTGATGGTTTACAGGTTAAGAAGTTCGGCCGGGTTGAACAGCTCATCAATACTGTGCGGCTGGGCTGATGGGGGGACCATGGCCGGTGGTATTAGGGTTTTGGGGGTACACGAAGCTTGGGAAGGCCTGAGTGGGTTGCCGCATACATCCACAGGCTCCCAGTGCATGGGCATGGTGATCTGCAGGGAGTGGGTCGCACCTATCCGGAACAGATCAAGGGGCTCTGGCCGGAAGGCATCCTTCATGAGGATCCTGAAGTACATGTTCGGGCTAGCCGGATCCATCTTGTAGATCCATGTCCCCTGGCAAGCGAAGGATGTAACCCCGGGCGTCCCCTCGCTCTTAGCCTGTATCCAATGCAACTTGAGTAGATGTGGTATAGAATTCATCTGGATCTCCCCTAAAGAGGTGGGCTATTGCTAGCCTTGCCTAGTATTACGCGCGAGGAGCTCAGATCTCAACTAACTAAGTAGCCTAAATACACCTTTAGCCCGTCTCCGAGCGTCACCATGGAAGGTGCGGGATTCAGGCTGCAATTGCGCTTTTTATCCTACCTAGGCCTGCGGTTCGTTCAGCTTCGGACTCGGGGCGTCTCTCAAGGCCTGTGTTTACCCACTAAGGGGAAGGATGGGCTGATTCCAAGGGGACAGAGATCGTCAGCTTACTGAGAACCTAGCAGGGCCGCCGGAGGCCAAGCTGGGTTATGGTATCTACATCTGCCTTCGAGCCTTGCCACTCAGAGGAAGGAAGGGACTAACCCTGTTCGATGAGTGAGGTTCGTTGGTCTTTGCTTCGGGCTCCTCAGGCCCACTCAGGAAGGAAGTCACTAGGACTGTTCAGGAGTGGCGGGTGACCGTATGCAGGTCGGATGATAGCTTCGAGCGGGTGTGCGGTCAAGTACCTTAAGAAAAAAGAACCAGCGGCCACCTTGGACAGTTACCGCTGGTTCTAACCGATTGGAGAATCAGTATGCGCCTAGTATTACGCGCCAGCTCGACGGATCTCAACTTCAAAGTATCTGATACAATGTAGTTTCGCGAGAGGTTCGCGCCTATAGCTACGAACGTGTCAAAAAACTACATGTGGGCGGAGCGTAGGTTCGTAGCTATAGCTATGAACGTGGGCATAGCACACATGCTTATACAGTATAAGCGTTCTATAAACGAAGGCCCATCGAGGCCAGGATGTCCTCGGGCGACCCCGGTAGCTCGCTCAAGATCTTCTCATAGCGAGTCGGGCGGGGGCCGGCATATGGCTCTTCGACAACAGTCGGAACAACAGTCGGTTCCTCTGGGTCAACGGGGTTGACCTCAACCCTACGATCAATGATGTCAACTGTCCCAGTGATGAACTCCAACCGCTCTTCTTCAGTCCTATGCTGATTTCTGAATATAGACCAGTGGGCTACAACCAGTGTGTTAGCCCTCACTAGTACTAGAACACTGTAGTTGTCCTCTTGTTGGCTATTGAAGAGATACGCAGTGTACTGACGCCCCGCCTCTGACTCAACCTGATAGCGCGTCCCATCCAATGAGTGCGTGTAGAGTACCTGACTTGGCATGCAGGTACTCTACACCCTCAGAGCACCCCAGGGAACCAATCCTCGCCACCAAACTCAGCCTCGAACCTAGCCCTCAGCTCCTCTACAGTCTCCACCTTCGGGTTCGTGATGGCCTCCCAGTCCTCTGTCATCGCCTGCTCCACTGTCCCAGGATAGGTATCAAGCAGCTCGGTAACCCCGCTCCTCCACCAACGCTGATGCTCCCAATGCTCCGAGTGATACGACCGCGGACCATCCTGCACGAGACGGAAGTTGTAGGTTTCGAGTATGAGCATGCTCCCAAGAGTATCACAAGTCAGCGGCTTCCACCCAGGCCGTTCTCCGAGATAAACTCGTTCAGTGCTTCCTCGGTAGCGGTTGCGGGCGTCTTAGGCGGAACACCCAGTGGGTTCTTGAAGTCAAACTCCCACATGGTCACGAGGTTGAAACCTGCTTCTTGCAGGAGCTGCTCCCTGTCAATCCGCTCTTGGTTCAGTTGCCCGTAGGTCGTTCCAGTCAATGGGTTGTGGCATCCAGGGTCATAGAGTCGAGGGTTACCGTGGTAAGCGTCCCCATAGAACTCATAGACCGTGTTGGTGTCCGGATCGAAGCCATCGACTATGAACTGCTTACCAGGAATGAGCCCCTTGACCTCTCTGTGCTTCGTGTCATTGGGCAGACCAATGGAGTCGAGCCAGCGGTTAGCAACTCTCGACTGGCGATAGAAGGGCGGGTGACAGATGGGGCATCCACTACCCCTCAGGTGGCTGTACTTGCTCTGCTCGAAGTCCCCATGCTCCCTGCAGGTGACCACCACCATTGGAAACTGAGCCTCACCTACCCTCGGGTAGCTATAGAGATCCTTGTGCACCTTGCGGGCCTCATGCACAAATTTATACAATACCCACTTGTGCTTATCTCGGGCGTCACAGACGGGGCATCCTCTCCTCTGGAAGTGCTCCTTGACCCCTCGCTCGAACCCACCATGCTCCCTGCATATAATGACTACTCGCGAGCCGACCCTCTCTGGGACCTGGGTGTAATCATACCTTGAGCCATGTATCCGGTTGGCCCGATAGATGAACATCTTGCGACTCATAGTCATACTATCCAGGGTACACCAAGAGGGACCTCGATACTATTTGAACCTGTGTAACTGCTCCCGTGCGTCAGTATAGGCCATAAGACTGAACTGGACTTGTGGGACATTAGGGACGCGTGTCTGGTGCTAAACTAGATAACCCTATGTTAATCGACGTTCTTTTTGATGCTACATGGCTTGCCACGGGTGGGCAAGCCATGTAGCATCACGTGCGTTCAGTTATATCGGCAAACAGGCCTCTTGAGGTGGGGTCAAACCTATGCTAAGTGGTTGTATTTGTTAAGTAACTGCTACCCAAGAGAACATGTTATCTTGTCAACTCACCGGAACACCGTGCTAGATTTGAGCAATTCCATCGAGAGTGTTGAGATCCTGACCTCACTTTATGAAGCCTCCAAGGGCGTTGCTGACGGTCGGATCAAGTGTACCATCACGAAACACAGGGTGGCGAAGACTGCGATACTACTGGGGATTAAACTCCTCTTGGGGAAGCCTCGGGGGGTTGCTTTGAGTATGGTTGAGGGAGCGGCTCCTTATCGGGAGAAGCCACCTGTGGGGGTACGGTCGCACAAGAGGCGGATCAAGGCGGAGCTGGTCCTTGAGTGTTCTTCGACCCAGGGGTTGTTAGAGGGGGTTGATCGGGTGTGGCAGGCGATAGGCGGGGAGGTGTCTCACCGGCGGGTGACGAAGGCAGCGTTGGTTATTGGGCTGGAATCGCTGAATAAGATTGACCCGGGGAAGGTGCGCCAGCTAGTGTCAAAGGTATGCCCGGTCACCCGCAAGTACTTCGACAAGGAATTAGGGGAATGGCTCTAGTGCGTGCGATATATGATTGGGGCTGCGCCTCGGTATGGGTCACGGTCCTTGTTGGTTGCACCTTATGGTGCTCAGTGACCGAGTGGTGTGGTCGACGATGACAATAGACCCAAACCTTAAGCCAGAGCACAGCAAGGCAAGCAAGATCATCCTGTTCTTGCTGATTGGCCTTACAGTCGCTGTAGGGCTCTTCATCCTCCTAGTGAGCATTAGTCAACGGTCCCAAGAGTCATGGGACACGCCCATGTACCGGCGCGACCCCCGCGCGCCAAAGATCTGCCTGTGCTATTGGATGCGATCAGCCTTCCGAGTACCGTGCGAAGACGTTCCACCAGAGCTCCTGAGGTGACCTATGCTCAATCAGATTGATGTGCGAGTGACCTACCACAAGGGCGTGCTACCCAAGACCATCCGAATGTCCTTCGATGGTCAGCTCTCAGAGGGCCGCGCCCATGTCCGAGTGGTTGAGCCCATCGGACCACAACAAGACAAAATCTCCCTCAGTACCGTCGAAGCCTTCATCCGAGTTCTCCTAGGGCCGGACGTTCATGTATGGAAAACCCCAATCAAGCAAGAAGTATCCTCGTTCGACCATGAGAGTGGGAGCTACTACGAGATCCGGGACGTGAAAGAACCATGATTACAGTACTTTGCATCATCCTAGCGGGCCTACTCCTCATCATTGGGCTCCTCGTCCATGGGGCGAACACGTGGGGGCAACATGCGGATGGGTTCTTCTCCTGGCTCACGACCAAGATGGGGGCGGGGGTGACCTATCGGGCCGAGAAGGTCTTTCCAAGCCATGTCGTGTGGTACATTCTCTCGGCCACTGCGATCTTTTGGGCCCTAATCCTAAGGAAGCATTGATGCACACAACTGACTTAGCCTGGGAGGGGGCGCATCCAAGCCTGCTTATACCAAGGCTGAAAGAAGTGGCTGATGAGTCAAACGACCCGAGTATCCCCAAACTTGTTTTCAGGGTACAATCAGCTCCTCAAGCACAGAAGATGGCTGAGCCACCACTTACCGAGACCGAGGTTTACCTCAAGGCTAAAGCCACAGTTTGCGTTCAGATCAGTCACCTGATTTTTGGGGCTTTAGGGACGCCCGAGGACCTGGAGAACCAAGCTTTCGACTTGATGTACCTGCCAGTAGACCAACTAGTAAAAACCGGAGAACGCATAACCCGCTTGAAAGGCGCAAAGTGAAATACCTCAAGAAACTGAAGAACGAGCTCAAGTACCTGGCCGAGAAGCTGTCGCCACCAAAGCAGGGCGACCCGCCTGAGTATGTGAACTTGCGCGATGTAGATCGGAAGGGCGTACTAGAAGTGGTCATTGCCCTGATCAAGATTGCCAGAACCCTTGACCAGAGCTCTGAAACCTGGGGGCCGAAGATGAGCCACGAGTGGTGCACCTTCGTGGCCAACCTGGAGAGTTGGTGCAAGCTCGTTCCCGAGCCCCCATCGGTCTCTGAGAAGAAGAACCCTACGCCTACGGCCGTAGCTGCCAAGAAGACGCCTGAGCCTACCAACCTCACCTGCAGAGTCTCTCACACGTCACAAGAGGGTTTCGAGGTGACGTTCTTGAACCTCTCCCAGCAAGAGCTACAGTCAGTGCGGAATGCTCTAGTCATCCATTCGGCATACACTCAGGAGGCCAAGGAAATTCTCGCAGGCATGCTTGATGCTTTGAGGATTGCAGGGGTTGATACGGGCGATGCCAGCTACCCAGTCATGCCCTGGGAGGAGGCTAAAAAGAAGAAGCCTGAGGTTGAGAAACCCAAGGCTGAAGCGTAATACTAGACATGACCCCCAGCAGTACCACTCATGGTGACCCCGACTTGAGCACGATGACTCTCTCGGAGCTGTTCAATTTCAACCTCTCTGAGAAGCGTCGGGCTCAACCGGCCTTGAACCGTGAGGGTATGACCTTCGATGAGTGGTACCGGGGCGAGGATCCTACCGAATACGGAGTCGAATAGTGGCAACTGAGATTCGTCGAGTATGGATCACCAAGTACGCTCTCACCAAGGGGTGTACGAGACCGAGGTCAGGGTGTTGGATGGGTTCAGTGCTGGTTCAGCCGTGGACAATGACAACCGCGCCTACTTCCACAAGGGAGACTGGTGGGACACCAAGGAAGAGGCCCTAGGGAGAGCTGAAGTCATGAGAGCGGCCAAGATCAGATCCTTGAAGAAGCAGATCACCCTCCTTGAGGGAAAGAAGTTCGATGGAAGCTGACACTCGATACTACCGCGTTGAATGGTCTGAGGAGGACCAGGCGTTCGTTGGGACCTACCTCAAGTTCCCCAGCCTGAGCTGGCTCGACAAGACCGAGGAGGGCGCTCTGAAGGGCATCCAAGAGCTGGTCCTCGACACCCTCCAGGACATGGACGGTCATGGCCACTGATACCGTCACCCTCGATGCGGCTACCTCGCGCGTGACCGCCTTCACCACGTTCGAACAGTTGGTCAATGCTTGCAAGGAGTACGACTACGTCCCGACACTGATCCCCCGAGGGCCGCGCCAACACGCGCATGACATCGCTACCGTGACGGGAGCCCTCAAGGCCCTAGGCTACCGAGTCTACTCGGGGGATAACAACACGAGATGAACGACTGCACGTGCAAGCTTGAGCCGGGCATCTATCGGGTACGATCCGATGGTTCGATTCAGCATGTGACCCAGGTCATCGTGACCGATGTCCCATACCCGTGGTACATCATCGGGAGCGGTAGTATTGGGTTATTGGCAGCCCTAGTGTTCCTTGCCTTCCTCACTCACAGAAAGCACACAGGATGATCACTCGACTTGATGTCACAGGCTACTTGCGCGCCCGGGTCATAACCGAGTTCGAGGAAGACCCTACCATGGGCTGCTACACTTACGTCGTAGAGGTGATGGGCCTAGCGAAGAGCGCCCATACGACCGTGAGGGTTGGGGCGCCCATGGCCGCCGCCAATAAGCCCCTGCTACCCATCGAGCTGACCTCCGTGGTCCAGCTCCTCTTGAGCAGCCAGGCTACCGTGGCAGACCAACCAAGCGACGAGATAGACGGACCTGACCACCAGGACATCCTCCGGCGATGGCGCACCTATGATGTGACGTCCATGGGCGGGTAACGTGGTCACCCCATGAACTTGACTTTACCTTAGTACGGTACTAAAGTAGTACGTTGATACCGTACAATGGCAAAAGTTCCTACTATTTGCGTTACATTGACCCCGCAACTCAAAGCTTGGATCATTGACCAAAAGAGTAAGCACCCCTTTGTTTCGGTCTCAAAGCTCGTTGAGCAGGGGTGTTTGGGCAATCTTGGGGCGCCAGTGACACCCAGTCCCAACCCGGAAGAAGCCCAAGGGTACAAGTTTGACCCCCTACTTGGAATCAAGCTCTAGCATGGTCACCAAAGCCCTCCTCTTCGGACTCACATCCATGGTCATCAGCTACCTCATGGGCGGTAACCGGAAGGCAGCCCTCATCGCAATGGTGGCATCCATTGCCATCTCAGTCCCACTCTCTATTGTAGTACGGGCTGACCCTCCGCGACGATGAAAGTGGGGATAGCAGAATCGGCAGAAGAAACAAGAGGGCCAGCCCGCAAGAACCAGCATAGCCAAAGCCTGCACCCATTGCAAGCTAAAGCCTGCTGAAGTTAGTGATTACGCTCACTTACCATAGGGCTCTGTGTTCTTCAAACCCTTCAAAGCCTGCAGCCACCCTTGGGAGGGACCGTATCGGGGCTCTGGTCCACCTGAATCGAAGCCTCCTCATGGCTGACCCCAAGAAGGTACTTCCACTGAGGGAAGACCTTGGTGAGCTCGGCAATCGCCTCAGCTGAGTACTCCCGCGCCAGCTCGCGCGGTCCCCAGTACGGGTTGAGACCCTCTTGGTAGCAGAGGTAGACACCTGACACCTCCCGATGAGCGATGACGAACTTCATGACATCCTCACTGACGTGGTTTTCTTCGGCTTTCCATTTGTTTCAGGTTCTTGAGTAGGGACTTACAGATCCCTAGGTTTACCCATATATTCATACGTTCTTTTGAAGCCGCCTTGTTCTGATAGCCGTGTACTAACACCTGTTGAAGTCTTACAATCTCATTGGTTAGCGCAGTCTTGTTCTGCCGTGTTGTGCTGACTTCAATGCTAGGTAGTGTGGGTCGTGTTGGGTCCCCAGCAGGGCATGGGAGTGTTGGAATGAGTGATTGGTCTTCTTCCGCCTCTTCTTCGACCTCGCTTTGGTCGTCCACCGGTACCTGCCCACGAGGGTCGATGAGGTCTGATTCGTCCTTGAACGTCACGGCTTCTTCTCACGTTCAGCTGTGTCAACGAGCTCATGGAGCTGGATAACCTTTCGCAGACCCTCCTCAAGAAGCACTTCATAGGGGTCAACCGGTAGCGTGCTAGGGCCAAGAGCAGAGCTGTACCCAGCCCTACCACGGGCCAGCTCACGTACGGTCTCATGGGTGATACCGTCACCGACCATGAACGGCTGCCCTCCAGATCCTATCTCAACCAGCTCCGGATGCGCGTCCAACAGGTCATGTACCTTCTTGGTGGTCCCGTCATCGACTAGGACCGGGCCAGACTTGTAGCTGTCGTCCATGAGAGTTGGGCCGGCATTGGTCCGCACGATGGCTTCGAACGCCTCATTCTCTGAGATCACCCCATCACCCATGAGGCTGTAACCCTTGAGCACGTTGAGCCCGTCAACAATGACCACCGGCTTCATGTCAGGGGCTGGCGGGGGAATGGTGCTCAGCTCTTCTCTCCCCAGGCAGAGCACAGGACAGTACTCCGAGTACTCGTCTCGGGTCCATGCCCCCAGCCGTACATTGTACTTGGCCAAGAGCGCCTCCTCACTCGCCACCGGGACAGCTAGAGAGCGCCAACCACCCTCCAACCGGTTCATCAGGTATAGGTCCCCACCGGTACCGTCCCGACGGATTACTGTATTGCTGAACAAGTTTTGCTTTGCCATGTCTTCACCCTCATTGGATTATCGTACTGCTGAACAAGTTTTGAGTTTCACCCCTAGTGGATTAACCCTCTACTGAACAAGTTTTACTTGAGTACGGTACTGACCCTCATGGCTTCCTTCGGAACCCATGACTGTACTCAGCCCCAACATCCGCGATCTCCCAAAGCACTTTCATCTCTGAGGCTGGCTTCTCATCGTCATGGAGTGTCGGTAACTCCGAGCGTGGTAGACTGTGCACCGGACAGTACTCCGAGTATTCGTCACGAGTCCACTCCCCCAGTTGAACGTTAAAGACCCTCAGCAGGATCTTCTCACTGTTTATGGGGATAGAGCTAAACTGCCACCCAGTAGCCCGAGTATTCATCAGGTAGAGCTTCCCATCCCTGCGTCGAACTACTACTTCGGAGACTAAGTTTATCTTTGGGGTTGCCATACCCTACTATTACGCGTAGGCCACCCAAGAACTCAACCAACTTTATACTTTCTACGTGTAAGCATAGTATCGGTTCATACTTGTATACAGGTTTCAACGATACTTTAGCTCACCATGTGTGCAAGCACTAGCTTCGTAGCTATAGCTACGAACGCATCCTCTAACCATCATGTGCGCATCTACCCCTCTCAGACCTATAGCTCTGAACCGCTCCTCTGCCTACATACTAGAACGTCGAGGGAGCCATTCAGGGTTATCCATGAACCCACCCACCCCAACCTGTCGCTTCGCGCCTCGTTCAGGTGCGTGTATCCTACCATGATACTTTTCACAGTGAAACACAGGGCGCCGGAGGCGCGATGTCATTCGTTGTGTGTTTTACTGTGAATCTAAGCAGGCCACACGAAACACACGGTGAACTGCAGTGAAAGTGTGTGCTGGTTCGATTGGAGTATGGAAACACACAACATATCAGCGCGCGGAAGCGCATTGAATTGTGGGTTAATTGTGAATGATTGGTTATTTTAGAATTTCGGACCGGGTGGGTTTGGTATTTGCGGGGTAGGCAACCGTGGTCCAGCGTGGTCCGTTTGAGTGGACCACGAAAAACTACATGTAGGGGGACCACGAAAAACTACATGTAGGGGGACCACGAAAAACTACATGTAGGGGGACCACGAAAAACTACATGTAGGGGGACCACGAAAAACTACATGTAGGGGGACCACGAAAAACTACATTGTCACCCTAGAGGGCCTCTTGGTGTATACTACCGATGAAGTGGCTGAAATACGCTCTAGGGTAGCAAAAGTCAGGTTCACGGAGAGCCTTTATCAAGCAATGGCGCTCCGCGCCCGTGCAGAAGAAAGAACTATATCGGAGTGGATACGGCTTCTAGTAGCTGCCAAGCTCAAGGGCCAAGAGGTATCACCCTCACTGACTGGTTCTCAGGAGCCAGATCAACACTCTGAGAGTAGTGACGACGAGGCAGGTCTCATCCTGGTAGGGGCAGTTGAGGGTGGATCTTCACCCAAGCCTTTGGAGGTTGGTAGCGACGAGTGGGCAGACCTATTGGCTAGGGCAGACAGTTTTGAGGAGGACGGGCGATGACTGACAGGCCCATGTATGTGTACTTCGTGTAAGCTATTGGGGCAGGCATCATCAAGATAGGGGTGACGACAGACGTAGCCCGGAGGGTGTCTGACCTACAAGGGTGCTTTCCCTATCAGCTCAAGCTGTTGACCTTCATCCCTGGTGGACCCAACCTTGAAAGAACCCTCCACATGCTCTTCCACGAACACCGGTTCCGAGGCGAGTGGTTCAGCGCTGAACCTGTACGGTATTGGATAGCAGCTGGATGTGTTGTCCCTGACGAGTTACCGGTCAATGGGCTTGGTGTTCCAAGTGAGATTGGTCAACTTGTCCCTGAGGTCATTCGGGTTACAGTACGGGAGCGAGCCACACCAACTGAGCCACCAAGGAAGGTATGCGCTTCCATACCAAGTGACCTGTGGTTGAAGTGCAACAGGTCAGTGATTCTATCTGTGATGGAGGGAACGAATCTCACCTGGGATTCTTTGGTGACGGAGGCTTTGAGCAGGCTGGTTGAGTCTTCAGCTGAGGTTGATACTTCGTCTACGGGCTCTGACGATATGTCATGGCTGGACGGGATGGAGTTTGAGGCCGAGGATTGACCGGTGTCAAAGTTTTTCATGAGCAACTCATCCATGCTGCAACCTTGTGACGGGTGTCGGTACAGTCCTGCTACCTATCCTGGGAAGGGCTATCTTGGTGAGCGAGTTGATCAGGTGTCAGATGGGGGCTTTGACTGGGAAAATTCATGTAGTAGGGGTCATTCGGTGTCGATAACATGGGTTTGGAATGAGGATCATGAGCGGGTCATTTACATGTTTCGGTTACCGTTTTGGACTGAGTGTGGTGACCGGGAAGAGCCATATGACGGGCCGAGGGTTAGTCGTTACTCAAGGGAGCCTGTGATTTGATCTATGCCAACTGATCCGATGCCAGCACCGTGTGACAAGTGTCGATTCAGTCCTTCGATGTATCCTGGGAGGGGTGTTGTTGGGGTGGATGCGATAGGTCGGGAGCCGGATTCGATTTATACTTGGAGGGGGACTTGTGCTCGTGGGTACGAGGTGTTGGTGTCCTGGAGCTTTGACCTTGATGAGACTGGGGGTATAGACCATCAAAGGGCCATTCACTTGTATCGATCTCCAGCCATGATATGTTCTGACTGGGAGGAGCCATACCTTGGGCCACGGGTTTCAAGGTATGCTCGCAAGCCGGTGATCTGACGTTACTCCGAAGGCGGTTCAGTCATAGAGTGGCTATCGGAGCTAAGGTACCCTACTGGTTCACCAGGTTTAGATTGATCTGGAAGTTCACGACCGAGGTGGATCTTGTCACCGTCAGTCCAACCCTGGATGTAGGCATTTGAAGCTGGTTCTGAAAACGAGGTACATCTATCGGTCAGATCTGGGTGTAACTCATCCCTGGCTTTCTTGGCTTTAGGAAGCCTGCTATCAAGCAACACTATGGCGGTAGTCGATGACTCTTGTTTGAGTTGATTAGTTAGTTCCTTCAGTTCCCTGCGAATCGAGTCTGTGAGGCCTTTTCGGTAACTGTCTGCGTTTCTTATCCCCTGGCCTCTAGTGTTAATTCGAGTGAGATTGTTGACCTGTTGTTTGATGCTGTCGTACTGTATCCTGAGCATGGCTACATCAGAGGGTAGGCCAACTACTCTAACCTCAATTCGTTTAGGTCCTACCTTCGGGCGGCGGGTATGGTAGTAGATTGAGCACCCGTATTGTTTGGCGAGGTCCAGGATGAGCAGACCCTTCCAGCGGTGGATTCTACCTGCAAACTCAATTGGGTATTCACATTCAGAGGGTATCTCGGTCGCCACAGTGTAGGTCTGGAGGAGATCGACCTGGGTCAATCTATACTTCTGCATGAGTCGTTCGGCAGCCCCGATAGCAGTGGAAGCCTCATGCTCGGTCGTGTTATCAGCCAAGTCGTAGAGACTTCTGACTCTTCTAATGACTTGCTCTAAGGTACCCTCTGGCATGGCTTCAAAAGTATACACTAAACTGACACTAACGTTCTGGCCGATTGTATCTATTCCACCATGGGGGGATTGGGTCATAGAATCGATCCACGGTGTAGTCCCTCCTCATGTGGCATAACGAAGATCCTCGGTATCACATCAACAAGCGAGCGAACATACTGATTCTCAGGCCTACTGGAGGGGTGAACTATCGGGTTGGGCAGGGGCAGGTTGAGACGAAGAATGCGTGGATGATCACGACCTCGTTTGAGGACCATGCTCACATCGACGACTGGGACCCTCTATGGTGGTGGGACTTGGCTCCTAGTCTACCTGGGGCGGGCGTAGGGGAGCCTGGGGACACGGTTGATGGGGTTCGAGCGGAGTCGGTAGTGGAAGCGCTCTCCAAGGTGGTGGGCCCATCCTGGTCCTTGGTTCAGGAGCTAGACCGTCTGGGTTTCAAGGCAGGGGTATCCCTAATCGACTCTCGGGGAGCCCGTGTTGCATTATTCGAGCAAGTAGCGTATGAGGCTCTGATACAGGCCTGATTTCGCCTAGTTATATCGGATCCTCACCTACATGAACAGATACTCTGAGTTTTTTAGTACCGTGTACGATGAACCCTCTCCGGCGGACCATTTTGGCAAGGGGGCGCATTACTCTGTTCTACGGGCGTTGGTTTGGGTTCCGCGGATGAAGTTTCACGACTTCGCTGTTATCTGGGATGAAGACCATGATCAGCGGATCCTTTGGGTAGCTGAGCAGCTCTATGTGCGTCTTCTACTGCACAATGTGTTGTTCATTGGTGAGCGCTCGACTCATGTGACGGTACTGACTATTGACTCGGTCGATAGTCAGTTTGAGGAGAGTTTTCGTGAGATCTGCGGGAAGGTGTCCTCGTATTGTGCTCACATCACTATAAGCCCGTTTCGAAGGGGTGGGTTGGGTATCATTGATGCCTCAGCGGATCAAGTTGAGTGGTACTTGGAGGGAATAGTGTCGCTTTGGTCGTTGGGGACACGGGAGCCGGACCCGGATGCCACGCCCCTGTGATGGTTGTCGGTGGTGTCCGACCACGTATCCGAGTCGAGGGGCTACTGGAGATGAGGTAGAGCGGTCCCCTGACTTTGGGTGGGAGGGGACTTGCCTTCGTGGGCATTCGGTTGGTATCCTCTGGGAGTGGAAGAAGCCAGGGGATCCCAATAAGGTCCCGGTAATTCGGTTGTATCGGGCGAACACGCATGACGATTGTTTGGACTGGACGCCGATGATTCGTGTATCACGGTACAACCGGGAGCCGGTAATATGATTGAAGTAACACTAAAAGCTAGTGAAGGTGGTAACCCTGTACGGGTGACTAGAATTACTGGTCTCGATGTCCAAGAGACAGAGGACCTGTGGAACTCGATACTTTCTGCTCTTGACCCTGGTATGTCAGATCTTCAAGCTATGATGGTGGCAGCGACTCAGGTTGTTTATGGTCGCGGTAACCTTGAGCTTTGGACAGTTACCCTTCAATGGCCTAGTGGGTTAGTGAGTCAGCTCGGGTACTCGGTTACGGGTTCAAGCCCTGAGGTAGTCCCATCAATCCATTGAGTGAGTCGATACGATAGGTCGCCGGTGATCTGACATGCCTACCATTGAAGTGGATGACAGTGACGTAGTGTTTGTGGTCAAGGGGCGTGGGGGCTTACGTGGGGGTTATCACGAGTTGGGGCCGAACGACTTAGTTGTTGTGATGCAGGTACTTGAGGGTGAGTATGGCTATAGTGACGGGAGTCCAAGATCTGTGGGTCGAGTTTGGATAGGTGGGACTCGACTCACGGGGTTCAATCGATTTGGGTTCACGATGGAGAGTGGGTTTGGGCCTTGTTCTGTTGAAGTCACATTTCCAGAGGCTACGGGTTGGTATGAAAACCTAACCAGTCGGCTTGAGCCAGTTGTGACTATTCGGTATTCAGGGGATACTGTTGAGCCGGTTCAAGTTACGGAGCCTGAACGATATATTGGGGTACGGATTTCGAGATACAACCGGGATCCGGTGATCTAACCCCATCGGTGTACTTGTGGTATGGACAATCAAGCTCAGGGGTCGAGAATACTAGGTCGAGAGCGAGCGAAGTTGATTCTGGAGTGGTACTCCTGTTTTGACCAGCTATTCGCGATGATGCCCAAGGAGAAAAAGACACCTTCAGAAGGGGTGACACTTGAGGAGCGGAAGATCTTTGATCATGCCACCGAGATATACAACCAGTTGTATGGGGTTCCTGGACAGAACCTCTTCACCGACGCTGAAAGCACTTTTTTGAGTGACATCGAGATCCCGGATGAGGATCGTGGGTCATGGGTATCCACACGGTTCTGATCCCCGGTGTAGGTGGTTTGGAAAGGGTTTGTATGCCGTACTTAGAGATGTCGCATTACTTGGGTCCGAAGAATGCTCTGACGGATGAGCAGGTTGTAGTCATCAATAGGATCAGGGGTAAGTTTCTGGCTTTGGCCAATGAAGTAGCTCAAGAAGTTCATGCCAATCCGGCTCGTGACAAGGCTTTCGACCTATTGCTGGAGGCAGTTGAACAGGTGGAGCTTGCGGTTCAACGACCGTCCTGTTTAACACGGGATATCCTCTCGATTGCGTTCGTCAATAAGAACAGGATGGACAAGAAGGTAACCGACATTTGGGTGAACGCCTACAATTGCGCGGATCTCCGCAAGTTGTGTCATGACATCTTCGAGCATGAAGCTGATAGTTCAGCCTTGGTACAAGGGATACAGGGCAAGATTTGGGGGGCGACGGTTCACACGTCTCGTTTGATACCTCAGCAAACGTTTGTCATCGTGGCGGAGGGTGAGGAGAACCTGACTCGGGACCAGGCGCCGAGTGAGTTCCAATTGACACGGTTCTAGGTTCCAAGTGCATACACGTCAGAGCTGCTCAAACACTTTGCATCCGAAGTGTCCACAATGTGGGAAGAACCCGACCAATAGACCTGAGGAGGAGGTTATCCTCAAGGGTTCCTGGGTGTGTCTCAAGTGCGGGTATCGGATGAGGGTGTATCAGGTAGTTCGGTATGTGACGGAGCCGATAGACGGCTGGTCCTCGGTGTAAGTTGGACCATGGACAACGAGAAAGACACCGAGGAGCTCTCCCAGCCGACTCACGACCCGGTCCCGGAGTATCCGTTTGCGACGTCACCTTTCTGTGATGAGCCACAGCCGCCGGAGATAGCCCGGGACCAGACGGTGACTCACACGACGGTTGGTGGTCGGGGTGTAATAGGACGGATCAAGTAAATGCTGATTCAACTTGCGGGCAGGTTCGTCATTGACCCGGTTCAGTACCCTCGTCGGCTTGTCGTGGAGCTGGATTGTGGGGATAGTTTCACGGGCGAGGGGCATCCTGAGTGTGGGGTATTCTCGGGCCGGTTTGATGGGTTCAGAGATCTTGAGGAGATGAACCAACGGATGCCTGAACTCCCTATTGAAGAGGAGTGTGGGACTCATCGGTTCGAGATCCGGGCGCCTAATCGTTCCTGTGAGCATCAATGCCTGAGGTATCACTATGTGGCTATTGGGTGGGAAGGGCGGGTCTACGTGGCGTATCCAAGGGCCACGGAGATAACGCTTGGGGACGTGGAGGGGGCTTGGTCTGTGTCGATTGAGTGTGGCGCCCATGGGGTGACGGTCCTGATGTCTGACTATGCGCCATGGGATGAAGAGGGCAGTCATGCTTGAGAAGCTGGTCTATGACCGTGATGACGGGTTCTACGATGAAAATGGAGTAGCTTGGGCGACCCGAGCTGCCTACCTCAAGCAAGGTGTCTTACCTCTATGTGACTGCGGGGACTCGGATGCAATCCTTCGGTACATCGTCGAGATGTTTCGGCTCCATGTTGGGCAGTCCACGTGGGCTACTACCAACCATGACGACCTGCCGGTGATGTTCTTCCTGTCGTGGGCGACCAACCAAGACTACATCGAGCATGGGGCGACTATCCGGTGCTCGTGGCTGACGGCCAAGGGTGAGGAGCTGCTCAGGGACATCGCCACTGTACTCGAATAAGGTTGACCATGCCTCTCATTGTCGAGTGATATCTTAAGCAGATAGAGGCCCTAGAAGACGACTGCAACGACTCGGGCATACGGGCTCGGATCAAGTGGTATATCAACTGGGTCATCTCGCAGGGTGGGCCGTCGCACATCACAGCGGATCAGAAGCGCGAGATCTACTCAGCGTACTTGTTCAATCGAGATGGGCGGAACAAGTTCGCGCAGTCGATGATTCAGCCGGTACAGGTACGGTACAAGTACTACCGGGAGATCCTAGATACCCGGGCTCAGCCGATAGACTGGACTTGGAACCGGGTGTTGAAGGGCCTTCAAGAAGCGATTGTCGAGTACGAGAACTTCATCAGCATCTACCCTGACGGTGAGCGGTTCATTCCAGCTGTATGCGAGGTACGGGCGGGTTTGGTACGGCTAATCGCGTTGTTGGAGGAAGTGATTGAAGTGGTTTCTGGGCTTGATCCTTACGAGGAGATCCCTGGGGTTGGGACCCCGCTTCTGGTGACCCAGACAAGTGACGAAGATGGACCTCCGGTGTAGCTTGCTTTATGTCAACTGAGAGCGCCCTATCAGCCGTAGAGAGCCCTGTCGAACCTCGCAATATATCCAATGAGGATAGAATTTGGTGGTACATCGAGCTGACTATAGCTAAGCAAAAGCAACCTGGGTCATCTGATCATTGGGATAAAGTCAAGAGGAAGATTTACTCTGACTACTTGTTCACTAAGCAGGGGCGGGAGAAGCTAATTCAGAGTATGGTTCGGCCGAGTTTGGCTCGGTACAACTACTATCGGAAGCTAGTCGATACCCACACTGAGAGCCTTGATTGGTCGTGGGGTGGGGTACTTGAGGGGATCAAGGATCTTATCATTGATCATGAAAACCTCATCAGTGTTATGCCTGAAGAAGAGCAGTTTTCCGGGCCTTTCTTCGAGATCAGGTCAATAATTCAGGATATGTTCACGTTGTACAAGGATGCCTTGAAGGCGAGTGACGGGCTTGATCTATCCGAAGTGATTCAGGGGACGGCGCTGACGGAGGCTGATCGATTACCCCTCGACACGTCCTCTCCATCGGTGTAGGTGGTAGCCATGACCGTGAAAAGGACAGCTGCGCCGAAGGTACCCAGGATCAAAACAACCCCAGTATCCGACGCAATATTTACCGTTCGTGACCTGCAATGGGCCTTCAATGAGTGGATGCGTCGCTATATTGCTCAACCTGATGAGTTCATGAGGGAGTTTCAGAGCGTCCAGGGGTTCCAAAAGAGCAAGAGCAAACCGAGTTACGGCAAAGATTGCACGTCCTATCTAGCAAAACTGCTCAAGGAAAGAGGCGAGAAGCAAGCGAAGCGGGCCTCTCGCTGTTCATACTAGCTACCTCACACCTTGTGCTTGAGCACTTCGATTCTCTCGTGGGTCTTCTGGATGTCCTCAGGGCTCATGTAGTCCAGGTTGATTCTGAGCTGAGTTTGGAGTGATTCGAGTTCGAGGCGCGCGAGGTACTTCTTCTCAGCTGGGCCACTACGGGGCTTGATGAGGTACTGGACGGTCCCACTCAGCTTGCGCTTACCCACAATGGTTCCCGTAGGCGTCTCGGTCCCAATCGGGGTGGTCTTCAGGACGAAGGTGGCTCCTTGGTCGTTGTCCCATCCTCGGCCTTCGACATGGGCCCCCTCCTCTTGGATGTGGCAACCGGGCTTCCACGGAGTGTGGGCATCCTCTTTGGGGATATGCTCAGGCTTCTTGAGTCGACCATTCTTGTCGAGGTAGATGACTTCCACGGTCGAGTCGAGGTAGCGCTGCCTTACCCTTTTGGCTTGGTCGCGCTTGTAGTAATCATCCCACTCTTGGAATAACCGAGTCAGACTGACCTTCTCGTCCTTTTTAGGGCCGAGGGCGATTGAGATGCTTCTGGTGAGGCTTCCAGGACCCCCTTGATAGATAGGGCCCGTGACATCGTAGTCAGACTCTCGGAGGGCATCAATGAAGGCTGGCCAGTTCTCCCCTTGGGAGGGCATGTGCTCGGCGCGTTCGACCAGCTCCTTGATGATCGGATCAGTGCTCATAGTAGTTAGGACAGCATAGATGAAGTATGTGGCCTAGGTCTCGAACTGAATCACTTCTTCTTTTCTCAGTTTCGGGGCCGAGGGCGCCGGATCAGGTTCTGGCTCTGGTAGAGGACGTTCGTGGAGCGTGGCTATCTCCTTGTGGACCAGGTTTCGAATGAAGTTCGCCCTGGTGATGACGTTGGATATGCCGAGGGATCTGATGGCCCTATTCTGTTCAGCGACCAACTGGTCGAGATCGTTCATCTCTCCCTCGGTCAAGAGGATGGCTACAGTGCGGTTCCGTCTCTCGCAGGGTGGTTTGGTCTTAGGGGGCATGGGGACCTATTCTTGGCCACAGGAGTGGATTGGATGTCTTTGGTGACAGGATGGGTGGGCCGGCAATACCTCGATGGGCTTGAATTTAGGTTGCTTGCGCTTGTTCCGCTTCATGAGGATCTTGGTCCGTAGAATCTGTTGCTTGTTATTGATGTCGTCCGCGCATACTTTGCGCATGGCTTTATCTGGGTCGAGACCTCGACGGATCCAGATCCAGTACCACCGGGCATCGTTCTCGTTACCGAACTTGGTCAAGACACGTTCACGTTCCTCTTTGGGGAACCCTGACGAGGCTTGCAGGTATGTGTAGTTCGAGTAAGGGAGTCTGGTGGATTGCATGCTCACCAAGTCTCTGAGTGTCAGAGCTTCCATGGGCATCAGGTTGATCTCTTCAATGGTCAGGGATTCTTGATTCAGGGGCATGTGGCCCTTTCATGGGTTTGTGGATTATCTCTGGTGTAACTGGGTGAGCGGTTCGGACCCGAGCTTTGGAGATTCCAAGACCGAACAACCCAGTAGGAACACCGGAAGAGCTCTGGCCCGATAATGGGGTCAAGGTTCGCCTCCGACTAGACCTTGACCTCGCGCATACTCAACCTTGGGGTAGTTGCTGTTCAATGACTCCGGACACGAACTCGATGATGGCCTCGTCGGTTGGGGGCCAATCGATGGGCTCATTGGTAACCTCACCATAACCTGGCATAGCACTGAGTCGTCGATCGAAGGCGTCCTTTCGGGCTTGCATCTTGGTTCGAAAGGCTTCGGTCTCCTCAGGCGTGAGATCAAACTCCTCAAGTATGCCATCGAACGGCTCTCCACTGTTGATGTAAGATACCGCAATATCCAGGGCCCTCACGACGATTCGAGCCTCACTTTCGGTCAATTCTAGTGTTACATTGGGCATGAGTATCAGAGTAGCACGCAATTCGGGCCCTTGTCCAGCTTGACTTATTGCAACTCTTTCTGGTATGGCTGTCGCCATGATATTCGTAGTGACCGGGCCCACTAACTCGAAGGAACAACGGACGATACTCGTCGAAGCGCCGACCAGTGATGCTGCCGCTCTTGGTGCGGGAGTTGCACTCGGGGTTGAGGTAGGGGGTCACGCCCAGATAGATGACTTCAGAGACCACGAGGGATTACCAATACATCCGCTCGACAGACGTTACCCAATGCTACGAGTACTACAAGATCACGCCGGCAAGGTTGATTAAGGTTGACAATAATGGGAATTTGGTAGCCATACCGGACACAAATGAAGTATGCCATCAGCAGTAGACAAGCGGCGGTTGAAGGATGGGCAAGAAGCACTTGAGCTGGGGACGGATCTCCCCACTGACTTGGGTGAGCTTCAGACGTTACGGGATCAGCTTCACGATGGGGTAGCGGCCCTTCAGTCAACGGACGACCTCGGGAGCGAGGCAGCAAATCAAGCGGCCTGGGACGACATGTTGGAGCTTCAGAGGCGGTATGACCGGGTAGTGAAGAAGATCAAGAAGTTGGAGAAGAAGTCATGAGCTACGAGATTCGATACAGGGACAAGTATACAGGTAAACAAGAGGTTCACACGTATCGTGGCAATGATGCTGGGGCCGAGGGCTGGGCGCGGGCTTTGTCTCATGATCATGAGTGCAAGGCTGAAGCAGTCCGGATTGCGGACGGGCCCTATGACTCCTCGGGGAAGGTCACTCACCTGATCACGGTGGGCGATGACCAGAAGTCGTGAGGCGACCAAGTGCTGGGGAGCTTGAGACCTTCATTGTAACTGACTATGCCGGGGCGCCACCAGAAGCTGTTCAACTCTTTGAGAGTGAGTCTGGTGATGGGGTTCCAACAGCGATAGTTCATCATCCGGAGACAGGATGGTTCGTAATTCAGACCTCGGGTCAAGGTCCGTACATTATCTGGCCCGTTGAGGAGAAGAAGTCATGATGTTCTTGGTTACGGGGCCTAAAGGGCGTAGCGATTGTCAGACACTAGTAGTTGAAGCGCAAACAGCGGACGATGCCGCCATCGCTGGTGGTACTAAGTTAGGTTTAGAGGTCACTGGATTTATGCATACCGCTGATTTCAGGAACCCTAGGTCGTCTCGGGAGTATGAGTTCACACGCCACCTGGAAGATGGTGCTCCCCAGTTGGTCTCCTTGAGGGTAGAGCCGACTGAGGTTCTCCAAAGTTGAGATAACTCATGTCCAAGTTCGTTGCAGACTTAGCAAAGCGCATTGGTGTTCCCTACCTCGCGGAGCGCGACCATGAGAGGCTTCTAGGGCATCGACTGAAGGAGGTTCCGCAGGAAGAAGCTATCAAGCAGGGGCTCTTCCCAACTCGTCGCTTCCGCTCACCTACAGGTGAGATACTCGAAACGGATGAGTTCCCCACCATGGATCACGAGCAGCTGACCGATGAAGTTTGGACCCATGAGAACTGGCCCACTGACCCAAACAACACGGTCTTGGAAGCTCTGCAGAAGGTCCCTCATGGGATCATTGCGATCTACTACCACATGACCTGCCTGAACCTCGTCTTGGTGACCCCGGAGCGTGAGTTGATTGGTATCCGGAGAACAGCCCTTTATGATAGGAATGAAGTTCAGGCTCTGAACCGATTGAAGAAAGCTGCGACAGCATGAAGTCCGATAGCCTTGAAGACAGGATGCGACGACTTGAGTGTTACCACTCGATGGCGGCCCTTCCCGGTGCTTGGATGGTTATTCGCGTTGATGGACGGAGCTTCACTCGATTGACCAAGGTGTTTGAGCACCCCTTTGACCACAAGTTCCACGACTACATGGTGGCGACGGCTCTTGCCCTACTAGTCGAGCTGGGTGGGCTCTACGCCTTCACGGAGTCGGATGAGATCAGCGTTCTCTTACCCCGTGATACCGACTTATTCGGTCGAGAGATCGAGAAGCTGGTTTCGGTGTCCGCGGGCGTGGCAAGTTCTATTTTCTCAGTCAAACTGAGTTATCCGGCTCACTTTGATAGTCGCGTGTGGGTTGGGGTTTCGAATGATGACGTGGTCGACTACTTCAGATGGAGGCAGTCGGATGCTTCCCGGTGCTGCCTCAATGGGTGGTGCTACTGGACGCTTCGAGGCAAGGGCAAGAGCGCCTTGGAAGCGACGAAAGCTCTTGAGGGCAAGACCTTCAGTGAGAAGAACGAGCTCTTGCACAAGCACGGGATCAACTTCAATAACGTTCCTGCATGGCAAAAGCGGGGTTGCGGGATTTACTGGGAGAACTTCGAGAAGAACGGGTTCAACCCCAAGAAGAACGAGACGAGTATGGCTTTGAGGAGAAGGGTCTATGTAAACCGAGACCTCCCTCGTGGGCCAGAATATGCTAGTCTCGTGACTAAGTTGTGTCTCGGTCTGGGTGTGCTTAGATCGGATGAGTGAATTCAATGGACCTAGTCATACTTGTGGGCCTACAAGCATCGGGGAAGAGTACATTCCGGATGGCGGAGTACCCGAAGCATAGTGTCGTGAGCAAGGACATGATGGGTCGAGACCGGAAGAGCGGGGTGTCCAAGTCGGCTCGGCAGGCGCAACTCATCCGAGAAGATCTGAGTGCTGGGCGCTCAGTGGTTGTGGACAACACGAATGTGACGTTGGAAGAGCGGTCTGAGCTGATACAAATCGGCCGGGAGTACTCTGCCTGGGTTGTGGGGTATCACTTTAGGTGCTCTACCCAGCAGTCACTAGATCGCAACTCACGGAGGGTCGGGAAGGCTTTGATACCTCGTGTGGGCATTCTAGCGAAGGCAAAGTTGTTCGTTGCCCCAACCCTGGCGGAAGGCTTTGACGAGCTGTACGAGGTCGTGTGGGGTCCGGAGAAGACCTTCCTCAAGGCTAGTGTCTTGGTATGATCTCAAAGGCGATTCGCTGGTTCGAAGTCCCAACAGATGCACCGGCTGGGTTCCACACCACTTCGACTCCGATTGTCTGCCTGAACTACAAGGACTATGACAACCGGAATGCAGGCGTTGAGGCATGGTTCCTAACGCATGACATAGCGATTGTCACCCTCATCAGTGAGTGGGCTGACCCTCTGTTTGAACAACTCACAAGGGGTGCTCAGGACATGGTTGACTATGCGGCCTCTGATAATGAGTACGGGTTCAGAGACGGGAACTTCTACGGGGCCTACTGGATTCATCGTGAGGATAGGGGCTATGCTGTTGTGTATTTGGGCCTCGCATATGCGAGTCTGACCAACGAGCTAACCCCTATTCAGGGGATGAAGGAGCTCCCTGCAAGCCTCGCGAGTCACTTGTGGTTGACCCCACAGTTTGCTGTCCCTCTTCAGGTCGAGGTTAGGCTCCCTGATGAGCCACAGGTTCGTCGAGTATCGCGGTACAATCGGGCTTGGGTGATCTAAATGGTGATCCAACCAGGGATTACCTTGCAACCTCGTTCCAGGCCTTCTGGTAGATGTCATCACGGTTCCGGCGCCAGCCCTCAAGGGTACAAGCATCATTCTGCCAGTGATAGTCAGACCTTGGGTTGTTGCTGGCATAGGCCGAGAGCCAGATGTACTTCTTGCAGGCCTCGAAGAACTCGTCTTCGGTCATAGTGGCGAGCTTGTCGGCGTACTCTTGGCGGGGAGGGCCGTCGTTGCTCTTGCCGGGGATAGTGACCTTGCCGTTTTCGAGTACCAGTTCAACCCCGCAAGCAAAGAGGGAGCGTCGTTCAGTGTTCATGACTAATATTACGCGCGAGAGGGGTCAAAACTCAACCTCTTGGTGTAACAAGTTGGCATGAAACTCATCATCAACGTGATTTCTCTACTCTTTATGATTGCCTGGTGTCTCCCCTGGACGAACGAGGCTGATACTCAGAGAGCCCTCAGGTACAGTGGTTTCACAGAGGTGCAGACCCGCGGGCATGGCTTCTTTGCGTGCATGGGTGATTGGTCGGCCACTGAGTTCGAGGCGACCAATCCAATTGGTTTGAAGCGGGTCCCCGGTGTCGTATGTTGCGGGCTTGTCATGAAGGCCTGCACGGTTCGGTGGTGATGATGGACAAGCGTTGGTTCGAGAACCATGCCTTCAAGTTCGAGGCGACCCCAGAGGAAGCTGAGAAGATCAAGGATTGGATTGATGAGCACCGGAAGGCTTGCAAGCCATCGAATGTGGTTGGAATGCTCTTCGATACCAACTTCTACGTGAAGTTCACTCCTACTGGGTGTGGTGATATTGTTTCCGTTGGATGCTCTGCTTGCAAGGCCCAAGAGACAGTCACCAATGTGAAGAACTTCTAACCCTGGATAAGGTGGAATCGTGAGCTTTACGCGAAGAGATACACTATGGACGTCAATCTACTTGCTATTCATGGCCAGTAGTGTCCTGTTAGCACGTGGGTATCGACGCGAGTTTGACGCAGTTGAACGACGACTCGATGTACAAGAACGCGAGATAAAGCAGCTGACAGACACGCTTGAGTGTACTGTGAACACTATGGCTGAGATGGCTAAGCAGAACAGGGACCGATAATCCGCTTCGGGCGGTGTAACCGGAGGTACCATGCCAGAAGAGACAGTACCGAGTGAAACCCCATTGCTACCAGGAGCCCTTGCTGTACTTGATGTGGTTGGCTACCACATTGATCGTGAAATTGCATCCGTGAAGGAATCTGGGTCTGATCGGGTGATCTACACTGCCCCAGTGAGCGGTACTACACGAGCCTATATTGATGTTAGGACATCGAGTGGTCAGATCTTTCGAATCCCAGTAGATGAGGACATCATAGTCAATATCTGTAACACTGAAGAGGTCCAAGAGCGATGTCAAAAGGCAATCGAAGGGTTAGAGACGTCTCAGGACAACCGGTAAGCTCTCACGGTACCGAGCTGGACAAGATCCGGGCTATCGAGTTCCCTCGGGCGTGGCTGGAGGCTCGTGACTTGGACCCAAGTCTACCTGAGGCGCCTCCGGATGGTCTCCCTGAGGAGACGAAGCGGGCGATCACCTTGCTGGCTCAAAAGGTCCTCACGCTCGAATCAGAGTGGAGCTGAACCATGGTTAGTGACAGAGTATGTGGGAATTGAAGGACGTTGGCGAACCCTGGTTGGGTCCTATTGGTGGCTGACACATCGAGCGTATGTGGGAGTTGAAGGAAGTGGAGGAAATATGGAGCCTGCAAATAGAAGCAAGTGGTCCTTTGAAGTTGCGGTAAGCAGCAAGAAGTTTCATACCCAAGCGAAGCAACTGGCGAGTCTTCGTGAGCATAGCTTTGAGGAGTTGATTGAGAAGGCTGAATCCACCCAATTAGAGGCCGAGGATGGGATTACGCATGATGAGTTCGTGAGCCGGTTACCTTCAGACGTTCGATCTAAGTACTTGAGTGCGATGGAGTTTCTGAGGCAAATCAACTCAAGCAAGGGTACTTTACTTTCACCAGACGTCAGGTTCGTGTTCAATCCTCGTGGTGGCAAGCCCGTCATAGAGGGGCAAGAAGAGATCCCCATTGATACGGTCACTCAGGTATCCTCGTCCCTTGGTAGTATCAGCGATCTGTCGGATGAGTCCATATTTGGGATTGGGCTCGACCCCTATAACCTCGATTCAGGGGTTCACATGCCCTACGAGGACTTGTTACCCCACATTTGGAACTCGGTTCCGAGGGTTTCTGGTCCAGATCTACGAGGAATCCAGAATCTGGTTACCCATCGCAGCCCTGAAGAGCAAGCCCGGGTTGAGCAAGAGGCTCTTGTTGAAGCACGTAATACAGTGGTTTACATGCCTGATGTAACGCTCAACAGACTATCAATCGAGAATAGTACCTGGGCGCAGTACTACCAACTGGCCCCCTTGAGCACCCGCCCCCCTGTTGAGGTGAACGAAGAGGAGAGAGCCAAAGCTCGGGTCCGGATTGAAGAGGTCAAGGCGCAGTTGAAGGCGCAGTACCTGGACGATGAGGGCCGGATACGTCTCGTCATTCTTCATGGGAACAACGACGATCTCTGCTTAAAGGTTCTCTCCCTCAAGCTGAACAGTGGGATCATCGAAAAGTCACTCATGGAGCTTGCAGACACCTCTTTGAACAACATCGCTGATGTGAGGAAGCTTCGTGAGTACGAACGATTATTCGCGAAAGGGGCCCTCAGTGAGAGCGACATGGGAGAGATCCGTCAGGAGTACCTCAAGATCCATCCTAAAGTTGGGTTGTCAATGGGGGTATTAGCCCAGATGTTATCGGGCTTGCTTCGTCTGATACCTCGTGAGATTCTCAGTATTGGGGCTCTCTCTGACTTACTGGGGTCTACCCCTGCCGTTGTTGAGCAACTGTTGCTTGAACGGTTTTCTACATGATCGTCTCGAACCCTGAACTAGTAACCTGGACCTTCCTCGTGTTTCAAGAGGATCGGCCAGAATGTGGTGACTACGTCGACCCGCGTGGGAACCATTGGTATGTTCGTCGAGTCTACCCAGAGCCCGGAGTAGTCATGCGCGAGCCCTCTCCGCCGGCATGGTACGTTGAGATGGGGTCGGATCATCCGGCGTATCGGATTGAGCCTGGTGAGGAGCTTCGACGGTTCTTCAACCCAGGTGAGATCGGTACTCGAAGGGAGCAGCTGACCAATGTGCTCCGACAAATGGGTCTACCGGGCTTTGACTACGTGGGTGTTTCCCATGATGGGTTTACCCTAATTGCTAACTTCGTGAGTGTGGGCCAGGTTCCTCCGGGCATCCCATCAGAGATTGATGGGATGCCAGTGGTTGGCGTTGTTGTCCCTTTGACAGCTGATCCGGCCCCAAAAGCAACTGGATTTTTCAAAAGGAACTAGACAGTGTCAGGGCATTTGATTATGCTCCTATCACTCGTTTGGTTTCCAGTTCCCCTATACGCTACCTCCTGAAGTAATTCAAGATCAGGGCAAACGGGGGAACTGAGGATCAGACCAGCCATCATCAGTCGCTAGGGATTGGAACCTTGCGAGTAACCAAGGCTTGAGCGGCCCATCTGACACGTGGGCCGTTCGCCTTTAATGGCTCATTCGGATAGCAGGTAGTCCTCGGCGCCCCGGCATGAGTCGAATGGGAGTTCCAACTGTGGAGTCTTCAGTCGCTTGAGATGTCTTCTGGCTCGCTTGATGAGGGGACGAGCAACATCGGAGTGAACGCTGAGGAAGGTCCTGTTCGGTATGAACCAGGAGCCTGGAGGGACACAGGCTAGCCTCAAAAGTCGTACAACGTCTTCTCGGCTGAACAAGGCTAGATCGGTCTCCGAGTGCAGGTCCACATAGAGCAGAAAGCCTTCGTCAGTATCGTCATCCATGGGGCGGTAGTTTACACCCAAGTCACGTCAATTGACAACAATTGTCGCACCATGGTACGACCACGCGATGCCCTTACCCACCCACCTCAAGTGGTACGAGACCTCGGAGAACTTGGATGGTTTGCGCGTCGTCCCGTACTCTCGGGCCGCTGCTAGCTATACTGTTGTTTCAGTTGGAGTGGGTGGGCTACTGGTCAATTGGGAAGATACTTGTGAGAAGTGGCATACTAAGTGGGATAAAACTGAGAATGGTCGGTTTGAGTTCCACTTTGAGCGCCAGGACCACGTGACATTGAGTGAGCCATTGAAGCTGACTCTACCTGTTCTGAAGATCACTGACAGATGGTTCAAGAACAATGGGCGTGTGTTTGATCCAATGAGGACTATGGGGAATCGGGTAAATCAACTCACCAGATTCCTCGGTGACAAGGGGATTTTGATACCTGGCGGGACCTTGTTCATTGTTACTAGGCCGGGAGTCAAGGCTTCATTGGCCGATAGCAAGTCGTATAGTCTGGTCCTTGGCTATTCAACGGTCGAGCCCGAGCCTGAGTTCCACTGCACTCCGATGCATTACTCTGACATCCCTGATCTATGGGTACCTAAGAGCTTGGGTGTGATAAGTGAGCCTAGGCCCCCTCGGGTATCACGGTACGAACGTCCGTGGGTGATCTAGCGATGGCCGTCGATCTGGAATGGTACCTGGATAAGCTCCAAGATGTCACTCAGGAGGAGGATGTCGAGGATGCTGGTCACCGGGCTCGCGTCCAATGGTACCTCGACCTGACGGTAACCCGGCTGCAGGAGATGTCAAGGGACGGGGAAGCCATCCCCATAGAAGAGAGACGGGAACTACTGACTAGGTACTTTTTCACGGTCGAGGGCCGGAACACTTGGGCTCGCTCCCTGGCTAGGCCGGGGGTTGATCAGTGCAACAGCCTGAGGAGCTTGATTGGGACGAAGACCGATCCCTGGCATGAGCTAGTTCGAATCAAGCGGTCAATCATCGAATATGACAACTTCTTCAGCATCTTGACTGAACCGGAGAGGTTCAGTCCGGCTGTCTGCGCACTACGGGCTATCGCGCGGGACCTGTACGACCTGTACGAGATGGTTGACAGAGCGAGGCCCCCTGGTGTACCTGAAGCCAATGACCCACGAAAGACTGCAGCTGATCCTGGCCTGTGTGAACGTCCTGGCGATGATCCTGTCACTAATAGCGATGTTCATCTCGCGGCGGTCATTGAAGAGGACGAACAAGGCGCTGGGTGACATCAAAAAAATGACTGGGGAATCAAAACCATGAGCGCATCGGCTTACGCTAAGGTTCTCTACGGGTTCGAGCTGACTGAGGAGCTACTCCGGGTCGCGGATGGGACGAAGTTCGAATGTCGGTCGAACTCTCAGCACCAGATAGTCCCAGATAGATCCTTCTGTCCTTGCTGCGGCTCTCACGTGGAAGAGGTCGCACGGATGGTCCACTCCCCTCTGCTGGTCGCCTTTGCTCTAAAACACGGGATGTCTGGGGATGCAGCCTACGCCAAGCTATCCAAGTACCAGTGGAAAGGACCTCGGGAGTGGAACACGGATCGGCGCAAATGGGTCTTTGGAGCCATTGTGGCCGAGGAGGGGACCAACAAGATGACCTCGTTTGACCCTATCGGTCCGAAGAAGATCGGTATCGACCTGTTCGAACTAACCAATGTGTTCCTCATGCTGGGCTTCAACCCAGATGAGGCCAGGTACATCCTGATGGTCGAACTAAGCTAGAGTACTGGTGTACTGGTCATCGCATGGACTATGATGACCCAGTCAAGTTCGTTCGAGACTGCCATCAGCATGTGCTTGACACTGGGCATCAAGTAGTTCCAGGTGATGAGCCACTTCGCCATTACTTGGGCTACGTTTGCCTAGAGTGTGAAGGGTACCTTGGTCGACACCTTGTCGCTCAGGACCAAGATGTACTCCAAGAAGTGCGCCACCTGTGGGCAAGAGTTCTACGTGATGACAGCTCGTGAAGCTCTCGATTGGGCTACCAGGACCTTCGAGCGGGTCCTCAAAGGGGAAAAGGTCAGCTGATGATCGAAGATGAGGTCCAGAAGTTACCAGAGAACCTGCGCGAGGTTGGGCGCGAGGTGCTCATCAAGCTCGACGAGTACTTCCACGAGCCAGTCATCGTGAAGCCCGACGATGAAAGACCGCATATGTGGGCTTTCGCCATCCAAACCAACAAGTCACAGTCCGAGGCCGAAGAGCTATTTGACCGATTCTTCTTTGAGTACTGGTACGAGATGGACGACCACAAGCGACTTGAGGGGATTCTTGTGTCCTTGGAGTTCCAAATCCTGGTGTAGATCTCCCTCATGTCAACCGATTACAGTTGTTCTGCTTGCGGGCGGATGCTCGAAGTAACCGATGCCGACGGTTCAGCCATTTCATTGGCTCCATGTACCTGGTGCTTGGCCAGAGCTAAAGATGGATGTCCGGTGGATCCCAAGGTCGGGGAGAAGGACTGCCAGCAAGCAAGAGAGGGTCACTTCGAAGTAGTTGCTTCGCTCAAGGCCAAGTTGCTCAGGTATCGCATAACGAGCCAGTCCTCGACACAATTTCCGGTCCTCTCGTAATAGGGGTCATCGCTCTTCATGCACATGGTGAACTCCGCTTTGAAGCTCTCAAGCTCGTCGGGGGTCAGCCCAAGCTTGTTCAGGTTCAAGTCGTTGCATCCATGGTTGCTGAACTCATCGGCCGACTGATCCAGAACCTTCGCCAATACCTTCAGTTGTGCTCTTGTCATTCCTTCGATTCCCTTGTAATATGCAGCGGTATGCCGAAGTTAACCGCCGGTGTCAAGAGATTCTTGGGGTTCACGCTTAAGCCTAGCGAAAACCTCCACAATGTCTGGATGAACGAGGACAAGCCGGGTGATCCGTTCATCTGCATCTCGCATCGGGGTGTTTGGACTATCACGGTTTCAGTTTACAAGAACAGGTTCGAAGCGGAAGGCTCAACAGAGCGGAAGGCTCGCCTCAACTTCGCTCGCAAGATCAGTTCGACTAAAGAAGCCGTTGGCCTAATCGACGGATGGGCAAAGAGGAAGTGAATGTGGACGCGGCTCGAAAGAGGCAAGCTATCGTTGATCTGGTCGAAGTGATCCGTAGCGACAAGGTGACCTTAGATCAAGCAGTAGAGATGGTCGATGCCGCTCTTGAGGCCGCCCTTGCTGGTCAAGTACGCAGGATCATCGAGCAGTGTGTCGAGATTCTATCTATGTCCGACCTCAAGGGTGATAGACCCGATCAGCCTCCGAGTAGCAGCTAGGTACCTGCGGGCTAAGGCAGTAGGTGACCCTAATGCCTTACTGCACAAGTTCATAGCTGGGGTCGCGTTATTGGAGATCCCCGAGCAGGATATTGCTAAAGCCCGGAAAGTCATCAACGAGTACCTCGAAGCTGAAAAGGTTGGCCCCCATACATGGGAACGAAAGTGGCCTGGATACATTGAAGCTGAGGATCTAGCTTACAAGGCTTGGTTCAAGGCAACGAAAGGGTTTGAAGGTCTTGCCAATGGGGTTCTTGATCCGTTGTTCCTCTCAATCTTGCAGGAAAAGGTCCTACCAGAACCCCTGAGGAAGAAAGTCGAGAAGGCGGCGCTCGTTTATGCCAGTGTTGGCCTTCCGAGGATTAAGCAACGTGGGATTGAAAGAGACCTCGAAAAGTTTGACATCTACGAGAAGCGGATGGCTCAACTCAAGGGCCATCTTGCGGTTGCGATACTGGCCGTTGGGACTGGTAAGGCTCACTCAGAAGGGGGTGAGGGGGCAACTCGAATCAAGGTGGGTGACTTCACACTGGTCAATACTGGGGGCTTCCCTGGTAAGGTCATGGATACAATTACTGACTTGGCCCAGAAGGCTCAAGCACATCTGAAGTCGAAGGGCTTCGGCAAGGTCTGCTACGGAGACATCCAGGTCACCAACAAGCTGATGCGTAACGCCTATGCTTTCTACCTTTTTAACTCTGATGAGATGTTCGTTCGAGCTGACGCAAAAGCCTCCCCGGACATCCTGAAAACCACTATCCATGAGTTAGGACATCGCTATCAACACCAGTTCATGAAGGGTCGTGATTGGGACATTAAACAATTGTACCGTGTGATCGAAAACCAAGAGGATGGTAAGGGTCTATCCGAAACTAAGGCCTTACTTCCCGCTATCGGTGATACTGTGGTCAACAAGGGCAAGACGTTCCAGGTGACTCAGACCATACCCAATGGGCGAGGTTCATGGGTAGTGCACATGGTCACCGAATCCAAGCCAGGGACCAACTACAAGATCGATCTTGATGGTTGGTTGTCTATGAAAGGTGAGAAGACTCGTGACCTCACTCAACCCGACTTCAAAGGCTTTGTGACGAACTATGCCAAGAAGGGTGGACCTAGTGAGAACTTCGCTGAGATGTTCGCATTCTACTGTCTTGACAGGCTCCCGAGAGCATTGGTCGAGCCATTTGAGACTTTGGTGGGAAAATGACTGACCCTATCACGCTACGGGTAGCAGCCCGATACAAGACCGCTGAAGTGTCGCTTTGGGACGCGGCCGTCAAAGAAGTTGAGGCCTTCAACAAGAAGTATCAGAATGCCAAGAAGCTCAAGTCTCCCCTTGACGAAAAGGGGATCAAGGTACTGGGTGGCCTAAAACCCAGCAAGAAGAGACCTTTTGTCGAATGGGTCAAAGTGTGTTGCCCAGAGCGCCTTGATCGGCTTGCTGATGATTATGTGACGGATCACATGGTCGAGGAGGTTCTCGCTAGGAAGACCCCTCTTGAAGATTTCTTGCAGAATCTAGACAAGTACCGAGCCTGCATTCAGGACATCTTGAATGGTGTTGCCCCCGCATCGTTCACCTATGGTGGATTTTCCGTAGTCAACGAACATCGAATGTCAGACCACTTCTGTCGGGAAACACTTGAAGGTGTCGACTACTTGAATGCGCTCTTCAAGAAGCGTGGGTGCGAAAAGCTACTCACTGAAGGTGTGAGTTCAATTCAGGTAGTACCGACGAATGATGACCTTGAGATGTCCCACAATACTGCTGGGACCTACTCATCTAACACAAGACAGATCTCACTCTCTGGTAGTACTATCAGGAAGGGTACGGGACGATTCATCGCGTGGGTGAACGAGGTTTTCCTTCATGAGTTTGGTCACTACATTCACCTGAGCTATCTTGCTTCTGAAGCCAGAGAAGAATGGGACAATGGTTGGAAAGCTCAGTCCGATGAGGGTGGTGTTCTCACGGTCAATCAAGCGGATCGACATCGACTGTTCGAGATCCTAAAGTCGAACAGCTACAACGTGCAGGCTACCTATGGAGAGCTTGAACCTGACGACAAGGCTAGATACCTGACTTGGTTGGGTCAGTGTAGCCTGGGCGCTGCCGTCATAGAGCCCAGTGGGAAGTCAGTGAAACCGACCCGCTTGGGGAAAGATGTGCTCTTCATGGTCAAGCACCCAGACCGCTTCCCTGATTACGGTCCGGCTGGCATGAAAGACTCTGATCGGGAGTTTGAGCAGAAGAAGATTGACGCTTCCATGAGGCGCATGGGCCTGGACAATCCCGTGCTCCTCAAGGTCTCCAAAGACAAGGCTGAGCTCCAAAACCTAGAAATAGTCTCGGATTATGGGAAGACTAACGAGAAGGAGGACTTCGCCGAGACCTTCGTTGCCTTCATGGCAGCCCCTGAGAAGCTGACCCCGACCGCTAAGTTCAGGATGCAACGAGCCTTGTCACTTTCCGGTCTGTACAACAAGCCGGTTATGCGTCTAGCTGATGATCTTATTGTAGAAGCCGTGGTTTCCCGCTATGCTCGCCGGGAATGGCCCTAACCTCTGACCAATTAATACGATACGAGCGACAGATTCAGTTACCCGAGGTGGGAGAGGCGGGACAAGAGCGCCTCCTCAAGAGCGAGGTCCTCATCGTGGGCGCTGGCGGACTCGGGTCACCAGTGGCGCTCTACCTGGCGGGAGCTGGGGTTGGGGTGCTGGGTATCGTCGATGATGACAGGGTGAGCCTCTCGAACCTCCCCAGGCAAGTCCTCTACTCTGAAACACAACTTGGGCATCTCAAAGTTGGGATGGCAGAAGCAGCAGTCAGTCATCATAATTCAGAGATACTCGTCGTAGAATATCCAGATCGGTTGACGGATGGAAGAGTCGATTGGGTCTTTGGGACTGGGTGGGACATCGTCGTCGATGCCTGTGACAACCTGGCTACCCGATACCTCATCAACGAAGCCTGTGTGAAGTACAAGATCCCTTGGATCCATGGGGCCGTCGCGAGGTATGAGGGCCAGGTGACGAAGTTTGTCCCCGGTGGCGCCTGCTACCGATGCCTGTACCCAGACCTGGACATCACTCACGGGAGCGGAAGGCCGCCAGGTGTTGGTGGGGTACTGGGCGTTGTTCCTGGGATGATCGGTATGATCCAAGCGACCGAGGTGCTCAAGCACCTTCTGAGGATCGGGACGTCCCTGGAGGGTCGGATGATACTCTTCGATGCCAGGTACATGTCGTTCCAAGAGCTGAAGCTTCGCCCTCAGACACTCAACTGCCCAGTCTGTTCGAGAGAGTTAGTATGCCAAGCACCATTGACAAGATAGCGCCATGGGGTGAAAGGAAGCGAAGTTGAAAGTTGAAATGCCCCCACTTCGGTGGGTAAAAAATGATGTCACGGGGGCCAGGTTCGCCTTCGGTGGCGGGTCAACCTCCCCTGAGCTCACCTACCAAGGAGCACCAATCAATGCTGACTTCGAGCTGAGCTACGAGAACCTGGCTCCGTACGTGACCGAGGTACTCGACCAGGCAGCCCCACTAGAAGGGGCTGGACTCATCGTCAAGCTCGTCGAGATCAAGGGTGGCGTAGTCAAGGTATGGTAACCACATGACCAAGCATGTAAGTGATGAAACTCTCAGTGACCTCTTTCAAGAGCTTGGTGAGAAGGAAGAGGTCGATCAACTCACTCGAAAGAAGCTCACCAGGGAGCGTATGATTGACCCTGCTGACCTCGCCAAAGCTCTCGGAGCCGAACCTGTAGGTGAGCGTTCCGAGAAGCCCTTGGACATCCTAGACGTCCGCCATGAGCTTCAGAACATGGCGCGTAAGGGTAAAGACCCTACTTGAAGAACTGGGCGGGTGAGTCCCGTCGGGGCTTGTGCTTGATATCGTCCCGGACCTTCTTTTCTTCCGCCGGTGACGGCGGGTCCTGGATGGGAGTTGCAGGAGCACCACAGTTCTTGCACTTGCCACCCTTCGTGTAGAGAGGCGCGTGACAGTAGAAGCACTTGTCCCGTCCAAGACCTGCCTGGATGGCCCTGGCGGCTACACGCTGGATGACCAAGAGATTCGACACTATTGCACCTCAAGTATAAGAGAGTTACCACCGGACATCTTCCGGGAGCCGACCGTCTCCAATACCCATACATTTGATTCTAGGTTCCCACGTCGCAGTTTCATCAGCTATTCCTGAGACGGAGGTGCTCCAATACCCATACACTTGATTCTAGGTTCCCACCCTGATAGGTCGAGGTTGGACCAGAGGCATGATCACCCTCCAACGCTCACAATTGATCCCAGGTTCCCACATTCTACGCCGCGTCGTCCAAGCTTTCTTGTACGTGCTCCAACACCCATACACTCGACCATTTAGTAACATCCGCTGCGCCTTTAATAGGTTCAAACAGTGGATTCCTCCAACACCCATACACTTTATTACAGGTTTCCACGTCTCAGACCTCCGGGCATTGCTGACCAACGACATTTCCCCAACACCCATACATTTGATTCTAGGTTCCCGCGTGATTCTAGCGACGGAACTAACGCGCGTAGCTCAACCTCCCTCCAACACCCATACATTCAATCATCGGTTGAAACATGGCAGTGGCGTCGACGGCCATCCACCCTGACCTCCAACACCCATACACTTGATCCTAGGTTCTCACGTCCGAAGCACTTCCATTGTGATGCCCACGGTATCGCTCCAATCCCCATACACTCAATGAACCACTGAGGCCCAACGGATGTCGCTGTCTGCAGGGTACAGTACGAGCTCCAATCCCCATACACTCAATGAACCACTGAGGCCACGATTGCCTTCTCAATCGAGGTGACTTTCGGAGGAGCTCCAATCCCCATACACTCAATGAACCACTGAGGCACGATCACTCGTATGCGAAACTCATCGTCATCGTTGAGCTCCAATCCCCATACACTCAATGAACCACTGAGGCATCCCGAATGCGACGAGGAAATCACTAGCCAGTTGCGCTCCAATCCCCATACACTCAATGAACCACTGAGGCTGGCTTCACCTCGGTGGGGCCATTCGCCTATTTCATCTGGCTCCAATCCCCATACACTCAATGAACCACTGAGGCGTTGGCTCTAATATCATGGTGGTCCTGTTCAATCAGCTCCAATCCCCATACACTCAATGAACCACTGAGGCTTGCCTGACCCGGTCGCACCGATAATGCGGAACAACCAGCTCCAATCCCCATACACTCAATGAACCACTGAGGCGATACGAGTTCCCGAGTTCCTCGCGCTCTCGAACCCCGCTCCAATCCCCATACACTCAATGAACCACTGAGGCTCAGGAGCCCCGAGGCTACCTGTAAGGTGGATCAGCCGGCTCCAATCCCCATACACTCAATGAACCACTGAGGCACAGTTCAAGCCGCCATTGCCAAGTGCTGTTGCGGCTCCAATCCCCATACACTCAATGAACCACTGAGGCGTGTCTGCCCCGACCCCGTCGAATCGTGTCCTAACTAGCTCCAATCCCCATACACTCAATGAACCACTGAGGCCAAGTGGGACGGCGTGCTCGGGTAGCTCCAATCCCCATACACTCAATGAACCACTGAGGCCTCAGTATGAGATCCCCAGTGGTTCTATACACTTACAATACTACATGCGAGAGGGTCTGCATAACCGTCTCAGCACGAGTCCTACCTGACTCCCGGTAGATCAGTGAACCATATAGGTGATACAAACCACCTGGTTACTTCTGACTACGTGGGAATCAGATGCTAGATTTTCAGAGAACAGGCTCTCTAGTGGAAGAGAGTGAAATGCGAGCGGGTACAGGGTCTAGTCTATCACCGAACCGCTCGCAAGATATGTTACTAGGCAGCTCTCGAACCACTCTTCTTAGGACCACTTCGTCTAGCCGACCTAAACCCATCAACCAGAATTTGGAGCTTCCGGTTCTTATCCCCAGAGATTTCGAGCTTACTCTCCAAGGACGCAATCCTCTTCTTGAGCTTCTTGATGGTCTCGTTCGCTTGGACTAGTTCTTCCTTGGCCGTAGTTCTGGAATCTACCCTTACCCTCTTCGTCATTGAGCCCGGGTTGGCTTCCCCAACTTCGGTTATCAGACGGGTAACCTCCAACCTCAACAAGAAGGACTTCTTGTTGGTAGTCATGTACTCAACTACCTTGTCGAAACCTTTTGTGTGGAACTTCGTCTGAAGCTTCTTTGTGACAAGAACCGCCGCGCTCAGACCGATCTTCTTCAGCACGTTCAATGGGGTTCGTGCGAGAGCTACCTTGCAGTCCCCATATCGTGTTGGGTCGTAGATGTCACGTTTCCGGAGGAAGGTTGCAAAACTCCACTTGGTGCTATCCGACTCATTCCGCCAAATGGAATCCTCGATCTCCAATTGGTAGAGGTAGAGTACAATACACTCCTCATTGACCTCAGCAGCTACCTTTAGGCGAGTTAGCTCCTTTAGGACTATAGCCCAACTCTCTCCCTCCACCAGCTCTGGAGCTTTGCTGTCACGGATGAGATTCTTGAGACGTACCTCTTCTAGTTGCGTTTGCATCTCTAGTGGTCTTTCTGGTAGGTGCTTGGACTTCAATTGAAGGTGCTTCCGATTCGGAAGTTTCCAGGTTAGTTGTTTGATTCTTACGGGCTCTGCTGTCTCGGATCACCTTCCGGAAGCTTTCACTCACCGCATCGTAGTCATACACCTTGCTCGGCGTTCCAGCTCTGAAGGTGGCCCAAGCGGTCAAGAATTCCTTTGGAGCTTCTTGTTTACAGTCATCGTGGCTGCAAACGTGGTTACCGGAGATCTTGTCAAATTCCATCTTCCCTTTCAAGCAAGATGGGCATAGGGAAGTTCCAACCTTGAGTACTCGGTAGTTGATTCCAGCCTTGGTCAAGGCCCAGATAATCTTCTCACGGAGTAGTGCACTTGGGAACTGTCTTAGGATCTTCTCAATGCGCTTGTCCGGGTGATGCGCGAGGTGGGTGCTCCAATCGTGAAGTAACACCTCAGCATAGGGCTCTCGATTCTGAACCCAACCTTCGTGAGTCAAGATCATCCCGCTCGCCACCTTGGCAACTCTCGACGCTTGTTGCTCACAATAGCTCTTGGTGAACAAGGCCTCCTTTTCTGAGACCTCCGTTTTAATCCTCAAAAATCGATTTCGACCGTGGCCACGAGCCCCACGTCCTTGATGGTTCAGGTGTTGAGCCATACTACCCCGTCTGGCGTCGAAAGCCAACTTCTTCTGAAGAAGGGTATCTTGGTTCACATTGTAGATAAATACCTCGTTGGGATCTTTCCCTAACGCCTTGAGCTGTTTCAATGACTTGGCTGTGGGCTTATGAGGTGTCCGCCGACCTTCGAATTGAAGCCGATGAGCAAAGTAAGACTTGCTGTCGTCTACCCTACCAACACCGCGACCACTACTAGCCCACAGGCGTAGGATTGAATCCAGACCAGGGCAGACTACAAGAGTGTCCACGCCTTCTTTTGTGCTTGGTCTTGGGTAGGAGTAGGACACCTTAAGTTGGAACCGATAACGGTCATCATCCCATACCAGGCGAGCACCCCCTATCGTGTACTCACTTCCCGGCTTCAGGATCTTGTGAAGGGTTGACCATTGAGAGTTGCCTCTTGCAACAGCTTTTCCTGTCAAGTGGGGTGACCGACCATTGACAGCTGCTCGTAGAGTAAGGATTACATCGAGATCGCGTCCGCATAGCACTAAGTCAAAGCACTCTCTAGGTAATGGGAGGCTCTTAGCCTTGAACCAAGGTGGAGATTGTTCCGCCTCTTTCTTAAGCCAGGTCCTCATCTTATCTGAGGCTTGTTTAGAAGCAAAAGCGGTCAAGCTCCCCGAAAGAGGGTTGTCACTTAACTTGTTACGAGTAGCACCCTCTTTCGCCTTCTTGCCCTTCGAGGTCTTGAGTTGGACGCGCTCTACCGTAGCGCCAATAGCCTCAGCCAAAACTGGGTATGGCTCTCTACCTTCCTCTTTGAGGAGTGATCTGACTACAGCTCGTTGCCCTTTAGTGACCAGCTGGATCACCTCGAATAGTTCTGGGTAGTGATCTACCGGCTCCTCCTTGAGCTTGGCTTCATCTTGAGTAGCTGTCGCCTCTGCGCCCTTCTTAGGCTTCTTTTTCTTGTGCTTCTTCACCCATTTCTGGTGGGCTACTTGCTGACCTTCAGCGGCTTCGCCCTCTGTTTTAGCATGCCAGCTCCAAGGTTCGAGTTCGATTGTCACTGATCCTGGGATACGGAAACAACACTCAATAGCGTCTTGTGATCGCTCATCCATCCATTCAGAGCGAGGGCGACCAATGAGCTTGTTCCCATCCTTGACCTGCCACCCCTTAGAGGTCTTGTTGACATAAGGCTTTTCAACCCCTCGATTCCTGAGTTCCTCAACTAACCATAGTGAAGTGGCGGCTACAACGGGGTCTACTTCAGCTTTTGGCTTTGTACTAGGCATACGCATCTCTCAGGCTGGTGTCAGAGGCCGTCGGGAGTCTTCGAGCCGTAGTCCGATGGCAATTGACTTGTTGACGACATGCCACTTACTCACTCCAACTCCACCTCCACAACCCATATATTCAGTGGATCAAAGCAGAAAACTGGACCAGATTGTGAGAATGTATGGGGTCCAACCACTCTGGGTCAGACTTAGCTGAGTGCATGATAGCCTCGCCTTAAGGGCTATGGAGGAGCCCTAATAATACACTATCTGATCCAGTTTTCTACTTTGTTCCGTGATTCATGAACTATCTCACGAGTTACTTGGGCTTGCAACATAAAAACGACACACGCCTGCTAATTTATCATTAGCAGGCGTGTGTCAGAATCAGCAGGAAGCCGCTCATAATCCAAAAGGCCCGTAGCTCCAACTTGTTTTGCTTTATCTTTCGGTGTAAAGTCCACGAATGGAACCTGAAGCCAATCTGACATTCGCTGATACCCTTGAGATTTGCGTAGCTACTTTCGGTGAAGCGCTTGTAAACCAAGCGGCCGATGAACACCTGATGGAGATCCTTGACGACATCGCGGGTACCATGGCTCAGCTGAACCATGAGGGTGATACGACGTACTCGTGGGACCGAAAGAACAAGGCCGAGTGTGATGCGGCCAAGGAGCACTTTGACTCTTTGCGGAAGAAGGGGTTCCTCGCGTTCAAGGTCAATCGGATGGGTTGCAAGCAGAAGAAGCCGACGGATACTTTTGAATCCAAAGCCGGAAAGTACATCTACACGGCCCCCGAACTGGCTACTGAGTTCGAGCCTCAAGCAAACTACGTCATGACCCCACAGATGAACGGTGGTTGATGCTATTGACTTCCGAGTTGTATAGGGTAAGTTGAATAACTCAATGGGCGATATTGAGAAAAGAGTGGCAACTAGGTTCAAGACTTCGGAGTTTCATCTGGAGGCGATGTCTAACCTTTTGCCCGACGATACAGGGATCAAATGGATTGTCATCTGGATCTCAGCGGGAGAGTTCTCTGGAGTGGATGCCCAGCATGGCCCAAGAGTCAAGGTTGTACTTGGAAACAAGGTTACCACGGAAGGGTTGAAAGAGGCCGTATTAGTACGGATCACGAAACCGCCCGTGGTCTTAGGCAAACTCCCTGGCAAGATTCAAAAGCAGGTCATCCGGTTCATTGAGAAGAATCAGGATATTCTACTTCGACATTGGAATGGGGATCTGGGTTCCAAAGCGACGTTAAACTTATTGAAACCCGTGTGAGGGACCCAATGAAAATCAGGTTCAGAACCACCAATAACCGCAGGTACTTCCACATCCAAGATGGTGGGCGAGTGTTCCTCCCCCAGTGGCGCATGCGCCAGATCCGATGGGAAGAGGCGATGCTAAACTCAATCGCCAAGCGCGAGAATCTAATTGGTACGCTTCACCACGGGTTCTGTGGTTGTGGATCCATCGGCTGCCAAGGGACTCCTTACATTCCCCAGAACGCTGATGCTCGACCTGAGGGTTGCACTGAGGAGCCCGTGGTCAAGAAACAACCAAAGGTTGAACCCGAGCGAGAGTGTCCTCACTTCGCGTAGGTGAGCCATTCATCTTCACTTCCACTACCTAGAACCCGGTGAGCTGCCCCCTTTTGATTGGCGATCCTGATTGTGAGTTCTGGGTCAGCATACACGTGCTTCATGGTAGTCTCCAATTTGTTTCACGGTCAGCGACCCACAAGAGGGCCTGTTGGGCTGCTACTCGAAGGTCATTCTCACTCGCCCCCGGCATCCCGTTGCCAATGGCTTCCAGAGTGCTTCGGAGGTGCTTGGATCGCTTACATATCTCAAGGACGATAGGCTCCTTGGATGGTTCAGAGTCCTGAGGGGTCAACCGGTGCTCGTGCGCCAGGTCGGCCACTATCCTACGAGCTACCCGTTTCACCTCACCAGCTTCAAGATCGCGCGTACATTCAATAAGGATCTCAGCAACCGAAGTACTGATCCTGTGATACAAATCTGAGGTGTTTGCTCCCTTATCGGGGGCTTCTGTCCAATCAGTTTTCATACTCCACTCTTTCTTCTTGGATTGACTCTCGGAGTCCTTTGCGCAGCAATCGCTCTCGCGCACTCCTGAACTCCAACTTTTGAAGTGCATCCCCTAGTTGGTCACTGATCTCACCGATCTCGACAACGCGCTCATCGATAGCACCTTTGAGGGCTGCCACCTCTTGAAAGCGTGGTGATTCCTTGTTGGTATCCAACCAAGCAACCATCCAGATATCAGCAGTTCGTAGCTCATTCAGATCTGCCTGAAGACTCAGGTATCTCTGCTGTAGAAGAACCCCATCGGGGATCACGGGTTCAAGCAGGTGAAGTAGCCACTTGAACATGGTTTACTCCACTCCATACTGACCGGTTTTCCCATAATCAGCTGATGCATGAAGAGATACAGTAGACATGCATTCTATTACGCGCTAGGTAGGGCAGATCTCAACCAAAACTTCTACTCTTTGCTCAACATACCCCTGTACATCGGGCCAAGTATCCGAGATACGTTACCTTTGAGGGACTGCTCAGTGATTCCTAGTTCGACCATATCCTCAGGGAAGTCCTTAGCGAGGTCGGCGCAGACCGCCCCCAGAAGGATTGGCATGTCCCTCATGGTACTGGTCAACTCAACTGCGGAGTCATTGAGTCGACCGATGGCGTTAGTGACTCGACCTTCGGTGACATACCTGGCTGCAAAGTCATCGGCCGCCGATGGCCCCCGAGGGATCTTTTCCACAGCGGCCGTGGCCACCTCGGCAAACTTTGCGCACTTGTGCTTGCAGATAAGCCACTCCCCGAATACATCCCTGAGGAGAGGGTTAGACCGGAGGACTACCCCCTCGGCGATGTTGTCGTCCCCGAACCCATTGAGTAGGCCCTCGGTACTGGGCTTCTCTAGGAGAGCATCGAAGTTGGCCTGGGTTGGCTCCCCGCGCCAAACCTCGTGAACCCTGGGTACCCCCATCTTGTCACAAATCTCGCAGAACAGGTCGTAGGTGACGAAGTTCTGGGCCACCATAATATCGAAGGCTCTGAAGAGCGGCTCCTGTCCGGTGCTGTATCTAACCCCCTTGGCCTTGATACCAGGACCGTAGGCCTCACCAAAGACGGTGGTCTCGGAGAACCCGTAGGACTGGATGACCTCCACCATGCGAGTCAACAGATCGGTTTGGGCCTTGAACTTATTTAGCATCGACCCGAGGGGAAACTTCTGATCCCCGACACCATACTCAATGTCACGCGAGCCAAACCCAATCTCCTCGATACTCTTCATTCCGAGTGGAAAGAACAGCCTGAAGTTCGATCCGTGCAACTTCTCGGTTGCGACCACCTGTTTGACTGAAAAGATGTCAGGACACTTTGACAACTCAACGATTGATGGGTACTTTTCCATTATTCTGGAACAACCTACACCAAATTCGCATGAGTATCAACCAAAACCAGCTATTACTGGGGTTGGCAGAGTTCTTGAGTACTGGTCCCGTCGGAGGTGAAGTACGTGCACACGAAGGTCGATGGGGTACAGAAGTACCCTAACTTGCTACCGTTGCAGTCAACAAGGCTGTTGACTACAGATCCAGCATCACAGGGGACAGTTGATCCGTCACCTGTCGGTGGGTAGAGCTTGAGTGTCTTGAAAGACCCATCCGGCATGTAGGCTATTACAGATGGTTGAGTTCGAGTTTCACAGTCATAGTCAGCTGACACGCTGACCGGCTCTTGCACAAGTGGAGCTTCTGTCGCTTGTTTGACGGGCGCACTACCTCCACTGCAACCAACCAAGGACATAACCAGACAGAGTAGATGGATCTTGAACTTCCTTGTTTCCATGATCAGTATTACGTTTTTGGTTAGCAGATCTCAACAAGAAACCAAAGATTTGTGGTAGTCCACCGGATAATGGTGACCCACCTTTGATTGTAAGGCCGAACCTGATTCGAAGTCACTTCCCCTGTTGATTTTTTGGGTAATACCTGACACTGTAGATGCTTGATGCCCAAGGATGAGTGCAAGCTACAAGGTGACCGGATGCAAATAGGTCCAGATCGTGGAGATGGAATGCATCCTTTCGTCCGACATACTCCAGACCACGAGATTAGTTCAGGGTGGGCTAGACCGATGAAACAGGGTGCACCACTGAATGGGGCCTCACTGGTATCCCTTCAGTATGACCCGAGTATCGGTGACTTCGAGGTCACGCCCATCTATGAGCCTGATCGGCCCAATGCTATATCTACTGCCCCCCAGCTTAGTGGACCTGCCATGGTCGCAAGCGATGAGTATCGCTCCGGTTGGGACAGGATCTTTGGCCATAGGGCCGAGGTTGGTGAAGCATGAAGCCAAAAGGTCGCGCGTTCATATCGAGCGCCTACAGTGGTGGGACCATCTCTGAGATCGAACTCAACGTCTCGAAGGCCCGTGTGGCTGTTGAGGATGTGCTCCGAGCTGGATGGGTACCCATCTGCCCGAACGTATTCTGGCATCCTTTCGCGGAGTTTCAGGACTACAGGTTCTGGCTCGAAGCGGCCATCTCGCTCATGGAGACGTGCGATATCCTGGTCTTGGTACCCGGGTGGGAGTTGTCCTCTGGGGTCGCAAGCGAGATCCGGCGCGCAAAAGAGATTGGGATCTTGATTTTGACACTTGAGGAGCTCAAGTCCGGTGTACTTGTGGGCAGAGGGTCCAAGGCGGCCTCCTAACGGGTAAAATGACAGCGGTCAGTCATCCGCAAAAACCCCAGGATCGATAAGGACTTGAACCTTTCGTATAATCGATCGTCACCCGGGAATTGGTTCACCCGGTTGAAAGCAGGCTTCGGCCTGGCCTATCTGGAGGAACAACGCCTTGGGCCGCTCGCAATCTTCTGAAGAGGTCATCGTACACGGCATCCCTGTCGGATCTATTGGGCCACAGGGCTCAGTCAGTATCGAGCTGCTGCTCAAGAACCTTCGAATCGAGCTTGGCCATGAACCGAGCGATGCTGAGGTGACCCAGGCTCTTCGTGAGTTCGAGACTGCTCGTTGCGAGGACTACAACAACCGGAACCCGCGAACATGAAGGGCGTTCGAGATCAACTGCAGAGGCTGGCCAAGTGACCCCTGACCGAAAGACACTCCTCGGGTTCTCGATGCCCAAAGTATCCACTCATCCTGGGTACAACTTGTGGGAGCTTGAAGTCGAGCACAGCAACCTGCGCTTGAACATCACCCAGTTCTTGCCCCAAGTACTGACCCCGACTACGTGGAGCATCGCTATCGAGATCTCTGGTCAGAGGTTCGAGTCGCGTGGGGCAACCGAACGGATTGCTAGGAACCGGATGCACAAGCAGCTCCGGGACCTATGGCAAATGCTGAAGTACCTACTCGACCGCGGGCCGTAGTCGGTGTACTCTGTCTCATGCGCGAAGATGGAGATAAGTGTAACCCATGAATCGCCGAAGCATCCTCAAAGCATTACCCCCGCTTACCACCCGAGATCGCCATCAAGCCAATTGTACCCATCACTTGGAGGTTTTATGCCAACAATAGAAGTCGGTGAGTTTGACAAGGTGTTCGTGGTTCGGCGCCAAGCAATGGAGTTACCTGAGAGCTTTCGTCAGGTTGTTGATGTGGGTGAGAATGACCTACTTCTTTGGGTACAAGAGGGTCGCACAATCACCACCGAAGATGGTAGAGAGATTAGGGGTAGACCAATAACCAAGGTGATGATTGATGGGGGTCAGGTTGCTTGCTTGGGTAAGGTTCGAGTCGAGGCTGATAGTAATGGTAGCCTTGTAATGGAGTTCTCCGTCCTTAGCCCAGACGCTGAAGGGGTAGAGACCCATGATGGTTTCAAAGAGAGCCTCATGGGTCATCTGGGTAAGCTGAAAAGGTTGCTTCCGTTCGCTACTATTCATGAGACAGGGGTAGGCGGGGTAGTGATCCGAACCCTCGGACAAGATTTGCCAAAAAAAGAAGAACCACCTACGCAACCCTAGCCTCTTGGGAGAAAACCGGATAAGCATAGGTGATCTGATGACCATTGACCCAAACGAGTGGTGGATCTGTGAAGCTATGGGCAACCTCCTCCAAGGCCCTGGGTTCTGCTTCAAGAACCTGGTTGACATCCGAGATGGCAAGCTGATCGTCAGGAGCGGGACCGACCCGGACAACCCTGCTGAGATCCCCCTAGATAAGTTGCGCGAGTTCCTCGACAAGCACGAGAAGGGCTTGCTCTCCATCGAGCCTGGTAGTAAGGCTGAGCCACGTCCCGGGACGAATCGGTCGTGAAGGTGGATTACTAGTCCCGCCCGAGGCTCTATCGAAAGGGGCCACCGGGGCGCCTACTTTTGGCCCGCTGAACTATTTTCAAAATCGTCATCCGAGGGTGGGGGATTTTCCCGGGCCGGACACATAGGAGTGGCTGACACATAAAACCGTTGACTAACGCCATAGTTGACTGGCATTCTCCGCGCCTATGCTCCTCTGGTTTGGTCTTGCACCCTGGTTGTTCACTGTCGAAGTGGCTCTCTACCTAGTGATGGTGATCCTAGTAGAGTTGGAGTTCTATAAAAGGTCCGTTGTTCTGCTCATTGTAGGGCTAATAGCTACCCACTACTTCCACGTATTTTCGATAGTAGAAGCTTTCCGGAATCACTTCGTTGTCACACTGTCATGCATACTTGGGTACTTCCCTTGTGGTTCTATCTGGATGGTCTTTAAGTGGCTCTTGTTCCTGCACAAGTTCAACGATGCTCGTAGAGAGGCCCTAGACGAGTTCCACGATGACCAGGAGCGGGCTCGTGCTCGCATCGAAGCCAAGAGCCCTTACTCAAGGGATGAGGAAGTCATCAAGCAGACTGACGCTCAAGTCAAGAAGTTGATTGAGTACCTTGAGGGTTACTCAAGGGATGAGGAAGTCATCAAGCAGACTGACCGTGAATGCCTAGCCGGAAAGCTCTACAAGAACACCTCACTCCTCAAAGCACCAAGGATACGAGATTACAAGGCTAAGGTTGCAGGTTGGGTCTGCTTATGGGTATTCTCTGTAGTGGGTACCATATTCCACGACCTGGCCCGCCACATCTCACTGTGGATCTACAATAGGTTCAGCGGGTTACTTCAATGGATGTCTGACAAGGTCGTGGGTGACGTCCCAGAACCAGTCCTCGGTGAGAAGGTCACTGACGACGCTAAGCCCTAGCTCGCCAGGGTCCTTTCAAAAGCATCGTTGTCGAACGAGATCATGACCTCCGGTGGCGCGGGTGCATCGGCGGCCATCTCCAGATCGGTGAACTCTCGACAACCCCACTCCCCGCGTTCTCGGTAGGGGTGAACTTTCGACCAAGTTCCGATAGTTGGGCTGAGGGCTGCTGCAGCCGCAATCACGTCGTGAAGCGCCTTTCCATCCGGATGCTTCAGAAAGTAGTGACCCATGCCTTCCTTGATGAGGTCGAGGCCCACGTGAACCCCAGAGGGTACTCGGTCGTTGACCTCGGGCGTCCAGAAGACACCGTGACAGACGTTCTTCGAGACCATCCTCCTGACCCAAAAGGGAGAGAAGTCTCTGCAGAGAAGCTCCTGGGCTGCCCTAGGGTCACCATTGAGGTTGAAGGTCGGGCAGGTGAGCTTACCAGCGAACTTGGGAAGCCGATGCTCCGGCGGGACGATGTTGTCTCCGGCGAAGCCACCTTGGCAGGTCCACTCAATGAAGAACCGCGGGCTTAGGGCCTTGAGCGCCTCAGCAATGTTGGTGAGAGCCGCGCCTGTCACTAGATGGGCATGAGGGTAGGAGTCAAGTATGCCCCGGATAACCTCCGTGGCGGTTCCTTCAGGCTTACTCTCTGGAACCTGACCCAACCACTCATAGTGGAACTGGGAGACACGAGACTTAGCGCTTTTAGGCGCCCCTGTCCCAATAGGTACCCCAGAGCAACCCAGGCGGCCAAGGATGTGACGAACCACCCCAACCTGATCAAGCCCTCCCGGATGAATGGTCACCCCTACCAGCTTTGACCGCGGGTGGGTAGCGAGTAGCGCCAGAGCGAACACGTCGTCTGGGTCACTTGTCTCCATGTCGAATACGAACTCTTGCATGGTCAAAACTCTTCAGAGGGTGGATCTCGGTGCGGGAAGCCGAGCTTGTCGAGCAACTGGTTCACTATGTAGTGGTCAATCGCGTTGTCACTCAGTACCCGTTCTTCTTGCAGGTACTCACGGGCGATCTTGTGAGCTTCAGCTCTTGTCTTTACAGTTACTTCCACGGGATGTCCTATCGGTTGTATGCTTTGATCAAGGCTTCTTCAACTTGGGCAAGGTTGGTCCCATCATAGCGGATGATGCGCTGGTCTTTGGTAGGCCTGTCATTGTGAGGGTGAGCCACCGCAATCACTAGCCCCTTGGGTCGGTTCTGAAGCCAAGCCTCATAGTACTCTGGCCAGTCGTCGACAAGTACTCGACCATAGACAAGCTCTTTGGTTTGCGAAATCGTGATTGAAGCATCAGGTAGGTACTTCTGAGCCCATTGCACCTTCTCAGACCACGAGTTGGGTACGTCCACCGAAGCCTTCGTGAGTACTACGAGTTCGAACCCTATCGTTCGAACCAGGTCCAGCACCTCGAACCCTAACTTGAGAGGCTTCAGGTTCAAATAGAACCCTGGTCTACTTGAGATCAACTTGCGCCGGTTCTCCAAGTACTCACCCTTTACGCCGGTCTCCCCCGGCGCAACCAGCCTGGCCAACTCCTTATCCATCTTGGTGTTGTAATCGGCTATAGTACCGTCCAAGTCGATGAGGGCGAGAGGGTCATCTTTGGGGATCGGTGTCTTTGGGGCTCTTCTGGTCGGCATCGGCATTTTGGTGTAACACTACACCAAAATACTCAATGGTTGTTGACTTCATGACAGCTTTGGACTTTAGTGGTGCACTTTTTGGTGATTTATGGGTGACCAACAATCAGGAAGAGATGAGAAGGGGCTGACCCTTTCAGGTCGGACAATGCTCCGGATACTCATAGAGTTCGGAAAGACCGTAGCGGCAGCCAAGCAACTCGGGGATGATAAGACTTACGAGCTGCTTCAGACACCAGCGGTCCTGCTGGAAGTCCGGTCCTTACTTTGGGTAGCATCCGAGATAGCCAAAAGGATAGGCAATCTCGATACAGTCGATGCTTACTTGAAAGCCCACTCTGAGGAGGATGATAAGTCCATCCGAGATGGTATGGCGCAAACAGGTCGGGAGTTGATGGAAGAGATGCTCGCCCAAGGTGGCATCCCTAAGTGCGAGAAGTGTGACCGTATAGTCTGCCCAATCTGCCGCGAGTGTCATGTCTGTGGCGACACGGGCAAGCCTCATGCGCATACCCCATTCGCGCCTACTGGTAGGGGGGCGCCGAACTGATGCCTCTTACAGAGAAAAAGCTGGTCGGGTATGTACTCATGGGCGACATCGACCCGGAGATCCCAGGAGGGGTGGCAAGGCTTCTGTACGAGGAGTTTCGGATTACTCAAAACTGGTTCTCAATCAGTCATTGTATTGACGAGTGCAAAGAGAATGGCATCGAGAACCCTACGGTTTACACACTCGACGAGTTCCTCAAGGTTATCCCGAAGGTGCACATAGGGGAGTTGGACTAGTGCTCTCTTCAAGTGGCCAGACAACCGACGGGAGAACCGTTATCCGGGGTATATTCCGGCTGTACGAGACCGAGGGGCTCCCCTTGGACGTCATCTTCGACTCATTGATCTCCCGCAATTGCATCCCTGATTGGAAACACTTCGTACAAGAGGCCGAGGATGCTGGGATGAAGCTCGACCGAATCCTGTCGAAGCTTGACCCAGCCATTGCGGACACGTATGGTCCGGAGTTGCGGGATGTTGTCCTCAGTCGGCTAAGAGGTTGAAGTCGTGAACATCGAAGCATCATCCAACACGGTGACTCGGGATCCACTCGTCGAGCTAGTGAACATCTACGGGTGCTCCCCGTGTCCTTGGTGTGGTTCAAAGCAGCGAGCTGGCTACAGGAAAACCAGCACTATTGACTGCGATGACTGCGGGTTTACAGTACCCGCTGACTTTCAGGACCCTAGTGACTAAAGAGAGATTGATTCATTGGTCAATCAGGTGTAATGGCTAGATTGCCATGGCGAGATCAAATGTCAGTAAGCACACACCGTTGGAACTGGTCTTCTTACCGACCCCTCCGATGTGGCAACCGGAAGCTATCCTACTAGACCAGACAGGGTTCCCGTGGAAGATCCACGACAACTATGAGATTGATGGCTACTGGGCGATGCTGGCGCCTCTTCGTAAGCGACCCCATGACATCCAGATTTCAACCCTCGTACCTTATGCAGAAGGTCTCGCGGAAGCCTATCTTCATAGAGCTCTCGAATACATAAGCAAAATCGAGTCACTTGATCTGAGTGTCAAGAAGATTCGAAGTGGGTCTTGGTTTGGGGAGTGGGCTTCTAATGAATGGGTCACTGATCCGACTAGTGACTTCAACCATGATACTGGGGTGACTCCGAAGGACACCATCACCTTCACGGACTCATTGGGAATGGAATGGGGACCGTTGGACTGTAGCCCCCTCGTTGAACCCGTCGAGTGGCCCTTCCAAGGGGGTATCAGGGAAGAGGGCATCACCTGGAAGCCCAAGGGAGGAAAGGACTCCTGGGTCGTCAAGATGGGCCCTCTTCAGATGGATGTCTACTCGATGCGTGATCTGACTGTACTAGTTTCAGACCTTCATACCCATGGGTGGTTGAAAACCATCAAACGACGCTTCCCGGATGGGATGAAGCTCATGGACCCAAAGCATGGACCACCCCATGCACTTGATGAGGACTACACATCTGTCGTTGAGACAGATGGTATGGACGACGGTGGGTAAGTCCCATTATGCCTAAACGGTTTACAGTCAAGTTACTTCCGGTCAATGTCCTCGAAGTAGGTGAGGCTACGATCCAGACCGTCGAGGTTGATGATAGTCAAATCTGTCTAGTCTACGTCAAAGGGTTAATTGATAAAGAGGTCGAGGAGTTTCGGGATACCTGGGAGAAGATTGTTGGTAACGAGGGTCTGGCTTTGATAGTGACTAACTACGAAGTTGACATCAAGAGAATTGAGATCGTGGAAGTTGACCCACCGACTCGGTACGAGCGGGAACCGGTGATCTGATGACGTTCAAGGTTTTCAAGGTTTCAGAGAGCGATATAAACCCTGCTGATCCACAGGGTGTGGGACCTAGTGAGGATGTGAGACCTAGTGAACCCGGGATCTGTTGCCTCAATTGTGCTTTGATTGCTAGATTTGATAGTTGTAATGAGAGTGATATGTGGGAGATATCTGGATTCATCTCCGACCATGAAAGCCGAGGTCATAAGGTATACTTCGGGATCTTCGATGGAGACAATCTTATCCTCAAAGGGATCATTCAAGGGCTACGCCAATGAGCGAACCTGAAGTATGTACTGGCCTGCTAGGGCCCTGCTCAGATCCGGTGACCCACCACCTTGAAGATCCAGACGGAGTTCGACCCCCAATCCCAATGTGTGACAAGCACTGGGACCTAGCTATGAGACTAGAGGACGCACTCCTTAGTAGCCCAGAGCTCAGGAGTAGGTTCGAAAAAGCGGTGAATAAGGCATACAAGTCAATGATCCCAACTCGGTACGAGAGGAAGCCGGTGATCTGATGGCAATCACCACAATATGGTCTGTAATCCAGCATCAAGAGGAGGAAGTTAGCTTCAGGTTAATCAACGGAAGTAAGGGGTATGCCTTCAACGGCATAGATCATTTACTACTTCCTTACTCAGCGGATGGTTCGGGGGATCAAATCATCAGAGTCCCACTCCTTTACGCTACCATCAACACCATTGAGGAGAAGGCGCACGAGGGTGGTGCGCGGCTCACCAAGAATTGGTTTGGTTTCAACATCGTTGATGGTATCATGAACATCGTGACGTGGTACGAGACCCCTGGGTCCTTGGTCCGATATGGGATGCTCTACACGAACAAGGATGTTGTCCCACAGTTCCCATCTATGCTCCGTGAGCCTGAGAAGCCGTTTGAGTGGGGGACTCCGACCCCCCAGGTACGAAGGTTGAGCCGCTACGAACGAAGTTGGGTGATCTGATGCCGACCCGGGCTTGGGAGCGTGTTCACTCCAAGGTGGCCAACGAGGTTGAATTCCTCGTCATGCCTCCCTATGGAAAGGTCCTAGCCCTTTGGGCTGATAGCCTCATCGAGAGCCCAGCCCGGACCAGTGATGATTGTGTGACTATCCCCATGGTCACCTTCAGTGGGCGAGACAAGTTCGAAACCGGTGACAGGTTACTCAACAACGTCAGGTATCTTGTCCACCAAGGACGTAAAGAGTTTGGCATAACCGACGGTACTCTTTATGTGGTAGATCTCGGTGCTCTCGATGAAGGCATTGAATGGTCCATGGCCATTTGTTTCGCTGAGCCAGACTTGATACCAACTTTCGAGGGGCGGCCAACGGTCTTCGGGGGCGGAGACTGGCTAGCGAACATTGACCAATGGCTGCAGACCAACCAAACCAAAGCCCCGGTGATCCGATTGAGTCGATACGAGCGCCCATGGGTCATTTGATCTGGTATTGCTTTTCTTGGTAGTTCAGAGTAGCATCCCGCGAATGCGCCTCGAAGTACGTACTAAGAAGACAATCGAAGAGGGGATCCGCAACCGAGAGACCATCCAAGGTACAGAGGTTGTCGTTTATGCTCCTGGAAATGGCAGTATTTACACCGTCACGTTCACGAACCTTTCTGGATTGAGTCCTGAGGTGAATGACCGATTCGGGTTGGGTCCGGATAGCACTGGTTGGCTAGTGACCCACGTTGGCTATTCACCTATGCCGTCGATGGTAGTGACCGACAACCAGGGCGGCCTACTCCATTGGGAGTACGTTCGAGAGAAGCTCAAGGTGTCTGCGGCCGACGCGGTTGTCCTTGCCGAGTTGATTGGCTTCGTGACAGGTCGAACCTATGTTTCGAGTGACGAGTTCCTGGAAGATATTGGTGTACCCAAGAGGGACATCCAACCAGGTTGTGAGGCCCCAGCCCGATGAACACTCTACCTGAAGACAACAAGCCAGGCTCCCCTGCTGAGAAGAGCGCCCGCGCCATCCTCTATGGGGTCAGCATCATCCAGAAGCACAACAAGAAGGTCACCCTGATTGCGCTCGACAAGGGAGTCTACGTCGGCCCCACACAGAGTCCTGAGGAAGACTTGTCCTTCACAACCGACGAGATCAAGCAACTCAAGAAGCTTGGTTGGTGCTGGAGCGAAGAGCAGAGCGCTTGGGAGTTCTACACTGGACACGGCTGATGCCTCTTGCAGTCAACCGCAATATCATCAGTAACTGCAACTTCGTTGTCGTCGCAGACACTGAGACATCTGACAGGTACGAGGTATTCCTTCATGCAATAGAGAACATACATGGATCTCAAAACATACTGGCTCTCGTTGATCTACTCGATGTTAGACCCATCTCCTATGTAGACCCCCTCATGCATCCCCGGTTAATGTGGAGGTGTTGGGTTCACCAGATCCCGACACCCAGGTTCGGAAACCTAGGTGATAACCCAAGTATTCTCAACAATATATCTCTTCTGAGTAGGGTAGGCGACTTAGCAATGGATGTTGTCGATGCCTTTCGAACAATTGACGGATATCCACATCGTAACCCACCGGAACCATACCAAGGCCCACGTCCAAGCCGCTACGAGAGGGACCCGGTGATATGAACCCTGGCCACTACCAGAGGCTGATTGAGTCAATCACTTGGGTCCTCGCGGACAACGGGATCACTGGTAAACCAGCCGAGGAGATCGTCATCGAGACCGCGGCTGGGGTGGTCGGAGCTATCTGGGACAACAACGCTGAGGTCAGGGCCAAGTTCCGGAACAAGAAGGAGTTCATTCGAAACTTGACCCACGAGCTGAGGCAAAGAGGCCTGGTCAAGAGTCGATACGAGAGGGATCCAATTATATGATCGAACGTTACATCCGATGCAAACACTGTCAGGTCATCTACCTTTGGAACTCCTACGACCGTTCTTCAGAGTCATCTACAGACCACTGCCCACAATGTAAGGCTGCTATCAATGCGGCTCTTCAGGCTATCCCACACAAGTTTGAACCTAGAGATCGACCCACCTCAGATCTACCTCAATTCTCAGACGTGACCTGGGAAAACATTATAGCTTGGGAGGAGGACCTGAGGCTTCAACGCCAGACTAGACTTGTGGCCCAACGGGTTGGGGTTGGATTATTCAACCTTGAGACCGGAGACCACATGAGTGTCAGGTGGGTCTACGCAACCTCGGGGCTACACCAAGGGGTGTCATTCAAAGTTTCATCCTGGGAAATAGATCCTGAGAAGACCATAGCGATTGGTATGGAGTACGACCTAGTCAACCAATCCTTCACCGGCGAGATCTGGCGTGACAGATACTATGAACCCTGACGAACTATCAAGTATACTATTTGTCGCGCAGATGCCCTTCTGTGTCGACTACGGGGATGAGTACCATGCGACGCTGACCTCCTTTGGACCCACTCCGAACCGCGTCCGCCAGTATCTGCGCCAACGGTTCGTATACTCACTAGCCGAAGTGATGGCGGTCAAGTTACCCCTCCCGCTACTGTGCTCTTGGTTCGAGGACTCCGATGCGGAGATGGTCCGCCGGGAACTTGAGAGCCTAGGAGCCAAAGTCCAAGTAGTATGCAAGCCCGGCGGCCCAGATGATGGAAGTAAACATTATCCAGAGGTTAGGACGCCACTTGTCTACCCTGTACTACAAATCTGACTTGTCTTGTTGAGATCTCTCGACCTGGCGCGTAATATCATCTGAGTACCTCGAAAGTATCGAGACTACAACGCACCCAATAGGGGATAATGATGAAACAGACGACAAGCCTGAAGCAAGCGCAGATCCTAAAAATACTTCCTGAGTTGATCCAAAGAGCAACTAATGCTCAGACCCGGTTTTCCGAAATTGTGACTCACTTCGAGATCACTCAAGATGGTGTCCTGAAGTCCACCTTGGCCCCGTCCAAGGGTGTCCAACGGTTCACTCCTCAGTTTGATGAATTCTCTGGAGTGTTGCTCGAAGCGGTTACTGAAATCGGCGAAAACCTCATTGGCCTCACTGACCTGATCGAACAAATCGAAGCGGCCACGAAACAACTCACCATCGGCGTTGAGACCCAGTTGAAGGTCAGCCCGGTCGCCTCAATGCGTTCAGCAGTTAACAGTATGGAGTCAACCCTAAAGACTCGCTCGTCGCAATCGTTGATTGCAGTCAAGTAGCGGGTCACTTCATCCGTGTGTACTTCATATTCAGGATCTTAGACCGGAGCTCATCTATCTCTTCTTCGCTTATCATCTTCAAGGCATACCGAGTGTCAATGGCATGCCCACATTGAGGGCAGATGTAGCACCTGCCCTCAACGCTTCTGTGAGGTGGTGGGTCACCGGATCTGAGCAGGGCTTTAGAAGGCAATAGTCGTGGGTCCTTCGTGTGGTGGGTTGGTAGAGCCCCTCTCTTTTCCAACCAACGGGCAATCCATTCCAGTAGTTTCATGATCAATCTCCTGGGGTGCTCGGTCTGAACTCAACGCCCATCTTTCTCAGGTTAAGTGTAAGCGCATGGTCATCCAGTGAGTGACCACAGTCGAGCCACGGCCGATACCCTTCACAGATCCGTGAGTATGGGGTAGTAGTCTTGCATACTGAGCAGCGAATGAAGCGCGAGCGCCATCTGCCTTTGATCGCCACCAAGTACATACGACGCAGTCGAGTAAGTGTCACCTGGGGAGGTACACCAGCACTAATACTCGCCTCAAACAAAGATCCACCTCATGGGTTTCCCTAGGTGTAGCTAGGAGGCATGATTGAGTGTACTCAAACCGTTCTATCTCCTGGTAACTGTTGGCAAACTGCCGTTGCTTGTGTGTTAGATCTTGCCCCAGAGAAGCTGCCCGATCAAACAGTCTGTGACCTCTGGTACAAGCCAAACCCGGAGGAGAGTGGGACTTGGACTCGACGCGAGCCCTTCTACAGCAATGAGCTGGGAGCCTACTTGAAGAAGCATCATGGGCTCGCTTACGTCAATTTGCAGCCGCACTTCATGAGCATCCTCGAAGTCAAGGATCCGGGTATCCACTTCATGTCTGGCAAGACAGTCCGAACCCCAGCGTCTAGGGAAAACCATGTTGTGGTCGCGCGCTACGGAGAGCTACTCTGGGACCCTCATCCAAGCCGGGCTGGCCTCGTTGAGGTCATCTACTGGGCATTCCTCGTCCCTTACCCGGCTGAATGGTCTAAGTACTCAAGCAGAGAAACTTCTTGCCATTGCCCCGAGTGCGGAGGGTTCCAAGTAGAACAGTCGATTGACAATGGTCCCGTGCTGATGTAGCGTTGACAGCCATGTTACCGTGGTTTATGTGCGGGTACATACCGCCGGTCGTAATAGCTCTAGGTCTCGGAGATCTCCCCTCCGAGATCCTAGTGTCCCCTAACTCAGTCTCCAATGCGGGTTACCTGGTCGAGACATCGTTTACGGCTAGGGCTTACTGCCACCACGAGACCCAGTGCTACCCTGAGTACGCTGAGTGCTGGATAGAGCCCGGGAGCTTTGGTCCGAGTTGGTCTCAAACACCAATGCTCTGCAGCACTACGGTGAGCTGTAGGGACTCAGGGAAGCCACCGGAGGCATGCTGTCATGCCTAAAGATAAGACCAGAGCCAAAGCTAAGACCAAACCGGAAGAATTAAGCATCAAGTACGTCCTAGGGTGGAAGCTTGAGAAGGACCCTAGGATTGACATGTGGACCAACACGTACAACCGCTTCGATGTCCACATCACCTTGAACAAGTTCGGGGACCATTCTTGGAGCTTCACAGTGCAACTACCCCTCGGAAGTCCAACCCTTGGGGGTACCGGTAAGACTGAAAATGCCGCACGAGCTGACCTGATCACCAACCTACGAAAGTCCAAGAAGCTACTCAGTAACTTCTTGGTGTAACCCATGCCAAAAGTAGAGTTTAACGTTCGAGAGCACGGTGGTTTGTTCGTATCGGTCGAGGACTTCGCCAAGGCTCAGGAGTTCATCTACCTGGCCGCTGACTTGTTTGGAGGGTCACTCGACTTCACGATCCTTCGAGGCATACCATATGAAGGAGCTCCCCCTCCTGTATTGACCTTGGAGGAAGCCCCAAACTATTCCATCTGGGTTTTCCCGAAAGGTCGTCCTAGGTACGAGCAAGCTTACATGGAATTAGGCTGCAAGCTCGTGTACCTGGCTCGATTAATGGCTTGGCCTTTAGCAAAGTACCCCCTCGAAGTGATACCCTGTGGGGAGGGCGCTGATGCCCCAAACTGAAGTTCAACCTGAGCGTGAGCCATCCCCCAAGTTGGAAGCTTGTCTAGCCCTTCTCCTGAAGATCAATTGGGCAAGACGAGCTGGTAAGCGCGACATGGCTGACAAGCTACTCAAGGAACTTCACCTCATCGAAGGCAAGCGTTGATGAACACTCGGTTATGGGCGCTCACCAGGAAAGGGAACGATCCACTCAAGTTACTTAGGAGGGTTGAGATCAAAGATGACGTGTTCCTAGTCAGGGCTGACGGGCAGATAGGTCATAGCCTTCTGGGGGTTACTAACTGGTCTGAATCTGGAATAGCTGAGTGTACACGAGAGGTGAATAGTTTGGAGGTCACACTACCTCGTATCCGTATCTCAGGATTTGAGAAGGATATCGTCGATATGGTCAACTCACTAGCGATGAACTTGGTCAGCTACTCAAAGTCCTTCATGGGTCCAAGTTACGAAGGGACCCTTGACCTGATTGACCTGTGGTGTCGTAAGGGTGCAAGAACAACAGTCGACATTGCGATGGCCTACTCAAAAGAAGCCCTGGGCTTCTTGAACGCCGAGCAGGTACCTGACTTTTTTGGGTGGACTGGTCTTCCCGGACCCACAACGTGTTCCACCTGCCAACGATGGCATTCAAAGGATCCAGCACCATTCTACTCTCCGGCTCTTCGCAAGTTCACTGCCCTCGTCGCCGGTAAACCATGTTGGGTGCTGTTCGACGCTAAGGGGTGCTCAGGACTAGTACCACTCGGTACTATACTCAGACCTAGCCGGTACAAAAGACCCTGGGTTATATAGACTTTATAGCCGGCCATATACTTTTCACAAGTAATTGGTTGAGAACTGAGGAGCTGGGGCGTAATACTCTGTGAGGATACGCCAAATGCCAATCCCCATCCACCGAGAGCCTGATGACGAACTGACTCAGAATACTGAGCAGGAGAAGTGCTGTTTCTGTCGTACGGCTTCGCCTTGGTGGACGTCGCTCCCTGACCGTAAGCCAGGTGCACAGGTGGCGATCTGTACTCTCTGCGCGGCCCGTGGAGAGCCCTCCGACGTCCCGACTAAAGAAGTCTGGTGTCGTCGCGAGAAGATAGCTCATCGACCAACCTACGGTGAGGTCGCACGTGGCCTCGACCGAGACTACCCGCCAGCACCCATTGTACCAATCGAGGAAGAACACCCTGATGACTCACTACAGCAGCCCCGAAGCCGAAACCAGAGCCCAAAACATCATCCTGTCTCTCCAAGCAAAGCTCGAAGGAGTCGGAATAAAGTCTGAGAAGACTCAAAACTGGTACTGGTTCAGCCTCAATGTCACTGAGGATCCTGAGGTGTACCGGGCGATGACCGTCACTGAAGGGGTTGACAAGGGTGTTCTCGTAGTATCCTTCGACACAATTCGAATGGAGCCCGACGGTGAGATCCTCTACCGAGGGTTGGCCCTGCAAGAGAACCTAGAAGACTTCGACCAAGAGGTATATGATGAGGCCATCAAGCAGAACAGCTGGGTCAAACGGATGCATGAGCGCCGGGCTCTCGATGAGGCTCAACGTCAAGCAGTCCAAGCCGCCCTCGGCCGCCTCCGAAAAGACTTCCCCGAGTACGCTGATTCGATCCACCCAACGTCTACCACTGAGTGTAACTTTGGCCTACGCCTTCAAGGGCTCTCCGAAGCTCGCGTGCGGGCGATTATCACACTCGTTGGAGCCTTACCAGAAGAGAAGTCCAATGCCTGAAGACACCCTGAGAGTTGGTAGCCTTGTATTTACCCGTATCCCTACAGAGGAGCATAAGTACACGTATGAAGCAGGCGGGCTCACCGGAATCAAAGTCCAATTGAATCTCGGGTGGATGAAAGGTAAGGCCGTTGCCATCGTCCAGTACCCAAAGGATTGTAATAGGGTTGAAGCTGTCGGAGATCTGCCTTCCGTCATCGAGACCGCCTTGAACGAAATGAAGCAGGATCTTGAGCTAGATCTCCTGCGGGCAAAAAGAAGGTTGGAGACCTTCAATGTTCAGAGAGCCGAGATTCTCATAGCCGCTAGGCCGATTAGAGAAACTGGTTGAGATCCCACCCACCTCGCGCGTAATACTAGCATGCTGCACGAACTAATCGCAAAAGTCCTTGGTTGGACAGTTGAAGAAGCCAGGTCATTCTCACTTCCTGCACTCCGAGAAGTGGTTCGGCCGGTCTCGATGAAACTTGCCTACGAGATCACCTTGCAAATCCAGTTCGGCAGTATCTCTGAGGCCATGAGCCTCGTTAAAGATTGAAACCAATGGCCAAGCGTAACGCACCACAAACCAACGCCTACAATCAGTACCTGAGGGCCTGTGCTCATCACGAGAAGGTGTTTGAGTCACCAGAGTCAACCCTCGAACAGCGTCAGCAGGCTGAGCTAGATGTCACTCAAGCTCGACGTTATCTGTACAATGCAACCAGGCTTCGAATCGGTGAGTCTGTCCAAGCCGCCTTCAAGCGAACCTACCCCGAACTGAGTGCTTGAATCATGGCCTTTTTCCGAGACATACCCCTGCTTCCCCGCGCGCACTATGAGGTCGATGTCGATTGGCATTTCTTGGAGGGGTTCATCCAACAAGCGATCACTGAAGATGGCCTGAACCTTGAACCTGACTTCCAACGAGCCCACGTGTGGAATCCACAACAACAGCAGGACTACGTCGAGTATGTCATGCAAGGTGGTGAAGTTGGAAAGAACATCACCTTCAATGCGGTAGGTTGGGGGACCAACATAGAGATTGGTTCCTACGAGATCGTCGATGGTAAGCAACGGCTCGAAGCGGTTCGAGCATGGCTCAGGGATGAGTTCAAGGCTCATGGGTACTATCGGTCTGAATTCACGGACCGTATGCGGCTTCACATGGGCTTCAAGTGGCGCATCTGCAGCCTTGAAACCAGAGTCGAGGTCCTTCAGTTGTACCTCAACATCAATGCCGGCGGGACTCCGCACACCCAAGCCGAGCTGGACAGGGTGCGGATCATGCTCGCGCATGAGAAAGGTGAATTGTGAAGACTCCGTGGTTCGTGTGGCTGATTACTGTAATCATCATAGGTGGTTCGATCCTCTGTATCCTCGCTCTTCGCCCTACTGCATCCAACATTTGGATCAGATCTCACGCGGTAAAGTTTGAAACCCATGAACAACGGATTGCTCGCTACCGGCAAGAGATTGCTCACTACCGGCAAGAGGATGCTGAGTCAGATGCTCGACAAGAAGCCTACGACCACAATTACGAGATCCTCCGTCAGTACTGGACCGACAAGTGCTTGGACAAGCCCCAAACAACCATCTGCGCCAAGCCCCCGGTCTACATTCCGCGTCATCGCCTCTGTCTGTACGAGGAACCTCAAAGGTGACCTATCCCTGCATCATCTGTGAAGGTCCGGCTAGAGTCCCTGGTGGTCTATGTCTATCCTGCCTGAGAGCCTATGACCGTTTCAATAGTAGTGATAATACCACTATTGGATTGATTGGATGGGTCGCCAATCGAGCGCGAGCCGCGTTGAGGAAGAAGCTAAAGAAACTGGTTGAGAAACCAGTTTCTCGCGCGAGATACTGATCATGTTCGGACTCACTGACAAGGAACTAGGTACTCACTGGAAGGAGGGCCCTCGGGTTTGGAAGCTGGCGAACATCACCATCCAGGCTGAAGAGCCATACTTTCATCTGGAACTAATCAAGGGCAAGTACCCGTATCCGACACGAGTGGTCGATGAGATGTTCTTCCGGAGAGCGGTTCAAGTAACAGGGTCCAGTGTAGGGTGCAAGGTAGCGTAGGTGTAGCTACCTTGCATGGCCGATACCAAGGAGACCGAACTTGACCGTACCACGATTGAATGCTGTCAATGCAGGAAGAAAGCTGAAGTCCCGTCGCTCCTTGTCTGGAACGAATGGGTGTCCTGCAGCCAAGTCCCACCGGGCTGGTTCGTCACGGACACCTACCCGCCGGGAGACGACGGCCTCCGCTTCGCATGCTCAATCGTCTGCATCCAAAGATACGTCGAAGAGCACACCCACTGAGTTCCCCTCACTTCCCCTTGGGTGGGAGTGGCAAGTCCGTCAGGTTGGTGGGACCTGGGCTGCCTGCTTATTCACCTGGGAGTACGACTGCATTGTCGAGATCCTCGAAAGCGGTAGTTTGAGAATCTCCACTGGTATTGCTCCGCTGGAAGTTGTACAAGCAGTACTTAGAGCTAATTTGAGGATTCCCCGATGAGAGAGCAGGCAATTGTCATTCTAAAACGTAGTACTTGGGATCAGCTCAAGTTCAATGTGGCTGACTCCTCGGCTGCAAAACGCGCGTTTGCGGTACACCAAAGGCATTCGAAGTCGGTTGATAGGGTCCTCCACGAGCTGAGCAAACTCAAGTACCGAGCCGTAGTGGTCAACGGTCCAGAGAAGGAGTTTAAGGTTCCCGAGGATACTAGGGTTGTCATCACGGTCGGCGGTGACGGGACGCTCCTCGCGGCTTCCCACAAGGTCCCCGCGGGCATCCCCATCCTTGGAGTCAACTCAGATCCCAAGACCTCGGTTGGCTACCTCTGCGCAGCTCGCGCAGAGGACGTCAGGGGAATTCTTCTTGCCAAGAACTTCAAGAGTTCAGTCAAAAAGATCACCCGACTCCAGGTCTCAATTGACGGAGAGGTAGTCTGCAGTCGAGTCCTCAATGAGGCCCTATTCTCCCATGTTTGCCCTGCCGCTATGACCAAATTCATCCTGGGACAGGATCGCTACGGGTGCTCTGGGATCTGGGTGGGGACCGGAGCGGGCTCGACCGGCGCCATGAGGTCAGCAGGCGGGACCAGCTACCCACCTGAGACCAAGGAGCTTCAAGCCATCATCAGGGAACCCTACAGAGCCCCTGGGAAGACTCTGAACCGGTTCCAAAGCGGTAAGAGCTTCAAGCTCATCTCCAAGGTCAGCGACGGCATCCTGTACCTCGACGGGCCCTTCCTCTCATTCCCCGTCGAGTACGAACAACAAGTCAACTTCAGGGTATCCCCAGAACCCCTGACCATGGTTATGACATGAACCACCCAGCAGTTGGTTTCATCATCTCATTTTTGGTGGCCTTGACCATAGCTATTGTCTGCGGTCGCCACCAGATAAAAAAGAAGCCCAAGTCGAATATGGAGGACCATGTCGAGTACCCCAAGCTCGGACGGGTCAAGATCCACCCTTACTGCTGCGCCACTTGCGGTAAACCATTGGAACATAACGACTTGGTCGTTTGGTCGGAAAAGAAGAATGGTTGGCAGGGCAAGTCTTCGCACGCGGGATGCATGGTCTTTATCCGCCATCCGGAAGGCCACATCACCCGCCTCAATGGCGAGAACCTCCATGGGGAAGGAAATAACCCATTGCCGGTTGGGGCTCTGGTAGTGACCGAGGAGGAGTGGGACAACTGGAATAAAGTGGTTGAGATTATTCCTCCTCGCGCGTAATACAGAGTATGAGTGAACTCATACTAAGAGCCATCAAGTACGCCACTTCTAAGCATCGGGGTCAGAAACGCAAGGTATCCGGGGTTGACTATATCGCCCACCCGATACTCGTGTCCTACCTGGCTGCAAGTTACAAGCAGTCGAAGGCCAAGGAGATTCTGATCTGTGCAGCTATCCTCCATGATACCGTTGAGGATACCGATGCGACCTACAATCAGATCCTTCGACGCTTTGGGATGCCCATCGCTTCTATCGTGTTCGAGCTGAGCTCAGACCCGGTAGCTCTCAAGAAGGTTGGCAAGTTGGAGTACTTGAAGTCCCACATGCAGGGGATGTCCAGCTATGCTCTTTTCCTCAAGCTTTGCGATAGGTTAGCGAATCTCATGGACAACCCCTCCCTCAAGCAGGTGGAAGATACTCCCTTGATTATCAAGCACTTACGCGCCACTCGCAAGCTCACCAAGAGCCATAAGGCGGTCATCGCCGAGATCAACAAGATACTAGCCGAGAAGAACCAATGAGCGATAACAAGCGACCCAAGTTGAATGACAACCCTGACTGGTCGACGGTCAAGGAGTACGCAGTCTACGTGTGTGATGAGCTTGCGGCAGGACGCTCGGTTCCAGACTTTGAGAAGCACATCGTCACCAACGTCCTTGAGGCTCTGTACGGACCCTACGTGTGGGCTTGGTACTCACAGGCTCAAAGAACCATCAACCAGAACCAAGATGAAGAACCCAATGAAGATCATCCTAGCATCCCCACTTGAAAGAGCCGCTCTAGCCTGGTGGAGAGCCAGGCGCCCCCTCTCCTTCAATGAGACCGAGCACTTGAAGAACCCTGCGATCAACACTTCCGGCGATGACGAGGCTCGGCTTGCGCGCTCTGTTGCGCGGACGCTGAGATCTCGCGGCAAGGGCCGCCCCCAAAAGTCCAAGCTATGAGAATCACTGAGATACTTGACCAGCTGGACTTGGCATTGCGGGAGTTGTTACCCATGACAACGAAGAACGATGCCTACCGGATCCTCAGTGTCCTGCAACAGAGGCTGAAGTCAGAAGTGGGTATGGATACGGAGCCCGAGCCCAAGAATGGCTTTACTGCTCGACCCAACCTTCATGGGGTGTACGACGGGAACCTTCTGAGGATGCATGAGATCCACCTTGACCGTTTGGGGTATGATCGATTTGGAACCTACTTTGGCCTTGGCCTACCCCTCTACTGGTGTGCATCTGAGGACCGGGCAATCGAATTGACCTTCCGCGCGGTAGACAGAAGACAAGCCAAGAAGTATGTTCGTGACAGGTACCCAACGGCCAAGTTCAAGAAATAGAGTACTCCCATGCCTCATCACCCCCCACACACTTTTCGCACCCTCGACGAATTCCTATCCCACGTCATTGGGAGAGGATACTCTAAGGCCCACAAGCACTATCGGTTCTGGATGGCCAAATGGAACGCTTGGAAGGCTCGCCACCCAGGGCTTCCCTACAGAATCAAATGCGCCATCTGTTCAGGTCAGGAGGCCAAGTTTGACCGAAAGTACAGTATGCGGAAGGACAAGAAGCCCCATCGAGAAGAGATCTGGGAATAAACTTGACCAGCTCCGACCTCGGGTGTAAGGTTAGGTTTCTTCAGAGTTCGATGGGACTTGAAGGTTCGGGTTGGTTGTCGTGGTGACGGTTCAATCACCACGTGAGTTGAAACAAATGGACATAGTTGCGTTCGATGTGTGATTAGGCATAGGTAGAGCGGCCCTGGTACTTCGGTACCGGGGCCGTTCCCTTTTGTTCATTTGAGGTGTAATACTCAATCAATGACCATGCCCACAGACGATCCACCAGAGTTCCGCGCATGCAAAGAAGCCGGAAAACGGCTTTACAACCAACTCAAGAGTCAGGGATTTCAACTCACCGGCGTTGGAATAGGGTCCAGTTCGAACCAGAAACGTCCCGCCATCCACATCATGCTCCATCACAAGCCTAGTAGCCCCAAGGTACCGGAGACCTTTGAGGGGTTCGAGGTCGACATTGTGGTCACGGGGACAATCAGACCGGCTGACGAGTGGAAGGTGTAATGACCTACGACGAGTGGAAGGCTGAAGCGGATAAGGTAGCGCGCCAGCTCCTTGATCTAGAGCCAATCTGGTCCGAGGGTGACCCGTATGATCTCTTCGAGGTGGCGCTAAGCTCCTTTGAACAAGGGCAGACCCCGGAAGCATTCATCAGGGAGATGTTTGAGGAAAGCATCGCAGCCCAAGCCTACCACCACCACTTGGTCGAAGAGTCAGAGATAGCCAATGCCGAACCTGAATCAGCCTAAAAGACCCATCTTCGTCATTGGTCAATCCCGAGCGACGCCCCTCAGCATCCTGACCGTCTACCGTCACCCTAAGGATCACCCGGACAAGTACGTGGTTCGAGAGTTCATCCTGGACGTTGACGGACAGCTTCTCGCGCGCAAGTCCTGTGATCTCGCCGACACCCTGGAAGAGGCGCGCAAGTTCATCCCAGAGGGGCGCTGCTGCTTCTCGGAGCCAAACACCCCAGGGTTACCAGCCGTGGAGTCATGGATATGAGGAACATGCACTATTCTGAAGCCATATTCCTTCTACCAGAGCCTCTCTGCAAGTCTTGTGGGACCCACATCCCTCCGGAGGTCAACGACTGCCCCAAGTGCGGGAAGCCATTCAGCTGGTCCCTTCGCGAGAAGCTTGCTCGTGCGGCGATCATAGCCTACGTCTCCAAGGAGATTGTTCGAGACGAGGCGGCCCGAGCCCTAGCTGAGTTCAAGGCCAGAAAGTGGTGCAAGATCCATGGGTTCCAGAGAACATTGACTCTACTCAAGGATGGGAGGGAGATTGTGTGCTGTACCCATTGTCTTGCCCACGCGATGGTCCAACCGGCCAAACCGAGAAGTGATTACGAGAGGGACAACAACCTCTGTCGAGGGACCCACGGGCCGCGCGATTGACATTCATTCGAGATTGACGCATCATCCGGCGTAGATGGCAGCCAAGACCCGATGGTGGTTCTTCCAGTCCTCACAAGATAATATGGTGAGGTTCACCCGCGTGGGGGGTCTCGATGCCCGCGCGATCCTGGTGAAGAATGTTGAAGGGGACATCGGAGTCATCTCCCCTAAGCTAACTGGTTGGTATACTGGAGACAGACTCAGGGGGACTGATGACAACCAAGGTGTGATTCAGTTCCCTTTGGTCATGTTTATTGCACAGAATGAGGAGCTGATCTCGAATGCCTTGAAGAGACACTGTCGTGACCTTGAGGAGTTTGGCCAACGAATGAAGGTCCTCAGGGCTAATGAAGGTACACTCTATGTGGTGCTCATGGACAGTGAGCGAAGTGGTACTACACTCAGCATGACAATGGCCTTTGGATTCACGCCCAATGAGTTGATCCCAGCCTTCGAGGGTGTAGAGTTGGATACCATCTTCGTGGGGGATCTACCACCGGTTGCCCCACCCGTTAGAACTTCCAGGTACGAGCGCAAGTGGGTGATCTGATGTCGGTACACTACATCCCCATCACGTGGAATATGACCTCTCAGAGCCCAACAATGTTCACAAGTTGGGCTAACGGACCCGAGGGATATGTGCTTGCGCTCATGGATAAAACCACAACGGAGCGATTGACGAAGGCAGAGATCCCCATCATCTCTTTCGGTCGCCCCCTAACCTACGAATTAATCGAGGAGTGCTTCTCGGTCTTCTTCAATGTGCGAGGAGTGGAGCCTCACAAGAACCATCGGTTCCATGTCTTAGTCTTCGATGACAAGTGGGGTATTGGTATAGCCCTGAGCTACAACAAGTTGATCTCGTATCAGTTCGAGAATCGTGCAGCTGCAGGCCTTGGTTTCAAACTACCCAAGTTGTACCATGCGGAGAAGACGCAGCCTATTCTAAGCCGATACAATAGGCAGTGGGTGATCTGATGCCCTTCTACAGCCCTTGCCCTATCACCTGGTGGTTGCTTGATCAGGACGACCATACCCCACTCAGGTTCGAGACCTATGAGGGTGGTTTCAAGTACATACTTGGAATACCTATTGGTACGGACCAAGTCAAACTGGATACCCCGGTTAGCTCGGTAGGATTCACTCAAAGTGAGGATAGTTACATCAATGTCAATCTCATAGAGGTGCAGTCTTCGAACGACTCCCTTTATGAGATCGGGTTGATTACCACTAAACTTGTGAACTTTATGGCTAGTGTGATACCTGACACCGACCTAGCCAATGGAGGATTCACCGGCCTGATTAGGGATGTCGAACGGGTACCAATCTCAGCCAGGGGTTACTCAGGGAACCCCTGGTTTCGGTGGGCCACCCTGGGTTTGGTCTACAGCCGCAATGGCTACGTGGATCTATTTGGTCAGAATCCGGTTGGGATAACCCGGTTGGAGGACAACGCGGAGAATTGGACCCCTATCTATGATCCTCCTAAATCTGCGCCGGTCAATCGAGTATCCCGGTACAACCGCGCTTGGGTGATTTGACAATCCTCAATAGTTGTACTAATTTAGGTCATCTTGGCTAACCCTCCGATTCATATTTCTTGCCGATACTGCGAGAATCACTGTATACTTGGTACTCGTGAAAATGAGTCAAGTCTCATCCTTGATTTTCTGCTTCCTACCGGGTGGGTACCTCAAATTGTACCAAAGACTCAAGGGACAGAAGTCCACTTCACCTGCCCCGAGTGCGAGCACCCGAAGCTGAACAAGAGGCCTGAGAGACCGACTCATACACCAC